GTGAACGAGCAGGTGAAGCCGCGGTACTATTACAGCCAGGCGCAGTTCGCCGGCCGGGCTGGCTATTCCACCAACGAGTCGGAGGTCTGCGACTACGTCGTGGAGCTGCCGGGCAAGTACGATCTCGGCATCAAGCAGAATCCCGATGGGACCTGGAAGCTCGTCTGCGATGGTGAGCTGCTCAGCGGCAATTACGGCCGCGGGTCCGAGGGTCGGAAGATCGTGGGCGAGAACGGGATCAATCTCTACCAGGCGCTCGGTGAGGTCGAGGTAGAGATGATGCTGGAGGCGAAGGGCATCAGCTACACCAAGGTGATGATCGACGGGAAGGCGGAGTACGAGATCGACACGGAGTCCAGTCAGGTGCGCGATCAGATCGGACTCAGTGCATGAGCGGCGATGCGATCGGCGGGCTGAGCATTCTCCTGTTCTGTCTCGCGATCATCGTCGCCGCGCTCCGCGACAAGAAGAGTCGCGACGCGAACGGCTGCATCAGACGATTCAGTGCAGCGTGGTGGGTGATTCTGTTCTTCGTTCCGTTCGGTTTCATCTGGTGTGTAGTCCGGATTTTCATCGCGGGAGATCCTAACCCCGGGGAGCCGGGGAGCCCGATCCAGGACGAGGCCCAGGAGCCTCAGGAAGGGGTCAAATAGTCCTATAAAATCAGCTATTTACATGACACTTTAGGGGCAAGGAGAGCCTAGGTGCCGTCTAAATACCTGATAAATAAGGGATGTTTCTTGACACCCCTAGGAGACCTCAACCCTGAGGGAGATCTCTCAACCTGGATCAACCTCTGGGCCTCGGCTGCCCCTGGTAGGGGAGTCTAGGAGCCCAGTGAGAGGAGTAGAGCATGGCGACCAAGGTTCGGATCACAGTAGCAGGCGGGCGGATCTCAACACAGGCCGAAGGCTACGTCGGCATCGGGTGCGAGAAGGATGTCGAGTTCTTCTCGAAGGCGCTGGGCGGTGAGCAGCGCGAAGCGGAGCATACGGCGGAGTATTTCGAGACGCCGATGCCAGAGCAGGAGCGGGTACAGTGAAGGGCTCCACGGAGATCGTTGTCATCGTCATCGCCGTGCTGGCCTATCTCAGCGATGGGCCTGTTGTCGCGGCAGGGTTTCTACTCGTCGTCATCGGTGGGAGCATGCTGTACCGAGGGCGGCGTCGATGAAGAAGCCAGTGAAGGCTGGTAGGCAAGAGATTCTGAGAGCGCTTCGCGCGGTGACGCTCGGATTCCGAGCGATGGTCAACGATCGCATGCAGACAGCGCCTGATCACGAGCCGGTGCTGGGGATGCGAGAGTTCAAGCGAGCGCAGAAGATCCTCAGGCAGTACGGCATGCAGATCGAAGTCAGGGGCAGACTATGAGGAAGCCCAAGCCGATGCCCATCGCCCCATTCATTCCAACCTGCGATGTGGTCATCGTCAATCCGAACGGAGCCGAGGAGTGGGAGCAGGCGATGCGCGAGCAGGAGCGGCTGAGCATGATGTTGCCCTTCATCAAGGGGCAGCTCATCAAGTGCGGACTCATCAAGGCTGGAGATCGCATGGACAGCGTCATCGAAGAAGTCTCTCGTCAGCGCGGCAGCAGTCGCAAGAGGAGCGCCAAGCGATGAAGCACAAGATCGTAGTGGAGCGCGGGAAGATCAGGACGCGGTACACGGAGAGCCTACCCGTCGATCAGCTCGGCGTCGGGGTGGTCGTCGAACGCGCCGCTGAGGTGGAGTGGTCGCCGATCCTGAAGGGCTGGACCGTTCAGCTGATCGATGGACCGAAGCTGCCCGGCATCTGGACCGAGCGAAGCAGTGCGCTGAACGCGGAGATCACCGCCGTAGATGCCCGGCTGTAACCACACCTAACGAGACAGGAGAGTAGCGATGAATGCCAAGCAGCGTCGAGTCCAGACTCGTCACACCACCCGCGTGCTGACTCGCATGATGCAGGCGGTGGATCAGAGCATCGAGAAGACCTATCAGCACTTCAAGCGCGAAGTGCCGAAGAAGGTGCTCCTCGAGATCGGCGATCGCTTCAAGGCTGAGCTCCATCTGCTCAAGATCAACGCTGTGCACGGGAGGCTCTGATCATAACGCGAGCCTTCAAGACGTTCATTGGCATCTCACTGCTCCTTGTAACGACCGGGTGTTCAGAGAGCCCGGAGCATAGAGCAGCCCGCATCACCAAGGAGTGTGAAGCGACTGTGGACGCTGCCTGGATGGCGCGTGAGCCAGGCAAGTTGGAGACGGAGAAGCGCAGCTACCCCAGCTCGTGGAACAAGGACGTATCGGATTGCATCAGCGCTAGAGGGGACGCGAAGTGAAGAAGGAGATGCGGTGAACGACACATGTGAGCACGAGTGGGTAGAGCAACCGGGCGAGCCACCGGTTGATGTCTGCCCATTCTGCGGGGAGACGCGAGAGTGAAGCCATCGGAGTTCAAGCAGCGTGTTCATGATTCACATGTTGTTCGCATTACCCTGCTCAAGCATGGCGCAATCACGACCTGCCCACTCGGCTGTCAGAGCGTGCAGGTCGAAGCCCGGGCCATCGGGACCATTCACTTCGGCCCGCATCGCCAGGATCATCCGAACAGTGCCCTGTGCTACTGGTCTGGGCGGGAGATCCCGGATGAGCTCGATGGGCAGGCACTCAGCATCACGTTGCTCACGAAGAAGGAATAAACACGCATGAATATCATCCTCAAGAAGGATACCGCCGAAGGTATTGGGTTGAAGACACTCACAGCGTTTGGCGCCCGTGATCTTGGCTGGGGGCTCAACGAGAAGCGAGAGATTGACCTTCAGGTGCTGAGCACCAAGCGCTTGGAGGAGTTGTCAACGCTGCTCAAGCAGCATACCAAGCTGCGGGGCGTGCAAACTGCTCTCCACAACATCAAGGTGTGGCAGAAGGCAATGAAGGGCGAAGCCAATCAGGTTGCCCGTGATGCCTTCCAGATGTCGACGCTGATGAAGGCCTCGCTCAAGGATGTCCCAGGGCATCGGCTGTACTATCAGGATGACGACCTGTGGTGGCCGTACTACCTGGACAACATCGAGTATGTGCCGAAGCGGGAGAACAGCAACGGCATCACGCCGGCACATATCATCCTGTATCTGCTGTACCAGGAGTTCGGTGAGCGGCACATCGAGAAGCTGCTGCTATGGAACGCCGACCTCATGCACAAAACGCCGCTGGATGTACTAGCGACGAGGAAGTACTTCGTCGAGACCGAGGAGATGCGGGCTGAGTACCTGGAGCAGCGGGCTCGTTACATCACCTTGCAGCCAAAGATCGGGCATCAGCTGCATGTCTGGGGCGTTGGAGTGCCGGATCTTGATGAGCTCGGTGGCGATGACGACAATGGCTGGCACTGGCGGACACCACCGGCTGTCGCGATCGGATCACAGGACGAGCCAGGGCGTGCCGTGATCGATGTGTTCTATGAGAACCCCAAGAAGCGGGACCGTGACAATATCTGGATCAATCGCGACTACTGGGGTAAGAAGGTGACGGCATCCAAGCTGGAAGGACATGATGATATCGATGATGTCGAAGATGACGATGAAAACGAGGGTGAGGATCTGCCCACGATCATCATGCCAAATGAGAACGACATCGAGATCCCGATTCATCTGAACCTGGCGATCTATGATCTGAAGAAGCACGTCAGGCTTCGACTGCATGTCCAGAACGTGGAGTCGCACGTCTACGACACGACGCTTGCGGACAAGCTGGTGCTCAGGGATGAGTTGAAGCAACTGGTCGCCCTGCTCATCGAGCATAAGAGCGGTGGATTCCAGGACATCGTCGGCGGGAAGAGTGGTGGCGCCGTGATCCTGCTCTGTGGCAAGCCTGGCACTGGCAAGACGCTGACCGCGGAAGTCTACGCCGAGACCGAGCAGCGGGCGCTCTACTCGGTTCAGTGCTCGCAGCTCGGGATCACGCCAGAGGATCTCGAGAAGGAGCTGATGAAGTGCTTCGTCAGGAACAGTCGGTGGAATAGCGTGATGCTCCTTGATGAGGCCGATGTCTACGTCCGGCAACGTGGCGATGATCTCAACCAGAACGCGATCGTCGGCGTCTTCCTGCGCGTCCTGGAGTATCAGTCGGCGGTGCTATTCCTGACCACCAACAGGGCTGATGATGTCGACGATGCCGTCGCGTCACGCTGTATCGCAAAGCTGACGTACGAGTATCCGGATGAGGCGGATCAGCATAAGATCTGGCAGATCCTCGCTGAGGCCAGCAAGATGGAGTTGGCACTCACCGAGCGGAAGATGATCGTGCACAAGATGGCCAGAGAGGGTGAGAAGCTTTCTGGGCGTGACATCAAGAACCTGCTGAAGCTCGGTGGGTTGATGAGCAAGGGCAAGCCGATTACGGCGAAGATCATCGAGTACGTCAAGCAGTTCAAGCCGACGAAATGAGGAGTGAATCATGATTTGGCAGGTATTCAGACTCAGAGCCGCTGTCATCGCGTTGATCCTCGGATTTATCATCTTGCTGATCTGGGGATCGTGGGGTGCGGTGTTTTGCTGGATCGGAGCGACGTTCTTGGGCGCTCATCTCGGCAGTGCGAATACCATGATCAACCTGTTCAGAGCAGAACGAGAGGCCTATGACGACGCATCATAAGGAAGGAGATTCGATCGAGCGACTGTACCTGGAGATCAGGCTGAAGTCTGATATCGTGGCAGGGGATCTCGGCGGTGTCATCATCCCGATCGAGACACGAACGGTGTTCATTCCAACCGCGGTAGAGATGCAGAAGGCTGCACAGGCAGCGGTCGATGAGCTCACTGCATTGATCGCGCTACGGAAGTAGCAGTACACACTAACGACACAGGAGAGTGTATGACACAGCACGAGCGGTTCGTTCGAGAAGTTCTCTGGCCAAATCTGTTAACCTCCAAGCAAGGCATGACGCGGAAGGAAATCGAGCGCATCGCCCCGGGCATTCATTGCTCCGGGTTCATCTCACATCTGCTCAGCAAGGATCATGGCAAGCCCATCTTGGATGAGGTCGGTGAGAAAGACGGTAACAATCTGCTGCACCTGACCCGCTACTGGAAGAAGCAACTGTCTACGGTCGATGGGGCCGTCGATCTCGTTGCGGATCGTGTTCACAAGTACAACAACGCGTACTACGCTGACCCGGAGAGCAAGAAGCGGCGGAAGAAGAACAAGAAAAAGAAGGAGCGGGAGAAGCGGAAGCTCGTCACTCAGCAGGTTGTAGTCAGCGGACCGAAGGTGGATCTCGCAGCGGTGATCAGCGGAAAGCCTTCTCCGGTGATGATCAACGCCATGAAGGCCGAAGTGTTGGACCTCCTGCTGAAGGGCCCTGGCGTCAGGGAGGCAATCCTCCAGAAGCTCAAGCTGAAAGCGTTCGCTTGGGAACGGTGAGTGTCCACTTTGTTCTGGACATGAGTGGTGATACTGATGTAGAGTGAAGTTGTTGCTCCTAGACGAGTGGGCGTCTGGGATGAACAGTCTGAGAGAGGAGGTGGGGACCATCCCACACACAGTGCTCGATACGGAGATGCGGCGACACCGCGTCAGGTTCATCAAGAAGGTCTTGGTCCGGAACAAGTGGCACATGACCAAGACTGCGAAGGACCTTAAGATGCGGCGGAGTCAACTGTACCACATCATCACGCATGACCAGCAGCTCACCAAGATCTGGCGCAGCGGCCGAGTGAAGGCGCTGCAGAGGCAGCATCGAAAGGTATGGCGAGAATCCAAGCGTGGCTCCATGAGATCGCCGAGAAGTACGTCCAAGAGATCGTAGCAGGAGTCACCGGTCGTGTCACCTACGCCGATGCCTGGCTCGAGCCCGATGCGATCATCGTGCCGACGAAGGACATCAGCAGTACGCTGGAGGGCTGGGCAGCGTGGAAGCTCCCAGTGGTGGTCAACACCAAGAAGCAGACGTACAAGTACGGCACGCCGGTGGAAACCGTCATCGGCGAGCCGAGCGTGTACGCCTTCACGCAGTGGGCCAAGACGCAGTCGGTCAAGAAGCTCCGGGAGCTGCTGGCAAGCTGTGGGATCAAGGCGACGGGGGATCTCTACCTCATTCTGTCCTACAGGCTGGCCTACGAGTATGAGAAACGGTCACTCACGCGGCAGAATCTCTACGTCAAGAGTGACATTCGCGAGCAGCACATCAAGGCGCTCGATTCACTCCTCAACACTGAAGGGAGGGGGAAACACCCAGACGAATTAGCGATCGTGCTCATCAAGCATGCACTCAGGACAGGACGCCCCATCAAACCTCTCACAACGATCGGAGCCAACGACATGGCAGTAGAAGAGAGTCCCGCAGAGATCCGCAGACGGCTGTTGAAGGAGAAGGAGAAGCAAGAGAAGGACACCCCCAAAGCCGAGAAGGACGAGGGTGAGGAGAAGGGCGGTAAGGGGAAGAAGGGCAAGGCAGAGAAGGAGAGCGACGCGATCAAGAAGGGTAAGACGGCGAAGGCCCCCGAGGCCACGGCCGAGACCGAATCCAACGACACGGACAAGGAGACCGAGGACATGAAGAAGAAGGGTGCGGCGAAGGGCAAGACGGCGAAGGCGGAGAAGGCCCCCAAGGCGGCGAAGAGCGGCAAGGGCGGACTGACCGACGCGAAGAAGGAGATCCCCATCGGGAGCATCGTCAAGTACATCGGCGATCGCAACCCCAAGCTGAAGGGTAAGACCGGCGAGGTCCTGCGCTACAGCGGCCCCAACGGCGTCGCCATCAAGTACAAGGATGGCCTGGTCGGAACGGCGTCGCCGACCGCGCTGGAGATGGTCACCAAGGGCAAGTCGAAGTAGGGCACGACGACGCGGGGGCGGCTTGTATGCAGCGCCCCCGCATTCGTTGCATCTATGACAGTCTCATTCAAGAAACGTCGTGCTCCAGATGGAGGATTTTCGTTCAGAGAAAAAGTCAACTATCGCCGTGAGAAATGGGAAGCCATTCAGACCTGCGGATCTCGAGCATATCATCGTCAAGACAAATATCATCTTGATGATGTCGCGGTGTTGATGCTGCCATCGTTGGAAGGGCTCGAGATTGATGAAGCAATCAAGCGTGGTGTCAACCCGACAAGAATTAGCATTGTTGACGGTGATCAGAATGTCATCGACAGCTTGCGCGAACGATATCCAGCGATTACGTCGGCCTATGCGATGCCAGTTGATCAAGCCGCCGAGCGGATTGCGTTATCAAAGCAGTTCAAGGTTGACATCATCAATTTAGATCTCAACAGCAATCTCAGTCCACGAACGATCGAGACAATTCAGCGTGTCGATCGGGCACTACAACCCCGCGTCATCGGAATCAACATTCAGCGTGGTCGCGAGATCCCTCCAGTGTTTCGACGTCTGACAGAGTTGGGTGAGTATTATGGAATGGGTGATCGAACCAATACTTCGTTTCTCCCTGTTGCCCATGATCGTGGACGTCTGCTTGTCTTACAAGATGCCTTGACTGAATTCTGGGCACCCATTCTTCGTGATTCAGGACGGGCAATGATTGTCGGACGCACACAGATCATTTCACAGCCCAAACTCTGGCGGGCGGGTATGTACAACTCGTCAACCGGTGTCCCGATGCTGTGGAGCGTGTGGCGTCTGAGTCGGATCCGTGACGGGATTGTTCGACCTGGAATCTTCTTCACTGAAGTCAATAGCAATTTGCTTTCAACACGTGACATTGTCTCGGTCGATGAAATGCACGAGTATGGATCACGCATCTTCTGTCCGAACGGAATGTACGTCGAGCACAAGGCGCCACGGCATCGACCTGGGACACAGGTGAAACTCACCAAGGCAAAATGGATCGCACGATTCAATCCTGATCTCGATGCCCGTGATTGGCTTTGGAGTCTTGAGAACTACATGGGAGCCGCGGCGGTGAATGCACGAGCTGATGAACGGGCTGCTCGTATTCGATCGTCACATACCTTTGATGCACTACCTCGTCGTCAATGTCCGGTGTGTAAACAGTACTTGAAGATCTGGGCAAAGGCAGGAAAGACGATGTACCTGACGTTTCATCGAGTAAATCGACTGCCATGCCCCGGCTCGCACACTTTAATCACATGAGCGAGAAGGTCGACGTCTTCGTCGGATCCATCCGCAGTCGCATCCCTGACCTGGACCCTGAGCTCAAGTCAATGCTCTACGAGGCGATGGCTGTGCCCATCAAGGGTGCCCGCTTCAGCCCGCAGGTTCGTCAGGGACTCTGGGATGGCAAGATCAGATTCTTTGGGATCAACGGTGGGTTCGCCACTGGACTCCTCGATCACGTGCAGGCACTGCTCAACGGTAGCAACATCACGCTGAATCAGATCGATGATCGGCGCGTCGTGGTGCCGACACCCAGGCTCCCTGAGCTGCCGCCACTAGTGGGCATCACTGAAGATCCGAACAGAGACTACCAGGGGCAGATCGTCGATGAGAGCCTCCTCAAGCGACGTGGCATCATCCTGGCCGCGGTGAACGCAGGAAAATCCATCATTGCGATGGAGATTATTCGACGCCTGCGGGTGAACACACTCTACATCGTCCCGACCAAGGAGTTGTTCAAACAATTCTCACTCGATGTGAAGCAACTCCTGCCTGGGATGCCCGTCGGGGAGATCCGTGATGAGGGCACGTTCAAGCCAGCGCTGCTCACGGTAGGCATGGTGCAGAGCATCGTCAAGCGGATTGACAAGGCACTCGATGGCCCAGATCCTCGGCATGATCCATTCCTGCGCTGGCTCCGCGATGAAGTCGAGATGGTGATGGTCGACGAGGGGCATCACTTCAAGGGGAAGAAGTGGGGACAGGTCTTCACCGAGGCCAAGCGAGCGATGTACAAGTATGCGCTCTCGGCCACACCACTGGGTGGGGATAAGGTGAAGGACATGACCCTGATCGGCTTCACCGGCTCGGTCCTGAAGAGCAGCGTGAGCACGCAGGAGTTGGTCAAGCGCGGACTCTCGGTGCCAACGACAGTCAGGATGATCAGCTACGAGCAGACACCGGACGCGCTGGAGCACATCTCGACGGCAGGATTCTTTCAGCCTGGTGGCCTCTACGAGCGTGGGATCTGTGACTATCCACCCAGAGCGACCGCGATGTACAAGACCATCAAGGCGCACTGTGAAGCCGGGGAGCGGGTGCTGATCTTCGTTGATCGGGTCGATCACGGGGATTTCCTCGAGTATCTGGGCAAGAGCATGGCGGGCAAGGCGGTGTGGAGTCCACAGTTCCTCCATGGGGAGCAGCCGATGTTCAAGCGGCTTGCGATCCTCCATCGCTTTGTAAAAGCCGAGCGTCCTCTGCTCATCACGACTGTACTCAAGGAAGGCGTGAACATCCCGGAGATCGATGTCATCGTTAACGCCTGTGGGATGGAGAGTCCGACCAAAGCCAAACAGCAGGCTGGACGCAATGCCCGGACCAGGAAGGGGAAGGTCCAGTCAATCATCTACGACTTTCTGGATGCGACGCACGGGCGGCTGTTAGATCACAGTGCCGGGCGGATGAAGGCATATCGCTCCGAGGGCTACAAGATCGAGCTCATCAAGTGCTATCAACAATAGGAGGACGAAATGAACGAGTGGCTCATCACGATTCCGCTCTGGGTTAAGATCATGCTAGCCACGCTCTGCGGATTCATGGTCGCCGTATGGTTCTGGATAGGAGACGATTGATGGCCCACGTCGGCGTTCAGGGCTGACAAGAGAGAAAAGAAGTGAAATACGCAAAGCCGCGAGAGAAATGGTTCAGCAAACACTACGCACTCAGGCAGCTGAAAAACATGGGGTACGATGTTATCGAGAATGCCTGCCCTGATCTCATCGCCATGCGTGGGAGCAAACTCGTCCTCATCGTTGTTGAGAACTACAAGAGTCGTCGACCCAAGCGTGTACAGATGAGGGTCTTGAATGAGTTTGCGAAGCATGGAATCCCGTGCTATCAGATGACGGTGAAATACGGACTCATGCGGCTCCGAGCACCGTTGCCAGGAGGCTCTAAAAAGGAAAAGTAACACATGCAATTTTGTTGCCATGGACAGCAACAAAATTCCCTATATATAAATAATAGGAGAGAACTACCCTTCTTTTTTCTTTCAGGGTGTGTCATCAGCATTCGCTGCTACGCAGCGGCGCATAGCAGCGGCACACGGAAGAAAAAGGATGAAGAAGCCGCTGGCGCGGCAGCGACCTTCGGTCGCCGCTTTCAACAACACACTGACGGAGGAATCATCAATGCCTCGAGTGAATCATGAGTTCACACGTGATGAGATCAACGATCGCGGATTCACCTGGTTCGTCAAGTTCGTTGACACCTACGGCGCTGATGTCTCGGTTGTTCAGAGTAGCAGTGCCGAGCGTGATGCGCTGTGGATCTTCATCGAAGGCGGTGGGATCTCAAACAACAAAGGGTCAAGTCACCTGAGCATCGAGCAGGCGAAGGAAGTTCGGGACGCCATCAACCGTTGGCTGAAGATGATCGGAGCCTGAGCATGATCATCGGATTCACGGGCACCCGCGAAGGGATGAGCAGCACCCAGAAGGAAGAAGTCTTCGCCTACCTCGGGCATATCATGTTCGATTTCAAGCCGAAGATTCAGGGTCAGCATGTCTTCCATCATGGTGATTGCATCGGCGCGGATGATGAGGCCGCGCGTCTTGCACACAATCTTGGATTCATCGTGGTCTCGCATCCGTCGGATCTTATCAAGCTGCGAGCGTACTCACCGTCGCATTTCATCTGCGATCCGAAGCCACCACTGAAACGGAACGAAGATATCGTGCTGGTGAGCGAAGTCATGCTTGCCTGTCCGAAGACAGCGACCGAAGATATTCGATCCGGTACGTGGACGACAATCCGCTTCGCGAAGAAATTTGCGCCATCACTGCGCGTCATCAATCCGTAAACATCTTCCCAATCTGTCCAGAAAAATAAAAATTCACCTACAAGAAAGTGTTTCTCATGGGCTCAACACCATGTTAGGATGTGTCACATGGTCCTCCCACCGAGAGTGAGACAGCGCAGCGGGGCACCGGCAGACTCAGACCTGTCGGCCGCCTCCCACGACCTGCTCTGGCTTGCCCTCCGGTGGGAGGCCTATATCAATGCGAAGCTCAACGCTCGGATGAGCGTGACCGATAGAAAAACGCAGACGATCAAATCACAGTACGTCAAGGTGTTCATCAAGCTGGATACGCACCTCAAGCAGACGAAGACCTCCGCGAACGAGTACTTCAGTCTGCTGTGCACCAGATTCCGCGAGCGACAGACGGCGTTGAGGCCGTACACACGAAATCTCGGCGGCACGTTCTACAACACAATCGTCGATGAACAGCGGGTCAAGAGGAGTGCCCGATTCGGGGGCCGCCCCGATCAACCGCGTCAGACATACCTGGACCTCCCCACTCACAGCGCCGGCTACACGCCACCTCGGCTCGCGCTGGATACCGTCCGCCTCGCCAAGTATCGGCGGCAGTATCACTGGTTTGATTGGGGCCGTTTCTGGGTGCTGTTCGCCCATGAGTTTTCCGGATCCTTCCTGTACTGCTCTCCGTCGTACCGTGACCTCCCTCGTTCCCTGCAACAGCTGAGCACAGCGCAGGCTGACGAGTGGAAGAGTCTGGATGGAGATCGCAAGCTGGCAGCCCGGACTCATGAGCACTATCGTGTCTTCAGGGATCGCGTGGGAGTCATTCCATGGCCATCACTTCTGAGTCTGAGTCTCGAGTCACTCGCCGCCAACATACACCAACAGCCCTCGCAACCCTCGCCCCGGCACTCGACAGGGTAAGTTACCCCTTCACGAAGGCGTATCAGGCCAAGCTGCTCGCGGTTCTGATGAACGACCGCACGGCGATGGCACGGTTCTCTGGGATTATTCGGCCGTCGCACTTCACGACACCACTCCATCGCGACATGGCTGGGCTTCTCTTCCGCTGCTGGCAGGAGACTGGTGTCGTGCCGAGCGTTGATGCCCTTGACGTCGAGATCCAGAAGGAGATCAAGCGTCGCGGCTCACGGCTTCCAGCTGAAGTGGCCACAGCCTGGTTGGATCTCTTGGATGAGCTCTCTCGCAGCAAGGTCCACGATGCCAAGCTGATCACGAATCAGGTGACAGAGTGGGTGCAGGACCGAGCGTTCGATGCGATGCTCGTCGAGTTAGGCTCCATCAGGGATCTCGTCGAGCGAACCGGAGAGCGTGATCGGGGGCGCATCACACAGATTGTCAAGGAGTTCAACGCCATTGGGTTGGCGAACGGTCACAATGTCGTTCGGTACTTTGAGGAATCGCGACAGCGCATGTCGCAATTGCTTATCAATGAGGCCGAGTACGGCCTGCGCATCCCGCTGTTGCTGTCATCGATCGATTATCTCATCGATGGCGGACCACTCAGGAAGGACATGGTGGTTTGGGCCGCGCCGACATCCAGAGGCAAGACCTACGCCTTGGTGTGGGTGACCAAGGCGGCGCTGTATCAGGGCAAGAAAGTTCTGTTCATCACGTGCGAGATGACTAAGCAGTCGATCGCTCGACGTGTAGATCGCTGCGTCACACATTTCACACGTGATGACATGCGCGATGATCCCAAGTTGACGATGGAGCGACTCAAGGCGTTGCAGACTTACGCCGGGGAGTTGATCATCATCGAGTTGATGGGCAAGGCTGCCACGGTCGAGAACATTCAGGCCGAGCTGGAACGTCTCAATGCTGAAGAGGGCTTTCAGCCTGATGTGATTCTGGTGGACTATCCAGGGCGGATGCACGGCGTACAGCGGTATCAGGAACGCGAGAAGCGACATGAGCTCGCGAACATCTACAGCGATCTCCAGATCCTTGGGCGTGAGTATGATGCGGTCATGCATGTCCCGATGCAGACCAACAAAGGCTCGTTCTCCAAGCCTGTCATCGGGATGCGGGATCTCGCGGAGTGTTTCGAGGTTGCGTGGATGGCAGAGCTGATCTTCACGCTCTGCCAGACTCCGGAGGAAGAGGAAGAGGATCTGATGCGCATCGTCATCGCCAAGAACCGGGAAGGCATTGCGCATTTCGCGGCGCCATTCAAGTTCAACAAGAAGACTGGGAACTTCGTTCGGACAGGCGAGGCGGTGCAGCAGTTGGATTGGTCAGGCTACAAGCGTGAAGACAAGGATGATGAGAAGAAAGATGAGAAGAGCAAGCATGAAGAGCGGCGCCGTTCAGCCTCAGGGTAGCCATGCCGTTCGACCTTGATCGTTACGTCTACGAGTCGTTCCCCAAAATCAACAAGTCTGGGGATGAGCGGGTCGTGGATTGCATCTGGTGCGGCAAGCGTGGGAAGCTCTACATCAACGTGAAGAAATACAGATTCTTCTGTTTCAGGTGTGGGGCAGGCAAGGGTGCTCGCATCATTGACTTTCTGCGAGATCATCGCCATGTCTCGGAAGCCGAGGCGTGGGAGATCCTTCAGACCAGCCGGTGGCAGCAGTACAGCACGGCCTCGTATGAGGAGCACTACGAGCAGCAGGTCAGGCAGCCCAGGGCGACTGTGCTCCCAGAGGAGTACGAACCTATTTACCCGGCGAGTGATCTCGACGACTACGTGATGGGGCAGCGGGCTGTGACGTACCTCCGTGGGCGTGGGCTCACCGATGCCGACTTCCTCATGTACCGGATCGGGTTCTGTGCGAGCGGGCGGTACGTCAAGCGCATCATCATTCCAGTGGTGCGCAACAAAGAGATTGTGTACTTCATGGCGCGACTCTTCTTCGGTGGTGGGAAGCGGTACCTCAACCCGGCGAGCGATGAAGTGATCGAGAACAGCTCGCGACTCCTGTTCAACTGGGATCAGGCGAAGCTGGCCGAGACGTTGAAGATCACTGAGGGCGTCTTCGATGGCATCGCGCTTGGTGATGAAGCGACGAGTCTGTTCGGCAAGCAAGTGCACGAGGCGCAGCACCGGTTGCTGGAGATGGGGAAGTTCAAGGCGTTGGAGATCTGGTTGGATCCTGATGCGATCAACGATGCGCATGAGATCGCGCATGAGTTGCGGTGTTATCAAGTCCCGATCACCGTCTGCCGTCTGTCTCACGGTGATCCTGGGGATCTTCGTCGTGAAGACATCCCAGTCACGCGGATCGAATCGACAGGCTGGGCCGACCACTTTCGTCGGCGCTTTCATCTAGAGGCATCCAATGAAGAGGCTGGATCGAATTCTCGAGTTGCAGAAGGGCGTGATCGTGGGGATGGCCCGTCGGTACGCAAGACTGAGTTGGGGCGCCCGCGCCCTTGACTTTGACGACTATCTCCAGGAAGCACGGCTCGTAGCGATCAAGGTGTACCGGCGTCATGCCCGTCGTGTCGATGATGAGGCACTCTGCATGATGATCAGCAAGGGTGTACTCTTCAGACTCCGCAAGGTGTGGGCGCTAGAGTTGAAACGGTGTAGCCACCTGGAAGATGACTCGACGCTCGGACGTCTGATCACCGAGGATATCGGCTATGCGAGGTATTTCCACTTCGTCATGGACGAGGCGATGAATCTCTTGACTGGGATTCAGCGTGAGATGTTTGAGATCCTGACAACACCCGAGCGTGATCCAGTGACACTGGCGCTCTGCTTCGAGTTGTTCCGTCCATGGCCGAACAAGGCGATTCAGCGGGCTGAATTCGTCTACTTGATGCATCACTTCAATCTCTCACTCCGTGAAGTCGAGGAACATTTCATGACGATGCGGGCGCAGGTGCTCCCGCTCTTGGAGAAAGTCGCATGACACGAATCGCACTCCTGCCCTTCTACTCGCAGCAGGACAAGCAGACTGGGAAATTCCTGCTGCATTCCTGTGTTGCCACCAAGCACATCATGTTCATGGCGCACAAGATCCATGAGGAGCTGGGCTGGAAGATTCGCCTGCTGGTGCCGCAACTCAAGGATTGCCAGACGCTCCCAGCGTGGGATGGGACGGGTGATATGCTTGACATCCATGAAGTAGCGATCCCGGCAGAGAATATGGCGCAGCGGCTCGAGTGGTATCCGCATCGCTGGCCGACGCTGTTCAAGGATGTCGATATCCTCTTTACCTCGCATGAGCTCATCGGGTGGGCGATCAAAGGTGCCTATCCGAAGATGAAGGTGATTCAGCATCACAATCTCTCACCGGAGACAGCATGGCCATGGATGAGTCCGTTGTTCGACATGAACTATGAGAAGGCGGATGTCATCACATGCCTGAGTCCGAGTATGCGGCAACGGATTCGCGATCATCTTGCGAAGCAAAGAGACTTCGAGAAGGCAATCGATGGTGTTCAGCTCTGGCCATTCGCATGGAATATTCAGCAATTGCACGATCCCATTCAGTCCCAGAACTGGGCACCGCCGGAGCGTGACATCGATCTGCTGTTCGTCCTGCGTGGGAGTAGCACCAACTACTCACATCACGTGGAGTTCATTGCAGCACTCAAGGTGCTGCGTGAGATTGGATGGCAAGGGAAGGTCTACTTCCCTGATCAGACGCGCTATCTCACCGAGAACAAGTTGCTCGAGGGCATCGAGAACGTCTATGTCCAGGAGGGTACCAACAAGAATCTGGGTGCGTACACCCGGCTTCTCAGGCGCAGCAAGGCTGTCATCGGTCTCTGCGATAATGGATTCGGTGGCGAGAGTATCCGTGAAGCGATCGCCTGTGGTGCCTTCCCGATCCTGCTGAATTGTGATGGGTACAAAGATCTTGTTGACAAGGACTGGCCAGGCCTGCTCTCCAACATGGGCGCCGAGTACATGGCCGGATTCATTCAAGGGATCTTCGAGAGCGGACTCTATGAGCGGGCAACGAAAGACCAGCTCATTCATCTGACACGGAACATGAACGCCGGAGAGTACGGGGCAGTCTGGGCTCGCAACATTAAACCGACACTGCTGAAGCTGATACAGGGATGAGTATGCCCAAGACAACGATCATTCTCACAATTCGTCGGGAAGTTCAAGGTCAGTATTCGGAAGGCGATGCTCAGGAGCAGCGAGAGCGATGGGAGAGATACTTACAGCTGCAGGGCTGGACAGTTGATGGCAAGGAGTTGTACACGGAGAGTATGTGATGGCAGAGCGTGTAACGATGAACTTTAAGCCCGGCTCGCATGTCCTGACGATGCAGGATGTGACAGGCAAAGAAGTCCCGATCATCATGCTAGCCTGGGATGAAGCGGCATTGCTGGTCAGGTTGTTTGAGAAACCAAAATGTTCGCTGCCCCGTGAGATCTGCCTGCCCTGTGGAATCCGTGACGAATTGATTGCGATGATCAAGGAACGTGGGCCGAAATGATCTTCGCTCTCGAAGGACCCGATGGATGCGGCAAGACCACCTTGTACCATCGGCTCAAACAACTCCTCACGTTCGACAACATGAAGTTTGTGAACTGGGGACCGTTCGATCGAGATCTATGGGAGCAGATCGCCAAACTGGAACAACGCGACATTGCTCTCTTCTCATCGATGTACGATCGAGCAAGCACGTATATCTGCGATCGCTTTGCCGTCGTGACAGGTCCGATCTACGCGCAAGTCTACAACCGCCCGATCCCAGCCTATCGAGGGCCATGGGAGCCGGGCGGACTTGTCGTGTGTTATCTCCGTGTACCACAAGAGGTCGCGCAGCGGCGCATGAGTGACCGAGGAGATATGGGCGTCATCACTGAGCGGCATACGCAGATTTATCAAGCATACGAGCGATGGACGCATGGACTGTCGACGCATCTGTATCAGACGCACATCCTCGATGGGACACGTTCGATCGATGCGCTGGTGATTGATTTCCAGCGGATCATGAGGCATCATGGTCTTAGAGTCACTTACACTTAACGACGTCATTCGCAAGTGCGATCATTGCCTGCTCCGGGCGAGTAAGGGGCTTGGCATTGGAAATGTTGATGCGTCGATGCTGCTGCTCGCACAGAATCCAGGGAATGCGGTCCCACAGAATCCCAAGCGCATTCCGTTTGAGTTACATCTCTGGGATTCTCAAGAGACGACCAAGGGCAGTGAGATCCTTCGCTCGGTCATGACTGACGCTGGATTCAGGCTCGAGGATTTCTATGTGACCAACGCGATGAAGTGCGAGGGCAAGGCACATGACGAGTACGTCAACAAGTGCGCTGACTGGTTAGAGAGTGAGCTCGTCAGATTGCCCAACCTGAAACTCATTGTCGCGCTCGGAAATGTAGCAGGCAAGCGGATCGGGCTTACGCAGTCATTCAAGTGTCAGTGGTACGAGTCGCGTCTCGTTGATGAGCGAGCGTCCTATCGATGGATCAGCGTGTACGTCAATCATCCGGCGTCCTTGCTCTATCCCGATGGTGTCTCGCGACTGTCGTACGAGAATCAGTGGGCGTTTGTTAGAGCCGTCTTCAGACGCCTGAATGCCGGAGAAGGAATCAAGGTGCCATGATGCGGTGCACAGCCTGTGACTGTCATAAGACGTCCAAGCAGGTCGTGTTTGGCGAAGGACCGTCCAAGGCGCGGATCATGTCTGTTGCCGAGGCGCCGGGACCGAGTGAGGACAAGGCGGGGCGCCCGCTGGTCGGCAAGTCTGGTGTTCTGTTCGATCAGATGTTGGAGGAGGCAGGCTTCAGTCGGGCGCAGATGTACGTGACCAATACTGTGAAGTGCTTCCCTGGTTACGACGACAAGGGCAAGATTGCCAAGCCTAAACAGGAGTGGATTGACACCTGTACTAAGAAATGGCTGGAGAAAGAAATCGCGCTGGTGAAACCGCGGGTGATTCTTGCCTGGGGTGCCTATGCGGTGAAGGCCCTCTTGGATCTCAACAGCCCGATGAAGGAGTTGCTTGGGCGTGAGATCGAGAAGAACGGGTACATCATCATTCCGCTCTATCATCCGGCGCATTTCATCTACAACCCGCAGGACATGACCACACGGCGGAAGGTCATGGACATGCTCCAGCGGGCGCTTGTTCTGGTCGGGGAGTCGAGTACGGGGACGTACGTCGATCAGACCAGGACTGAACATCATCAAGAGGACAAGAGTGTCATCGCCGCCCTGGAAGCCAAGTCCGGTGTGTTCTCCCGGAATCCATGGAACGACAAGCGAGAGTACAGCACAGCTTGGTCAGACGGCAAGAATGTTGTACTGGTCTACGCGAATGCCAATGGACAGAAATCTGAAGAAGTTGTTCGTGGTGGCATCGATTTCAACTGGTACTTCTATCTCAGGACGACAGACGCACTCAAGCTTGGGCAGAAGTTCTGGGCATACTGGATGAAGGAAGGCGCTGTTCATCGTCTCGAACCGGATGAAGTGAATCCAGAGTGGACCAAGGTGTACTCCGAGCGGTGGGTTATTCGTACCGCGGCCTTGAAGGAGCATCTCCTCGAGAGTTACCTCACACTCTGGGACGACAACATCCTCAAGAAATATCCCAAGGATCGTCTGCTCAGAGAGTTGCTAGATGATATCGAGAAGGAGGGCGTCAAGCACTACGAAGCGGATCTGACACCATCCCGCCGGTTTCTCACAGACTACGACATCAAGATCCAGAGCGCGTATGATGAGATGTACATTGACATCGAGACCGATGACACCAAGCCACTCATCGATCGTCGGGATCTTGCCGAACGTCGTATTCTCTCGATAGCCTGGGAGACACATTGGAAGGACAAGAGTCGTGAGCCTCGCAAGGGATTCCTCTTGCTCGAGAAGGAGAACGATCGCTCAGAGAAGATGATGCTCATCAAGTTCGCCCGCGAGATGCCAGAGATCGACATCATGTATGCCTGGAACGGGAACAACTTCGACTTCCCGATCCTGCGGCAACGGATGCGGATGCATGGTGTCACAGCGCGCTGGGACTATACGCATACCATTGACCTGCTCAGGACCTGGAAGCGGTATCATCAGCGTGGGGCATCGGCGATGGTGAGCTTCTCATTGCAGTCCATCGCGCAGCATCAGTTGAAGACAAGCAAGCTGGACTGGCGAGAGAAGTGTAAGGATCGTGGGCTCAACGTCCATCGATTCCTCGAGCTGTACCGGCAGGCGCCAGACATTCTGGAGGAGTACAACCGCTACGATGCGAATCTGCTTGTTCAGCTCGAGCAGCACTCAGGCTATGCGAAGATTGACCAGGTCTTCTCGCGGATTGGGAACTGCTTCGCCAGGGACTATCACATCACCACGAAAATCGATTCACTGCTACTCAAGCGTGGCAAGCAGGTGGGGATGCACTTTCCGACGAAGAAAGTTCGCATCATGCAGGAAGGTGGGAAGGTCGACTTCAAGAAGCGGGAGTACGGTGTTGAAGGAAGTATGTACGAAGGGGCGTACGTGCTGGATCCTAAGATTGGGATCTTCGAAGATGTAGCGGCGGTCGACTTCAAGAGTCTGTATCCATCAGTGATGCTCGCCTGGAACATCAGTCCTGAGACGTATATCACCGATGAGCAGGCGAAGAAGCTCGATCCCTCGGAGTATGTGACCGCGCCGACAGGGACAAAGTTCCTCACGTCACGCAAGGGATTCATCCCGGAGATCTTCCAAGACACGGGTGAGAAACGGAAGGTCTACCAGAAGCTCCAGGCCGATCAAGAGGTCGGCTCGGATCTGTTTCTGCTCTACTACAGACTGGCGTATTCGTTCAAGCGACTGGGGCTTTCCTTCTACGGTGATATGGGCAACGTCGAGAGTCGCTACTTCAATCCCAAAGTCGCCGAGGCGGTCACGCTTGGTGGGCAGTACATCCTCAAGCAGGCGATCGACTACACGAAGCTCCAAGGATTGGAACCACTGGCGGGTGACACCGACTCGATGTACATCAAACTCCCGGCTGATCAGGGTGCATCGTTCGTTGCTGGGTGCAACGAGTATCTGAAGAAACATCTCTACGAGAAGTTTGGCATTCCAGAGTCACGATTCCTCGTCGAGCTGGAATACGAGAACTACTTCAGCCGGATGTTCTTTGTCCGGAAGAAGCGCTACGCAGGGCTGATGACGATGTACAAGGGGAAGAAGGCGAGCTTCACCGAGGTGAAGGGGCTCGAGTGCATGCGCTCGGATGGGATCGAGTATGCCCGGGACATGCAACGGACGATCATCGAGATGGTGGTCAGGCAGAAGGTGAATCGGAAACATCTCGTCGACTTTCTTATGTCCGAGCGTGAGAAGGTCCTGAATGGCGAGCTGCCTATCGAGCAGATCACAATCACCAAGGGTATCGCACGGGCTATTGAAAGTTACAAGGCCAAGACCGTGCATGTTGAGATCGCCCGTAAGTTCAGAGATGCGGGTGGTGAATTCTACGTGGGCATGAAGGTGCCCTATATCGTGACCGGGTATAAGCCGAAGCTTCAGGCGGTGCACGTCGACGACTTCAAGGGGATCTACGATCACGACTACTATTGGAGCAAGCTGATCTTCCCACCGTCGTATCGGATCTTGGTGGCGTGCTATCCGGAGACGGAATGGGAGCTGTTGGTGCCGGGCTTGACCGACAAGCAGCGGGCGAAGCTCAGAGAGAACACGATCAAGCGCAACAAGGGTGATGAAAAATCCGAGAAGGATGGAGATGATGATGACACCAACGACGAGTAATACGCTCAAGACACTCGAGGATTACATCGATTATCAAGAGAGGTTTCAGGAGCGCGTCATTGCGCTGAAGTTCCCTGGGAAGGAAGTGCCCGAGGAATTGACACCAGTCGAACGCAATGACATGGTGATCAAGATGGTGCTCAGCGCGATCGGTGAGCTCATCGAATTTCTCGAGAAGGCGACCAACTACAAGGTGCACAAGCTGGATCGGCCCATCGACATGGAGGCGGCGATCGAGGAATTCGTCGATGCGCAGAAGTACATCTGGAACATTCCCGTGTACATGCCGGAGATCCGGTCGAAGTTCAAGGAGATGTTCATTCGGAAGAGTATCATCGTTGAGGAGCGGATGAACCAGGAACAGCAGCGGCTCAGGGAGAGTCAGATTGGAGGTGGAGCCTAATGCCGCCACTGAAGCTACGAGATCACTTCGCCGAGTGGTCTGTTATCACACCGAATGGCAAGACGTGGAAGGTCAACTTCTACGATGAGGTAACGATCGATGATCGGAACATCGATACGGAGTTGGCAGATCATCCAGCCAAGTTCGCGCTCTGGGCGACCATGCACTCCGATGCCAAGGATGCGATCGCGTTCATCAAGCTGAAGATGGATCGCCTCGAGGGAGATCTCTTCGAGGAGTACAAGCATGGTGGGGAAGGTGAGAAGAAACCGACGGACAAGGAAGTTGCGGCGCGTATCAGCCAGAACAGGAAGTATCGGGAGTTGGAAGATGACAAGCTGAAGTGGGAGAAAGTGGTTGATCGCCTCCAGTCAGCGCGGGATGCGATGACCCACCGCCGGGATATGCTGGTGGCACTGGCCACGAACATCAGGCGGCAGATGGATGTCGACCTGGCCCGTAAGGCTGGGACGATCGCCAGAGCAGAAGTCGAGCGGGAACAGGACCGACATGCAGTTCAACAACGCAGGGAGAGGAGATAGAACGACATGGCACGTGGAGACCGCGACAGAAGCGATCGCGATGGCAAGGAAGCATTTCACGCCGACCTGGGGACCATCGACGACAAGATGATGGAGTATTACAAGAAGGAACTGGCCAACGCGAAGAGTCGCTCTGGTCAGAAGGGCACGTTCTGGAAGGGCCCGAAGGAGGGCACGAGTTGGATTCGCGTCCTTCCGTCCCTGAACAAGAGCAAGCCCTGGTTCAAGTACGTCGGCCAGCACTGGGGATTTGGCGAGGCGGGCAAGACGCCGGTTTACTGCCCGAAGCTGTCTGTCGCCAAGGATGAGGTCTGTCCCATCTGCGACTTCGTCGACCTGCTGAAGGATTCGAAGAAGGAGAAGGACCTGAAGATGGCCGAGGAAATGGCCGTCCAGCCTCGATGGATGGCGCAGATCCTCGACCGTGACGAGGACGACGACAAGCCGATCATGTGGTCGTTCGGCACGATGATCTATCAGGGCATCATGACCCTGATCACCGAGCAGTACCCGGATCTGCTCAAGACCGACAAAGGCTACGATGTCGGCGTGAAGCGGACCGGGAAGAAGATGAACGATACCAAGTACGAGATTTTCGCAGAGCGGGATCCGTCGCCGGTGGCCGAGGGTGTGGTCGAGGCGATGCTGGATCTGGACGACTACATCCAGCGTCGGATCTTCACACCGAAGGAGATGGAACGGATCATCGATGGGGAGGACCCCAATGAAATCGCCAAAGAGCGTGGGGCAGACAGCGAAGCCGATGACACACCGAAGCGCTCCGCTCGGTCTGGACGTGACCGAGATGATCGTGATGATCGTTCTGCTGACCGTGATCGCGGCCGCGGTGATCGCGATCGTGGTGATCGCGACGAGCGAGAGACCAAGGGCCGGGACAGAGATCGGGATGACGACCGCTCGAGTCGTGACCGTGACAAGGATGAGCGAGGGCGGGCTCACGATGAACCGCGAGGAGGTCGAGACCGCGATCGTGATGACCGGGATCGTGATGATCGCGATCGGGATGACCGGGATCGTGGGAGCCGTGATCGCGATCGTGAGCCGGAGCCAGCGCGTGCGAGTCGAGATCGGGACCGGGGCGATGATGATCGGGGCCGTGGTCGTGATGATGATCGGCCTCGCGGTCGTGATCGGGATGACGACAAGGCCGACCGTGCTACCGGTCGAGGAGATCGAGAGACCTCGAGTGCCAGAGGCCGGGGTGACGACGACTACGATGATGAGGCCCAGCGTGAGCTGGACAAGCTGAGAGGTAGTGCGAAGGGTGGCAAGGACGAGAAGGAGCCGGAGAGCCGGAGCAGCCGGCGTCGGTAAGGATACACTGGCGTGACCCCAGTTGATTGCTGCAGGTGGAGGGATCCTAAGTCCCCAGTTGCGCCTGCATCAAGGTTGCCTGAAGCGCTGGTGCTTGGGGGCGGAACGTGGAGTGGGACTGGGGCGTTCCGTCTCTTCAAACTACTACACAGGAGAGGGAGGTGAGTATCATGGCAGAGAAGAAAAAGAAGAAGGCGTTCGGCGGGTACGCGATCAACTTCAACGGACGCAAGGAGACAGTGGAGTCGGTCATGGGTAGCATGCCCATCGGCCCGTCGGAGATGACCAAGAAGCTCTGGGCATTCGTGAAGGAGAAGGGCCTGGGCAACAAGGCATAGTTAGCGCGGGCCCACCTAGATACTTAGGTGGGCTCGCCCTTCCAGGGAGAGGTCATGAGAAAAAAGGTTGAGAAGGAGAAGACGGAGCGGGTAGACGTTGAAGAGTTGCAGGTATACAGCGACTACCTCAAGTACAATCCCAAGGTGGAATTCGTCTCGACCGGGAACCATGCGATCGATCGGATCCTCGGTGGTGGGATTGCTCTCGAGCGTGTGACTGAGATCTACGGTCCGTATTCCGGTGGCAAGACGCTCCTGATGCTGGAGATCATGGCGCAGATCTCGAAGCTTGGTGGGACGAACGTCCTGCAAGACATCGAGCATGCGATGGATCATGGCAATGAGGATCGTCAGGGGTTCGCCCTCCGTATCGGTGTCGATCCCAAACGGTTGTACTATAGTCGGCCGGTCACGGTGGAAGCGGCGTTCCATCAGCAGTTCAACTTCGCCAAGGATTTCAGGATGCGAAACAAGAAGGACATCCTTGGTATCGGGATGGATTCACTCGCCGCCGCCCCGACTGAGCACGAGATGAAGGAACTGGACAAGGCGGATATGACCAAGGCCAAGAGCATCGGGGCCTGGCTCCGTCGTATGACCGGTGTGGTCGGCAAGCAGCGGACAGTGCTCATCATCGTGAATCAGGTGCGTCACAAGGTTGGTGTGATGTTTGGGCCGACAGAGACCACTCCAGGCGGGGATGCACCAGGGTTTCATGCGAGTCAGCGCATCCGGGTCGAGCATCGAGTGCTCTATCAGGGGCACAACAAGCGATTCATCGAGAATGGCAAGACCGTGGCGATTCGGGTTGTCGTGGACTGCATCAAGAACAAGCTGTCACCGCCATTCAGGCGCTGCGAGGTCATCGTCAACTTCAACGATGGGATCTTGCCCTGGAGCGGATATGCCGATCTCCTTGCGGATGAGGAGAAGATCGAGCGCGTGGATGACGGTAAGGCGTTTCAGTACCAGGACAAGAAGTTCTTCTGGCACGAGATCGATGAGATGGTGGATCGCTACCCGGAGTTGGTGCTATGAAGATGGCTGAGTACAAGAAGCTCTTGGCGTCAATCAGGGAGACACGTTTTCATGGGCAGATTCATCTCACGCAGCGTGATGGGCGTGGGATCTGTGGGCGTCGGGCACCAGAGTCTCGAATCACTGATGATATCAATGTGATGACATGTTTGAACTGTCAGACCAAACGTCTACAACCTGAAAGCATCAACGAGATTCTGCGGAACAAGGGGAAGTTCAGAAAGGAATTGGTATGACCTGCCCGGCGTGTCTCTTGGTTGATGAGAAGACCTACATCTACGTGGCTGGGCCAATGCGGGCACATCTCGAGAAGGGGATTCATGATGCCTGCAAGGTTGCTGATGTTCTGTTGAAGGCCGGTATCATTCCATTTCTCCCGCAGGTGAATGCACTCTGGAACATGATCGTCCCGCACGAGAATGATGAAGAGATCTACCGCATCAGGCTCCCGTTCGATTTCGCCTGGATCGACAAGTGCCACGGCTTGCTCCGGCTGCCGGGAACCTCACCAGGCTCGGACAAGGAAGTGGCGTATACGCACTCAAAAGGCAAGCCAGTGTTCTACACTGTAGAAGAGGTTCTATACTTCGATGTCGAGCGACGACGCCAGCGTCCTGCCTAAGATCAAGACGCTCATCATCGACGGGAAAAACCTGGCGATGCGGAGTTGGTATGCCTATCAGGGACAACTCTCTGTTGAAGGGCTTGGCTCAACCAATCTGATTCATGGGAGTCTCGCGGAGCTATTCCGACACGTAGCGAAGTATCGACCTGAGCGGACAATCATTACATGGGATGAGAAGTCAGCGTTCAGGCGAAAGTTGTGGGCCGGGTACAAGGTGCGGACGAGCAAGCTTGGCCCAGTGCAGTTCAACGACATCGACTATCAGATGTCGATTTTCCGTGAAGCCCTTGGCAATCTTGCGGTCTCGCAGGTACAGTGCACCGATGTTGAGGGTGACGACTTGGTGGCCCTAGCTGTGATGAACAGCACCTGGAGACCAGCTCTGGTGGTGAGCACAGATCGAGATTTCTGGCAACTGATCCGGGAAGGGGTCTGGATCTACGATCCCCGTAAGAAGTTTCATCTGGGGCTGACTGGCTTCTCCAGGTTGACAGGGTTTGACTCCCCGGGGCACTACCTTGCGTTCAAGTGTCTCAGGGGAGATCCTGGGGATGGGGTCCCTCCAGCTGTGAACAGAATGGGAGAGAGCAAGGCCAAGAAGCTCTCCAGGGATCTCCATCTGCCGAGCCTGGACCAACTCCGTGAAGTGAGTGATATGCAGAGCATGACGTTCAATGGCGATGCGGAGACCGAACGGAATCTTGCGCGGAACTTCAAGCTGGTCTCGCTCCATGCTGCCCTGTTCATTCAGAAGCATGCGCTCGCCGAAGTTACGTTTGACTTCCCGACACCGGACTACGATGGATTCATGAGCTTCTGTGCGAAGTACAAACTCAGTGTGGTGGCGAAAGCGTACGGCGAAGTCTGCCAATACCTCTGAAGGAGGATTCCAATGTCGACACTTCATCCGATCAGTTATAAAGTAGGATGCAACTTCGACCTTGAGCTTCTGGATCAGCTCCATGAACTCAATGTCCGCTATAGCCTCGATCAACCCTGGCAGATCACTGAGTTGTACGGGAGTTTGCCAAGTGTCAACCCGATCGGGACAGCGCGGCCATCGTTCCGGCTCAAGGATGATAATGAGGAGTTTCTGGCGGCATTCGTTGCCAAAGCGTTGTCCTACGGATTTGGCATGAACTACACGATCAATACGTCGGCGGTGGATCCACGTGAACTCAAGGCACATGAAGCGACGATTGTGAAGTTCCTAGAATTTCTAAAGTCAATCGGCGTGATTCGAGTCACGGTTGCACATCCGCTTGTCGCGCAGATTGTTAACGATCTCTGCCCGACGCTGCCGATTGAACTTTCGACAATTCTTCAGCTTCGTCATCCGCGGCAGCTTGAGCAGCTCAAGCGGCGCTGTCCGAGCATCGAGAAGATCTGCTTGGATGTTTTTGCCAATCGCGATGGCGAGAAACTGGCGCAGTTCATGATGCTTTCGCGATCACTTGGGATCACACTCGAGACCATCGTCAACGAATTTTGTGTCTATGAGTGTGCCGACCGGAACCAGTGTTATGATCTGCACGCGCTCAATCTCTCCAAGGATGAGGTCAAGATGTATGGGCATTATCCAATGGGCAACTGTATCCGTGAGCGCGTGCTCAAGCCGATTGAATGGTTGTGGGCACGGTTCATTCTCCCACAGTGGGTTCGTCGGTACCACATGACGTTTGGTATTTCATCATTCAAGATCACTGGCCGGACGCATCCAACGGCTTACATTGCACGCGTCACCGAAGCTTACATGCGTGGAGAGTACACGGGGAATCTTGTTGAACTGTGGGCTGATGTCGAGAACATCGGTCGATTGGCCGCCGAGTATCATCAGCCTCGCGTTCTCATTGATAGCGGCAAACTGCCAGCGAACTTTCTTGATTTCTACTTTGGTGGTGTTGTTCCAACGTATCAGAGTGAGCAGGCATTCATGATCCGGATGCATCAACTCTGCACGACATGAAGGGATTAAAGAAGCGCGGGTTCATCGTGTGCGCGGATCTCCATGCGCATGACTGGAAGGAAGGCGGGGAGCCTGCCGGTGGGATCAACGGGCGACTCCTGGACTGGTGTAACGCACTCCGTGAAATGATTGGCTATGCCCGTGAGCTGGATGTCCGGGCGATCTACGTACTCGGTGATGTCTTTCATCTGAAGAAGAATATAAACGAGCAAGTGCGGAATCAGGTGTTCAACTACTTCTACCATGCCCGGGATCTCAACTTGTTCTTCATCGCCGGGAATCATGACCGGGAAAACGATCGCTACGATAGCGTGACGATCTGGTCATTCAAAGCGTTTGCGAACGTCATCATCGAGCCTGAGGTTGATACGGTCAACGACATCGTCTTTGCTCCGTGGTTGTATGAACAGGAGCGGGTGCTGAAATTCTTGAAACAGCAGAAGAAGGAACGCGAGACATTGATGTTTCATGGTGAGCTCGATGGTGCCGAAGTTGGACCGACAGACTACATGCTCAAGTCGACATTCACCGAGAAGTCACTTGGTGTCGGACTCTACGGACGGGCATTCGCTGGGCATCTCCACAAGCGTCAGCATGTTCACGGTGTCGACTATCCAGGCAGCTTCATCGCGAAAGACTTTGGTGAGCTGGAGCAGGACAAGGGTGTACTCTACGTTGATCCTGATGGGCGTGTCTCAACACTCGAGTTACAGTCACCGAAGTTTGTAGTGATGCACGTCGATCCGATTGGCGATCCTGATGCGATCAACTGGAAGGACTTCGATGGGCTGTTCAAGGGGAATCTGATTCGACTCTTCTCCAAGCGTCCGCTGGATAGCGCGTTCGTCAAGCGGCTCGAGCAATGTAACCCACGCTACCTCGACATCAGGCCAGAGCGTGTGGATCAGGCCCAGATCGTTCGGCTCCAGGCTGCCGGATCACGCTCGTTCAAGGAACTGGTTGAAGGCTACGTGGCGCATCGGCAGGTTCCAGATGATCTGAAGGAGGCCTACGTCGACTATGGGCGCAAAGTTCTGGAGTCTTAGAGTACGCATGAGCTGCCCGTACTGCCGATCTGATGATATCGAGAATCGTGTACGTGAGTACTTCTGTAATGCATGCAAGAGCGCCTGGCTCAAAGGAAAATGATCGAACTCGAATCGATTCATGGGAAGGATTTCATGCCCTTCGTGGGTGAATTCAGCGTCCCACTCGCGAAGCAAGGCGTGACCTTCGTTGTAGGCGAGAATCGAGTATCGCGGATGGCTGGATCCAATGGGGCAGGCAAGACTGCCCTGTTCGATGCCATCACCATCGCGGCGTACGATCGCCTCCTCAAGGGCAGCAGCGGGGCGCGGCTCATCAACAACGACGCCGACAAGATGTGGCTTGCTCTGTACTTCACCGTGAATAAGAAGCCGTACGTTGTGGAACGGGAGCAGAGTGGATCCAAGCGACGCTGGGAGCTGTACGAGCACGATGGGAAAAAGTATGAGCTGGTGGGGAGTGGAGAAAAAGTCGCCACCTACTTCGGGCTCTCCTATCGAGCGTTCGTGCAGACTATCCTGTATGGGGTCAGCGAAGAGAAAAAGTTTGCTGGGATGTCTGATGCTCCACGCAAGCAGATTTTCGATGATCTCTTGGATCTTGCTTTCTTTGGTGATCGCCGTAAGGCTGTCGAGATCGAAGCTCGGCAGTTTGGCGATGCCCTGAGTGATCTCAAACACAAGTTGGATTTGGTGAACAGTCAGCTCGAGGCGATTCAAGGTGAGCGCGACAACCTGGAGCAGTCGCGGGAGCAGGCCGAAATCGAAGCGATGCGACAGTGGCTTGATCGTCACCGCGAACGGCTTGATCTCTATGATGAGATCAACACCTTGTATGTTCAGCTTGAAGTGACGAAGGTATCGAGTGAGCGACATCAGGTCCTGGTGGATGATTCGACCACGCTCTCTGCCCTGCGTAACAAGATGGATCAGGTCGCTAAAACGATCGTGCGGCGGATCGAGGGGATACAGGGTGATCATGATAGCATCATCAATGCTGGGCGGTGCGCGATGTGCCGACGGACGATTGGTAAGGTTGAGCGCATCGAGGTGGATCAGCATTTCGAGACACTGATCAGGCCATTGTATGATGAAGTGCAGCGGTTGGTGATTTACAACAGTGCCCTGACTCACGTGCTACATACCTGGCCAACGTCTCGTGCTGATGACGACTACGCGCTGGTGCATGCCAAGCTTCAGCGAACGCTCAGGGAGACTCAAGACCTAGAGCGGCACGTGAGTCAGCTTGATGAGGCACGATTCATGCGCCAGGCTGCGGATGAGATGCTGGAGCGGATTGAGGTCTTGCAGCGTGATCGAGAGAAATACGAGCGTGATATCACGGCACTCACAGCGGAGGTTGATCTCCGCGACTTTTGGGTGGAAGGGTTCGGGCACAAGGGCATGAAGGCGATGATGCTCAGAGACTACGAGGGCTTCATTCAAGGGAAGCTCCTCAGCTACAGCCAGAGCCTCACGGCTGGTGAGCTCATCCCGCGTTTTTCGGCCCAGCGCATCCTGAAGAATGGTGATGTTCGTGAAGAGATTACGTTCGAGGTTGAGAACAAGTACGGGGCCAAGGTGTACGATGATCTCTCCTCAGGCGAGAAACAGCGTGTGGATCTCTGCCTCGTACTGGCACTTCAGGATCTCACGCGCGAACTACATCATGGACGGTTCTCGTTGGCTCTCTATGATGAGATCTTCGAGCACCTGGATGAGACAGGGTGCGAGCGTGTCATGGATTTTCTGAGCACGCAACGGAAGGACTTCAGCAGTATCTTCTGTATCTCACAGAACCCGAAGCTCTTGGCCTATCCATCGGATCATATCATTCGCGTCATCAAGACAGCGAAGGGGAGTAGCATCCATGTCGAGTGATCATCTACAAAGTGGGACGAGCACTGGTCTCTACAAAATCGCAGTTCGTGATGTCATGGAGAATGGGGAGTGGGTGCAACCGCTGCTGAACAAGACGTCGCCGAGCGCATCGCATAAGACCATCGAGCTGCTTGGATTGAGGATGGATCTCGAGTATCCACGCTCACGTATCATTAGCAGCCTGGCTCGTCCGATCAACCTTGGGTTCGCCTTCGGGAACTTCATGTATCAGTTCATGGAGACCGACAGCGTGGAGCCACTGCTCTACTACAACCCCATCACCACCAAGTTTTCTGATGATGGTGTTTCACTTCACGGTGCCTATGGCCCACGGATCATCAGGCAGCTTGAGAGCGTGATTGCCATGCTCAAGGCTGATCCGGCATCACGACGGGCAGTGGTTACTATCTTCAGTGGGGCGGTGGATCACATCGATTCGAAGGACATCCCCTGTCCGATCTCGATGCAGTTCTTCGTTCGTCACAGGCGGTTGCATTGCATCACGACGTTCAGGAGTCAGAACATTGTGATGGTCTACCCATACGATATTTTCTTGTTCACGATGCTACACGAATGGGTGGCAGTTCATGTTGGGCTCGACGTCGGGATGCACATTCAGAACACTGGGTCGATGCATTTTTATGAGAACGAGATGAATCTCGCGAACGAGATCCTGGATCAAGAGTCCTACGGGTACACGATGCCACGGATGAGCAAGCCTGAGTCTGGTGAATGGTCAGCGATCATGCACTACGAGCGGAACGTCAGGTTGTGGGGCGATCAGCTCATGCCTGCACCGGACTTTCCGATGGTGGATCCATACTGGCAGGGTATCCTCTCGCTCTTGACGCACTTCGCAAAGATCAAGCGGCGTGGTGAGCATGTTATGCGAGATGCTACGATTCTTGACGATTGTTTCACCGAAGCATGATCATCCTCGGCATCGATGTTCCTGGGAAGTACGTCGGTGGGTATGGTGTATACGATTCCAAGAAGGACAAGATGTTGCAGTCGATGGCGATCGTCTTCAGCGAGCGTGACACTGAGCAGGCGCACTACCGGCAGCTTGGGAATCTAGTGCTTGACATGGAGCGGAAGTATCACATCGAGGCTGTGACGATGGAACATCCGTTTCTCTATCGTATCGCGCAGTGGATCGGCGGGCTCAAGATGTTCCTGGCCTACAACAGGCCTGAGATCCCATGGGTGATGGTGACGACCAGCTCAGCGCAGAAACGGGTGTATGGGCACGCGCTCAAGGAAACACGTGTCAACAGGAATGGTCGCACTGTTCGTGCGAACAAGGAGTATGTGCTGGCTGACATGCAGAAGCGGTTCAGTCAGAAGACTCTCACGCAGCATCAAGCTGATGCCCTACTCTATGCCATGGCTGGGGCTCGGTATCTGGAGAATCGTAATGGATGAGACACTGAACAGTGAGCATTGTATCAGTACTTGTTCGATGCTGGTGAATGCGATCATCAATGCACTTTGTGAACGTCCTCACATGGTCTCCTGGACTGTCAACATCCTAGAGTTGACCGCCGTCACCAAGCAGATCGAGATCGTTCTCACGTTCAAGGATGAGGCTGACTGTGCTCGCTTCATCGGGCGGCGCGGTCATAGTCTAGCCAATATCAGGAAGGTGTTTCACAAGGTCTCGCACAGGTTTGGCTACTCACGGATGATGTTCAACGTCGTTGATCCGATGGGTAAGGCGTCAGGTTCCCAGACTGTACAGAATTTGAAATAAAAATAGTTCACCAAGAAATTGGGGAGAGTCTATATTGCAGAGCGTAGGACAACGACAGAGATGAGAGGAGCGACGGTGATCCACAGAATCTGGACACTCATCAGCGTGGTGGTGGTCCTGTCCGGGTGCGCGATGTCGGAAGAGGAATATCAGCGGCATCTGAAGGAGCAGCAGAAGAAACAGACAGTGGTACAGCAGGCTCCGAGTCCATCGAAAGACGATCCGGCTATGAAGAACATTCCGGTCAGGGATCGCACGCCTCAGAAGCCCAAGGTAGTGGTGAACGAGAAGGTTCCTGATCAGGTGAATGCCGAAGTCAGCAAGCCGAAGGAGCCTACTCTTACTGAGGCGCTGAAAGACAAGGTGCTGGTTTCGCCATTCACCATGATTTCACCGATCTCTGGACGCTGGGCATGGGTTCCGGATGCATCATTCGTCATGGTGCTCACACCGGAAGGGCAGCTGCAGTTCGGGCCGACGCAGGGTGGCTTCTATCAGATGATCTCGGCGACCCAACTCCGGTTTCAGATCACGCAGGTGAATGGGGTCTCGATTGCTGGGACGGCACCACAGGACTGGCAAGTAGCATTCTTCGAGAACAACACGGTGTTGCTCCTCTCGAAGGGTGCGCAGGCGATGCCATTCAAGCGTCTTGAGTAGTCATGGGATCTGAGACAGATTTCGACAGTGGGCCAATAGACATGGTGATCACTGCTATTGTGGCGGTGATCTTGATTGCCGGTATCATCACAGCGTTTCTTGTACAAGGGAGGTGATTACATGTGGAAAGTCGCGATCGGTTTGCTTCTCGCGCTAGCGTCCACGGCGTCAGCGCAGGAGGCCGATCCAACGAAGTCTAAGCAGTCTCCGTGGCCCGTCGATCAGCGGTGCGGAGTCATGGCAGCGCATGGCTTCAATCAGGCATACCTGAATTGCGGGGCGGTCGAAGGGCAGAAGCAGTTCATCGAGCAGTCGAAAGGATTTCGGATTCACGTGCAGCCGAGTGTCGTACTACCGCCTGTTCGCCATGGTGACGGACAGACGCAACCCAACCGGGATTGATTGGCAGTTTCGGGTTAGGGAAAAGAAGTTAGGATCACCATAAACTACACAGGAGAAACATCGATGTCGAAGCTCATCAGCATCGTCACGGTTCTGGCCCTGGCCCTCTTCGCGGTGGTTCCGGGCGTCGCGCTCGCGGACTGCAACGGAGCCTTCGTCCAGAACTGCACCGGCGCGGACAACAGCGTCGTCGGTGACACGCTCTCACAGACCCAGACGCAGGATCAGTCGCAGAGTCAGGCTCAGGCTCAGTCGCAGACGCAGAACGCGATCGCCATCAACGCCAATGCCATCCGTCAGCACACCATCGCGGTGGGCGTCGGTGTCGGCATCGGTGGTTCGGCCTCGGCGTCGGCTCAGGCGACCGGCGGGAGCGCTCGCTCCGAGCAGTATCAGTCGAGCGTGAACGTCAATACCAACGTGAACGTCAACAAGAACGCCCTGGTCAACGGCTCCGGGAACGTCAGTCAGTAGTTCGACACGTGGCGAGTGACCCAGTGATATCTGGCTGGGTCACTCATTCACCCTAACAACTCACAGTTACAGGAGGATCATCCAGATGTTTCGAGTCAACTGGACGTACCGGAGGGTCGTCATCGGCATTTGGTCGGCGCTGGCGTTGATCATGACGTCGGCGATGCCCGTTTCCGCGCAGGTGACGCAGAACAATCTCAATTCCGCGATTCAGTCCACGGTCTCAGGCGCCTCGGCGACCGCGACTGGTGGGACGGCTGTCGGGACTGGCATCGGTACTGGTGGGGCGGCGACGTCCGATCAGTCGCAGACGTCGGTCAACGAGAACAAGAACAAGAACGAGAACGAGAATGCGCTGAGCAACAACCCGTCGCAGACCGTAATCTCCAACTCGGTCCCGAACCTGATTCAGCTCCCGGGGTTCGCGCCGGCGTATCCCAACTTCACGCAGCCCTATCTGCCCAGCACGTTCATCAACGGTGCCGGTCCGGTGCGGCCAATCGCGATGACCTACGCACAGGCCAGTGACTGCAACGGGTCGTCCAAGAGCGATGACAAGCGGTCCATCAAGCTGTACTATCCCGCGTGGGACAAGGTCGCTCCGGCGGCCAACTTCTCCGGGTACGTCGGTGCCGTTCGAGTGGAAGAGAAGGACGGGCAGTGGATCGAAGCCGTCTGCTCCGCTGCTCGCAAGGCGATGGACAAGGGCGCCGACGAGGGCGTCGTCGAGTTCGTGATTCGCCCCGTCAATCGGACCTGGGGCTTCGGTGGTTCCGCATCATTCGGTGGTTCCGGGATGCCCGCTGGTGGGGCGAATCCCTACGCGCTCGCTGGAGCTGTCGGCCTGGGCATGGGTGTTTCCGGGTCGTACGTCAAGGGTGAGCTCATGCTCTCCATCACGGGTTTCAAGTCTGGGTCGGTCAGGTCGGCTCGGATCGAAGAGAAGGAGACCACTACTCCGCTGAAGCCGGTGAGTTTCACGCCGGCGCCCGAGCGTGCCACGCCGACGCTCGCAGTCCAGGGCAACTAGGATCTACATGACGGTGCCCCGGCGTTCTTCCAAACTTGGGAGAGCGTTGGGGCACTGTTGTTTTGTGTTGGTGATTCCAGTCTACATTGTTCTTGGATTCTACATCGGCTGGGCGCTCGAGCGCAGCCTGAAGGAGCAATGATGCCACCCGGCAAGCCGATGGATGTGACAGCGATTGCTCCGGCGTCTGTGTGGGAGAACATTCAATCGAACACCGCGAGGATGTTCGGCTGGGGGAGTCTCCGCATCATGGTCACCGATGATGATGTCTATGATGGGAGTCAGGAACCGTGGCGGCATGTTTCGTTCAGTGCCAAGAAGCGGCTGCCGACGTGGGATGAACTGCTTGCGGTCCGCTACGAGTTCTTTCCGCCTGACGTCGAGGTGATCCAGGTGTTTCCACCGCATGAGGAGTACATCAACCTCCATAAGTTCACGCTCCACCTTTGGTGGAATAAGGCTCGGCGTCTTACACCACCGATGATGCCACCTATTCGCAAGGAGCCGGTATGATTCTCAGGCCGGTGAACAGCAATCCCAAGAAGCCGGGTGAATGGGTGCCTGTCAGGGTGGGAAGCAACGCGGAGCCGACCGGATTCTTGCTTCGCTGTCCAGGGTGTGGAGCGCTGCTTCATATTGGTCCAGCGCCGCATCCGAGTGGGCATGCGATCGAATGGCACGATAGCTTCAAGCGGTTCACGGTCAAGACACCCATCATTTGTGGGATCACCAGGAATGGCCAACGATGTGAGTGGATCGGAACCGTGGAGCACGGCGTTGCCAGCCTCGCAGGATAGTGGGAAGGTCCCGTCAGAGGTCCGTCGTGACTTCAGGTGCGGCTGTATCCTGATTCGTGGAGAAATCCTCATTCTCTGCAAGCGGCATCAAGAGACATTGCCGGAGATCATCAGACGATGAACCAACAGCAAGACGAGGTGGCGGCAGCACAGCAGCTCAAGTCAGTGCTTGGTGGACTCAATTTCGGCGAGTTCGGATGGGTCCGTGTGGTACAGGTTTTGTTCAGACATATTCAGTGGACGGAGATCAACGAAGCTCTGAGAGATTACCGGCTTGATCACGAGACAGTGCTCGGTGCCATCAACAATCTCCGTCAGGTTGAAGTTCTGAGTAAATCTGCGAGCAAACGACTCAGAGCAGACTATGGGCGGTTGTTCGAGATCTACTTCATGTTTACACGTGATCTTGATCATGGCTGGACGCCAGAGCGTGAACAACACTTGCGATTGATGATCACGTACGTGCAGGCGCAGGAGATCCCGGTGTCTGATGAGGTGAGTAAATTGTTGAAGCAGGACTATCCTTCACTCTGGAGGCGATAATGGCAAAGCGGTTGGTCTATCGAGTACGGTGGTCAAAGGCTGGTGTCTGGAAGTTTGTTGACGCGTCCAAGGCTGCCATTTCCATTGATGATCACAAGCGCACGCTTGTGACCAGGGCCCGTGCGCACTGCCGCAACATCTGGGTGGAGACCGGGCAGCTCACGCAGTTGTACATTCACAACAAGGATGGCAAGATTCAGAAGGGGAACACCGGCGAGGCGACGTACGGGCGTGATCCCAAGAGGAGCAAGGGCTGATGGACATGCAGTTCGGTGAAGTGCACGTCGTCAACGTCGAGCGCGGGAAGCTCTGGCACGATGGAGATCTGAAGAACTGGAGCGTTGCGGATTGGTCGAACGCGATGGCTGGTGAGGCTGGGGAGACCTGCAATGCAGTGAAGAAGCTGCGGCGCATTCAGGACGAGATCAAGAACATCAGCGAGCCCGGCCGGCAACTCTCGACGATCGAGCAGGCGAAGGACAAGATCGCTGAGGAAGCGGCCGACACGTTCCTGTACCTGGACCTCCTGCTCACGGTGATTGATCGGAGCTTCCCGGAGGCGATCATCAAGAAGTTCAACAAGACATCCGAGGAGTACGGCTTTCCGCAGCGGCTCCCGACAGGTGGCTGACTACACCCGGTGATGGCAGTGTATCTGATGAATGGTGAGATCGTTCTCAGGCATGTGGAAGTTGTTGGTCACATCTAGGAGAATGGTGACATGATACTCAGCGATGGCTCGCTCCTGAAGTTGCTTCCGACGTTGATCCCGAACATTGAAGAGCGTGATTTCAGTCTGATCAATCCGGCTTCGATTGATGTTCGCATCGGACGGAGGTTGCTAGTCGAGGCTCAGAGCGAAGCCGGGTTTCGCGATGTTTACCTCGAGGTGATAGCAAGCAAGCACAATCCCTGGACCATACAGCCTGGGCAGTTCATGCTTGTGGATCTCTACGAGAGCATCTACGTTCCGAATGGATACGCGGTAGAGTTGAAGCTCAAGAGCAGCAGGGCGCGTGAGGGCTACAATCACTCACTCGCGTTCTGGGTGGATCCAGGGTGGAACGGATACCTCACGATGGAAATCACCAATGTCAGGCAGTATGCGTCATTGCCACTCTGGACTGGCATGAAATTCGCGCAGATCATCGTGCACCAGCTTGATCAACCAGCCATGAAGCCCTACGCCGGGCACTATCAGAATGCCCAGGGTGTGGAGCCGAGCAAACTCTGATGCCGGTCAGACGTTACCGCGTGAATGATCTGACACTCGAGTTGGAGGAGATCCCACTCAACGGTGAAGAGCAGCGCCAACTGTTGGAACAGTTTGTTCAGAGCATTGGGCAGCATGCTGAGCGGGTCGGGCGATCGCTCGAAGCATTCGGGATTGCAATTCGCGAGATGATGTTGCTGAGACCTGAAGATTTTCATTTCATCATTCCGGCGGTGAGCCCGGAGCGAATCAGGCTCGAGTCGATGATGATGGCCTGGCAAGGTGTCTGGCAGCCTGGACAGGAAAATCCCGACTACTCACCTGGTGGCGTTGAGCAGCATCGCGAGGTGCACCTGGTGCTCCTGGATCTCATCAAGGCTGGGCGGCGTGAGGACTACGAGTACATGGCGCGCTACGAGGCCCATGTTCCACCGGATAAAATCGATGAGCTATGGGAGCGGACTCGGCGCATGCACCGGCTTGATCCATGATTGACCTGCTCATTCGCATCATTCCTGCACTTGTTGTCATCTTCAAGACTGATCGTCGTGAAATGGATGAGCAACTTGCTCAGGCTCGTCGATGCCTTGATGATGCCGCTGAGCGTGTGAGAGCTGCACGTATTGATTCACCACCGCCTCGAGTGAATCCGGCACCATGGTATGTTCCTGAACAGATTCATACGAATGGTGGGCGAGCCGTGAAGCTCCCCAAGAAAGACTGAATCATGCCACTGATCTTCGTCGACTGCGAAGCTGTTGGACCCTGCCCATCGATGGGTGAGCTCACTGAGTTCGGAGCGGTGAATTACGACTGCTACAAAGAGTTCAAGAATCACGAGAGCCTCAAGTGGGAGACGTTCCATGGGATTCTCGCGCAGTGCGTTCCGGATCAAATCAATCCAGCCAAGTCATTCATTGTTGGGACACGGTATGATGCCAAGACTGTGTTCATTCAATTTGCACAGTGGCTATGGGGATTCAACGGGCGTCCGATCTTCGTGAGCGATAATCCGGCGTACGATTTTCAATGGATCAACGATGGGTTCTGGCGACACACCGGGAGCAACCCGTTCGGACACTCAGGGCGTCGGATCTCCGACTACTATGCCGGACTCGTTGGGAACTTTGCGAAGAGTCAGGAGTGGAAAAAGATGCGAGTCACGCCGCATGATCACAACCCAGTGCATGATGCGATGGGGAATGTGGAAGCCTTCTATCGCATGCAGCACGGAGAGCGGTAATGCCCAAGAAAAAGAAGAGTGCGATTGACATGCTACGCAAACGCGGGACACCGCGGACGCCCAAGAACATGGAGATCATGCTCGAGAAGCAACGGCAGGCTGATCTCTTTGCGGCGACGCGTGTACAACGTCCGCGCATCACGTTCGAGATCCCGCCATACATCAAGTTCCCGGCGATGAACAAGAAGGCCAAGCACACCGATTTCAACGATGAGGTCGCGAATAAAGTCTTGGCTGGGGTGCGCATGGGGGCCAGCGATGGTATGGCCGCGGCGATGGCTGGGATCTCGGCTGAGAGCATGATTGACTGGAAGAAGAATCTGCATGGTGAGCCATGGATCACCTTCCGTCGGGAGTACGAGAAGGCTCGTGTCTATCCGAAATTCTTCTTCCTCGATGCGGTGGTCGTCCATGCCTATCATGATCCAGAGATCGCTCTGAAGATGCTCAAGCGGTTGGAACCTGAGACGTACGCAGATGTGGTAGTGGTCAAGCAAGAGGGATCTGTCCAGCATACGCATACGCATAACATCGGTGGAATCATGGAGCGGGTGGTCGAGCGGGTGGCTCTGCTCCGTGGATCCTCAGCGAAAAGCATCGGAGCCTCGTCAACTGTGCCAGTGCTCCCGGTTGGTAAGAATGGCAGGCCGCACGATCCGCGACCGCCACGATGAAGTCAACTCAGAATGGAGGATAACGACAATGCCCGTGAATCCGAATAATCCACAGTGCGGATCCATTCATCTCTTTGTGTGGGGGAATGACAACTCAGGGCGGCCTGCGACAAACGGGCCACAGCCGAAGGAGCCGCCACCGGGAACACTCTGCGTCTGTAAGCAGACAACCTGGGCGGCCGAGAAACAGAAAGCGAATCTGACGTAGTGGATCAGCAGGCTGAAATCGCCCGCTTGACGCATGAGCGCCTCCACTGGCAGGATGAGGCGACACGGTTGAACAGGATTGTTCATGCGCAGCGTGCGCGGATTCAGCAGCTTGAAGGGAGTCCGCAGACATTGCTCTGGCGGCGAGTGGTTACGTTCTTGCAAGTGATCGAGCCGGTACTCTTGCGGGCGACACATCGTGAGGATCGCATGGATCTCGAGAAGAAGATCAGAGAGGTGATCGATGTCTAGTGTGCCTGAGATGCCACATATGGCTGGGCTCGGGGCTGAGGGTCCTGGGTGCAATTGCCCAGGAGAGATCTCGGCAGAGTTGTTCGACGATCCACAGGTTCATCGCGCAGTCTGCCCACGTGGACAGTGGCTTGAGCAGCAGATTGCGATCAATGAGAATGTCAAACGCTGGCCTGGGCAGCAGGCGATGGTCAACGATCCGATTCAGATGAAGATGCCGTTGTCAGTGTGTCCATGCAAGGCGATCATCGAGGATGAGGCGAAGAGCTTCGAGCAGGAAGCGAGTGGGTATCCGGCGGGGAGCAAGGAGAATCAGGTGTTGCTCATGCACGCTGAATACCTTCGTCAACTCTCAGCTCGCACAGAAGCGCGGCGTCGATTCTCGCATGCAGTGCAATCCTGATGGACCATTACCAGTGCCCACGCTGTCGGCGTTCGATGGCAACCAGTGAGCCATTGCCTCCTGGAGTTCCTGGATGCATTTGGTGTGGGATGCTGGATCGTGAAGGTGTTCCATTGACGCACCTTGGTGTCACGATCGAAATAGCAGAGATGGCCAAGCAATTTCCACCGGGGACCAAGGTCAAGCACATTCTGACTGATCAAGAGTTGGTGGTGCTCGAGCTCGAGGGTGACGGGTCAACGGGTTGGTTCACAGCGCGTGACAAGGGGATGTCGACACACCGTGTGCGCTACGTTGAGGTCACGCTGACGACCACGGTGCATGCGAGTGGTCAATATCTCTGATGAATACGAAAGTGTTAGTGCTTGGTGCGAGTGGGATCATCGGGCAGCATCTCCGTCGATGGGAGCCTGGGAATCTTCAGATCACGTACTCGAGTCGTCAGGAGTTGCCATGGCAGACGAGTGTACAGGTCAACTTCACGACACACATGGATGTCGAGCGGTTCTGTGATCTCTGGGATCCAGACGTCATCATCAATCTCATTGGGGAGAATAGTCCTGATGCGGTTGAAAAAGCACCTGATCAGTACTGGTTCCAAAACGTCGAGATTCCGCTCGCACTCAAGCGGTGGTCAGACAAGCGGAAACGGTGGATTGTTCATGTAAGTTCACAGGCGGTGTTTGGTGGTGAGCACGCTCCGTATGGCACTGCGATTCCGAATGGCGACATCGATCCACCGGTGAATCACTACGGGAAACAGAAGCTCGCGACTGAGAAACTGATGATGATGCGTGAGCACGAGACGATGATCTATATCGTCAGACTTACGTTCATTCTCGGTGTCAGACCCTGGCCAAATCTTGGACGAGCGAATCCACTGGAGCAGATGTACAGGAGCAAGCTACCAACGAATCGCTCGCTCAGGCCAAAGCAGGTTGCTGATCGGTGGTTCTCGCCTTGCTTCGCCAACGATGCGGCGTCGTTCATTTGGCAGCTAGTTGGGACATTCAAACCATTGGATCCACTGCTTGATCGATTTCTGACTCGCAAGCGCGTATTCAATGTTGGGCTCCCGATGAAAGTCAGTCGTGCTGATGTTGCATTTACCGTTGTTGCCAATCTGTTGCATCATGAAGGGAGGCTGCCAGATCTCCTCGCGCATCAGGATGTTCTGCTTGCCGTGCAGCATGACAAGGCGTTCCCGGATCTTGCCCAGCGCCCGATCGACACGACATTCAACAGCGATGCCGTGCACGATGAAACATGGGATGAAGCACTCAACGTCTGTACAGCGGAGTGGAGGACACGGATGGATCGACAGAGTGAGCATGATCGGGCACTAGAGTTGTCACTGTTCTTGGGCATTCGCGAAGGTGAGGCGCGAGTCCAGCTGATGCGCGGATTCGGTGCCTTGCACGGTGAAGTCGCCAATGACTTCCGTGCAGCGCGTGTCCGTAAGCAGCAGTGGACAGACTTCGATCTGCTGATGTGGTACAAGCAGACGAACGCCTATCTCTGGGAGTTGAGCGCGTATCACCTCGATACCGGGTTCAACTACACCGGGATGTGCACAGGGATCTCACAGCATCTGCTGACCGAATACGGCCCTGGGGCAGGCGTGGTGGCCCTTGGCGATGGCATCGGGGATCTCTCCATCAGCCTGGCAGAGCATGGGCTCAGCCCGATTTACCACGACTTGCTGGGGAGCCAGACAGCCCGGTTTGCAGTCTTCAGGTTCAACAGGCGTGGGCTGACTCCGCTGCTGATGCTCACTGATGACTGGGCACCACCGAAAAAGCCGGACGAGACAGTGTCCGGGAAGATCAAGGCGGTGGTGGCCCTCGATTTCTTCGAGCATCTTATCAACGTCGAGGATTGGGCTGAGAGCGTCTTCGAGCTGCTGGATACTGGTGGGCAGTTTCTCGCGCAGAACGCCTTTGGCATCGGTGATGACGAGCACGAGGGGAGCATTCCGATGCACCTTACGCGGAACAACAAGTACGTCACCGAGTGGGAGCCACTCCTCACTCGGATCGGATTCACCAAGCTGCCGAGTGGCTGGTGGGCCAAGCCGTGATCGTTCCGAAGCCGGAAGCCAAGAAGCTCATCCTCGATTTTCTGAGTCATGACGGCGATGGATTTCATACGGTTGATGCACTGCTGGAGTTGTTGTATCCACCTGTATCTGATGTGCTCGTCATTCCGATGGACAAGGCGGAGTTCTGTGCGAATCTGCTCTGGCAGAGTACATTGAAGATCATGCAGCACGGGGGCGATGAGCTCGCCATCGCGCGCGAGCACAAGCAGCGTGATGTGGAGCTGGGCCCGTATCTGAACGAGCGGGATCTCGACTTTCTCAAGCAGTGCGTGCTCCACAACGTCTGGGTCATTCGGTGGTTGGTCTCACATGTGAAGGAGAATCCATGAGCAGACGTCTTGACATCGGTATCGCCAGCTACGGCAACCCCATTGGGTTGCAGCGGTTGATCGAATCGCTGATAAAGACATGTACCACAGACTGGCGAGCATTCATCATCTGCAATCCGCACCCTGATGTGGAGCAGGCTCGGCAGGTCGGGATTCTCTACCAGAGCATCGAGCGGCAGCTGGGGGCGAAGGTGAAGCTAATTCATCCGAAGGACAACATCGGGTACGTTGGGGCGGTGAATCGGATTCTCAATGAATGTGAGACCGAGTACATCGCGTACTGCGATCATGACGTCATTCATCACACGCAGGGCTGGGACGAGATGATGGCGGCAACGCTGGATCGCTACCATGAGCTCGGCATCATCTTCCCCAACGGTGGGGCATATCCGATTCCTCGGGCGGTGTACACCGAGATCCTGTGGGGCGTCGGATGCAACTGGATGATGCCTAGGCGTGTGGCCAGTGAGGTTGGTGGCTTCGATGCAGAGATCGGGCATCATGAAGAAGTCGACTATCAGACCAGGCTTCGTCTGGCTGGCTACAAGATCGCCGCCCTGCATCAGATCGCGGTACAGCACATGGCTGTAGCGTCCAACGATCCGGCGTCACAGGATCGAATCAGCAAGGGCGTGATCAAGTGGGTGAACAAGTGGGTGCGCTACTTCGGTGGGCAGAATATGTCTTACTTTGCGAGCAACGTCCTGCGGCATGAGGACTGGCCTACCAGTGCACTCTACCTCGAGGAGTACTTCAAGCAAGCACTCCCGGATCTGAACCTGAATCCGGAAGTAGTGGTAGTCAACGGACAAGAGTTTGATCTGATTCGTGTCCCGCGGCTCAAAGGCTTCTACCGGAATCGCATCATCTAGGTGGGGAGAGAGTCTAGGTATGGGCGAGTTACGGAAAATCCCGATGCGGGTGGAGTTCATCGATGTTTCGGTTGTTGATAGCGTGCAGTATCGGCTTCGGTCGATTGATGAGCTGTATCATCTCAAGCTTGGTGTGATGATGCATATCTCGAATAAGCCGAACTGGGTGATCGGTGAAATTGTTGAGATCGATGTCCCGATGGAGAGTCAGCGCGAAGGTATTACGATGCGCAAACTACGGGAAGTGGCGAAAGGAAAAGGTGATGGCGACAAATCGCAGTGATGTAGCATGCATGATGCGGATCAGGAACGAAGAGCGGTGGATTCAAGAAGTGTTGAGTAAGACGTTTGGAGCCGTACAGACCATCGTCGTGCTCGATGATGGAAGCGATGATCACACCAAGGATGAGTGTATTGCAGCGTGCGGTGGACTCATCGACATGCATGAGGATGGAGCGATTCAGGTGTATCAGGGCAAGGAGACTCCCGCCGGAGATCGCAATATCCTCCATTTCATCAAGAGTCCATTCAGGCCGGCAGCGCGTGAATCACAGGCGGTGAGCGAGATCAGGGACAAGAACTTCCTCTGGGAATACTGCAAGAGCAAGGTGCTGTTCAGGCACATGCTCTGCCTGGATGGTGATGAGGTGCCGAGTCAGGCGTTCATCAGGGATTTTTCTCAGATCATTGGCTGGCTGGAGAAGCAGGTGGATGTGGTGAGCATTCCGTTCATCTACCTCTGGGACTCCAACGCGCAGCGGCGGGTGGATGGGATCTACGGGAACCTCGCTGATGGGTATCCGCGCCTCAGATTTCCACGACTGTTCACCATCGATCGCATCACGGCGGATCAGCTTCACATCATGCGATTCTCCTGGGAGGGGAGCAAGGGCGGATTTCACTGTGGTTCCATTCCGCGGGAGAACTTCAGGCCGAACGGTGTGGAGCCTACGAGCGCGGTATTCGCTCGTCCACTGATTCACTATGGCTACCGTGATGATTCGGATCGGCGTCGGAAGTATGCCTTCTACAACCAGATCGATCCGGGCAACAAGTTCGAGGGGGAGTACAAGCACATCATCGGTGAGCCGAACGTGCATGCACCGGGGCAGGTTGCACTCATCCCATGGAGCGATCAGTGATTTGGGTGCGACTCTTGGTGACAGCGTGCCTCATGGTTGGGATCTATTCCGAGACAGGATTTTGGACATGCTTGGCATTTCTGTTCCTGGCGATGGCGCTCGAAGCGATCGCCAAGGTGCTTAAGGAAATCGAATACACACTCAAACTTCACGGCTGGGTGCGCTGATGGCGAGTCAGATACATCCATGTCAAGCAAGCGGACGCCGTGATCTGCAAGTGTTGTACAACGGCAGTGTCTGGACTATGGTGGATCCGATTACTGGTGAGATCCTGGTGGTGAATCTTCGCTACTGCCCGTATTGCGGGAAGCCGCTTGCGGTCGACTGCGAGGTCTGTCATGGGCCGTGTCAAGGTCACTGAGCGCTACCCGCCGTTGATGCGGAGCGACTGGGTGACGACCAGAGATGGTGGGCTCGGAAGTGTGATTCGGATCGCCAAGGATGGCGCATGGGCTGATGTTCGGTGGCGCGATCCATCGATGCATCCACCGGAATGGAGCAAGCGGATGCCGCGACGAGCCCTGATCATCAAGACGACGATTCAACTGCCTGGTGGGGTGACGATCACGGATGTTCATCGTGCACAGGAACTTGGCCATGAGTAGCGGTAGCCTCGCCCCGACACCCTCGCGGCGTGGACTCTGCGATGTCCTGTATCGGAATCAGATGGTGGATCGGGCGTTGGTTCACGTCGTACTTGATCGCCTGAATGCCCTGCCTGGGCTCGGCGTCTTTTCCATCTGTGCCGGACATCCGCGAGGTCCGGGAGATCGTCAGGCGTCGGTGATTTTCCAAGGGCGATCGCTCAATAGCTTTGCCCCGTATCTCAAGCGGTGTGGCGCGACAGAGTATGAGCCGATTGTTACGCTGTACAACACGCGGTGGCACATGGAGATTCGCTGTGATGTGCATGGGCAGGCACCTGATCAGTGGTGGTATGGGCTTGTTGATGTGCTTGAGGAGAATCCAGATTGTACGAGGTGGATGAAGCGATGAATGCGATACGTGTCAGCAGGACGCTTGTCTGCGAGTTATGTGATAGCGGGACTGATGTACAGGTGGTCCCAGTTGTGTTCGAGCGTGAGGATGGCTCGTATGGCGATCCAGAATCCGCCGTGAGCATGCGACTCTGTGCTGACTGCCGCGAGGAATGTACACCATGAATGCGACGAGCGTGGCCAGGGAGATCGCCGGAGCCTTGCATCGCTATGCCAACGATCATATTCCATGGGCATCTGGGAAACGGGAAGTGCTCGATGCTGTACGAGGGATCGAGCAGTATGCGAGGCTCATCATCGAGCAGGCGATTCAGACAGCGGTGAAGAGTGTCACGAAGGATGATATCTGCGAGATTAGTGGCAAGCATGTTGAGTGTGCGGATCCAGGGGCGCGATACTGTCCATGTAATACCTGCCAGCATTATCTCCAGCGCATCATTGCGACGGTAAGAGCACAAGTCCACAGTCCTGAATGCGTGCTTGCGCATGAGCCCGGTCAGGGTGGACGCTGTCTTGACAAGGACGGGAGAGTGCTATGATTGAAATCTGGTTTATGGTCTGGCTCACCTGCGCGGGTGGGCACTGCTGTGCCTGAGCGGATCGAGCAGGAGTTCGCGACAGAGCAGGCCTGTCTCTTTGCGCTCGATTTCTACCGTGTGCGGGATGGGGTGATCGGTGCCTGTACCAAGGAGCCCAAAGCATGATGAATGAGAAGGATGCGCTCGTGCAAGACACCCTCAGAGTGGAGCGGCAGCGTGTGTATGATCGCCTGTATGCGCTGCCCATGGATGAGGCCGAACGGCAGCGGGTGTTGAACCAACTCCGGCCTGAGATGGTCGTGGCGATCGATGCCCGGATCATGGCCTGTGCGGAGTATTTCATCGACAACAACAGTGTGATCCTGAACAAGCGCCCACGGGAAGAGATGGTGAGCGAGTTGGCCAGGATCTTAGCCAACGATGTGGATGCGTACGTGGGGAGGAATAGTCCGACAGGGCGGCTGAAGCAACAGACGCGGATGGGACACTACCTGGACTGTCCACGGAGTCGCACGCCCTTCCGTGGTGAGTGCATCTGCAGGGTGAGGACATGATGAAGAAACGAAAGGTGAAGTGCGAGGGGTGTCAGCGTCTGAGACTGCTGGGTGGAATCTGCGTTTGGTGTATCGAGCGGGGACGCTGATGCGGCACCTCAACGCGGATGGGACACGACGGCAAGCGCATCGCTGCAGGCAGTGTGGGAAGACCTGGCCATGGATCGACATGGAGCGTGGGTATGGGGTGCCAGGCTTGTGCAGGCTGCTGCTGAGAGTCCCACTGCTCGGGATTCACCACTACATCACCTGCCCGCGATGATGATGTTCTGGCGTGCATTCAGGACAGCGGTGATTGATGGGATACTCCTCTGGCCACGGCTCATCAGGCGGTGCCTGAGATACTTGAGACAGCGTTCGTGAGTGAATGAATGCTTATGCATGCCATGGTGATCGCTCCAGAGAATGAACAGGCTGGTGATGGTCACCTCATCAGTCATGTGTGGACAGCGTCAGCCTCACTCTGCTATCCTGCCTGAGCAAGAGGAGTCACCGTCAATGACGCTCTCACGGGAACAGCGTGCAACACTCGAAGAGCTGAACCGTCGAGCGAAACGCTTGGCGCGAGAAACTCGTCCAGCCTATCGCATACGTCGTGAGCGGTGGGCAGTGGCTCGGCGGATTCTCTGGCTGTGCTTGCTCATGATCGGCGTCTTTTCAACGTTGGCCTACCTCTACATCCGCTGATGGCGCGCATTCATTATCAGCGGATCATGCTCCATGGGAATCTCAGGAGCCTATGTCCAACCAACGTCGATCCCGCGAAGCTCAGTCCACACACCAACCTCATCACCTGTCTCGATTGCATCAAGCGGCTGAAGCGGGCTGGGAAGTTGGCGGGGCAAGTCATTACATCATCGTGCCCCCATGGCTGCGGCCCAGCGAGCGCGTGTCGACGCAACGGCCATACGCCTGCCGGTTCTGCCGGACAGGCCTGATGTACATGACCACGCCCCACCTCTGCGAGGCGATGGTGGTGGCGAGCGAGCATGATAGCAGACTCGCACAGCGTGTTGACTGGTGTCGACGGACACTCAGACACGCGCTGAAGAAAGTGTTTGATCGCTACGAGATCCTGGATGAGGTGCTCGGGATATGAGCAAGTTCAACTGGACTCGAGGCTATCAACACTTTGATTTGTTCGATGCGTTCAACGCTGATGACGAGAAAATGAAACCGCGTCGTGCCGGGCGGCGCTCCACCCAGTCTGACCAACGACACAGGGAGAGCGGACATGGCCAACGAGACACCAGCAGTCCTGTTGAACCTCAGGGAAGGGCAGACGGTCCTCCAGGGGCAGTCCGAGCAGGAGGCGCCTAGAGAACCCCAGTCTGGGGCCAAAGTTTCAACCCAGGGGCAAGATGAAGCCTTGGCAGGGGATTCTAAGGCTGCCTTCGGGCAGCGGACCCCAGGCCGGGCGCTCAAGGTGCTGGTGCCATCCTGCACTGATCAGTTCCTGAATGTCTGTCTCGCCTCGATGGAGCGGAGTCAGCCTGGCTCCACTGTCCACGTGGTGGTCGGCGACAACGGGATCTCCGAAGCCCTGAAGCAGAAATACCCGCAGGTCACGTTCATCACGATCCCCAAGCCGTTCGTCTTTGCCCGCGCGATCAATCTCATGGCGCAAGCGGCTGGACAGTTCCACAAGCAGCTCCGCGAAGATCAGGTCATGGAGTACATCGGGCCGGATCTGCTCGTGCTCAACGATGACTGTGAGGTGGAGAGTATCCACTGGCATCACTGGGTGCAGCAGGCGTTGATGCTGCCCACGCATCAACAGTACGGGATGCTGAGCCTGGAGATCAACGGGGGTGTGGGCAACGACGAGCAGAAGATCACCCACAAAGGTCCGGATGATCTGACCGAGGTCCAAAAGCCGCTGATGTTCGTGGCGGTAGTGATCCGCAACGAGTGCTGGCAGGAGGTCGGCCCACTCGATGAGCAGTTCGTCGGCTACGGGTTCGACGACAACGACTACAACATCCGGGTAAAGGCGAAGGGCTGGAAGTGTGGGGTGATGGGCGCGGCGAAGGTGAAGCACGGCATGGCTGGCTATCCCCACTCTTCCACCTACGCCCGGGTCAACGATCAGGCGCAGTGGAATCGGATGTACGAGATGAACGGCAGGTTGCTCAAGCACAAGTACGGACTGGAGAGCGTGAAGAACCGGCTCTGCCTCAACATCGGCTGTGGGGACACACCCAAGGCGGATGAGCAGCTCGATCGCTGGTTGAACATGGACATCCAGGCGTTCCAGGGCGTCCAGATCGTTCGGGATCTCCGGCGAGGGATTCCAGTGCCTGATGAGTGCTTCGATCACGTCCTCTGCGACAACGTCCTCGAACATTTCAATAGCGAGGATGTGATCTTCATCATCAACGAGATCGACCGGGTGCTCAAGGTTGGTGGCACGGCGGAGATCATCGTGCCGCACAGCCTGGTTGGCCAGGGTGCCTATCAGGACCCGACGCACAAGTCCTACTTCGTCCCACGCAGCGTGCTGTACTGGAATCAGGAGATGAGCGCCCGCGGTGGTCGCTTCGTCGGGATCACGGCCAATCTGCTGCCACACCCGGATGTCGAGAAGGGCGTCCAGGTGTACGGGGATCAGAGTCATACCGAAGAGTTCATCCGGTTCATCCTCATCAAGAAGGCATGGAACAACCCGAACCCGGTGCTGACGTTCTGATGGCGGAGTACAGCGTGATGCGGGCGATGTACCTCTGCTACCTGTTTACGTGGGATCGTCCGGCGTATGAGCGTGAGATGATGAAGGCATGAAAGCGTCATCAATCATCATTCCGATCGTACTCATCATTGTCATGGTGGTCGTAGTGCCATGCATCATGAAGTTGCTCGGGCGGTGGTGATGATACCGCGACGCGATCTGCTGAGGATGCTGAGTGGGAGCGTGGTGAGCATCCCGTTCCTGACACGCCTCTCGAGCTGGTATGGCACGCTCGGGCAATGGCTGTTGCATAGCAAAGAAGGCGTGCTCAGGCTCGAGGCTGCCAGGCGTCTCGTGGAGATCCCAGGTGGGGCGCTCGCATCACTTGGTGGGCCAGGGCCGAACACGTTCGTGAAGTACATCGAGCATGCTCGCGTCGAAGATATGTACAAGGTCGCCCAGCGTGGTCGTCAGTGGATCGGCCATTGGCAGACGACGCACGGGCGAATCCTCGGCTGGGTGGATGCCACTGGTCGAGCGTGGTGGGCGAAACCATGAGTTCGCTCCTTGACGTCGCCTGCATTGGTGGGTTTGATGGGTGCGGTGAACATACAACCAGGAGGCTGAGCATGGCCAAGAAGAAAGACGATGAGCAGGAGCAGGGGCAGGGTGAGCAGCAGGGTGAGGGTGGGGTGCCGCAGTCCGGGTCATACGACTCGGTGAAGGCGGAGATCCTAGAAGTGCAGCGTGAAGTAACGCAGGCGCTGGATCTGCTGGAGCATGGTGAGGCGCATCAGGCCAAGGCCGTGCTGACCACCAGCAGCGCCAGGCTCGCCGAGATCGTCCGCGTCGCCTGCTGATGAACCGGCGGGGCTTTCTTCAGCTGCTCAGCAGTGGTGTCATGGCGAGAGTCGTGACATCACTGCTCCCCGCTATTCCATCAGTCATCATCACGCCGACATACGAGGTGAGCAAGGCGTGGCTCGATGAGATGTCTCGCCAGTACGGGCGGTCGATGATTCACAGCTTTTCCTGTGAGCTGTTCGACAACGACACAGAAGGGGTGATCACGCATGCAGGGCGTTGAAACCGGACCAGGACAGGGCGGCGTGACCGTTGCGGTGCCATCAGGCGGGATGACGCGCTTCATCACGTTCGAGATGTCAGTGGAGGGGGTGTTCGTCCCGAAGGATAGCAGCTACGCCAGGAATTCAGGGAGCAGTCCGGCGTGGAATCGGAACGAGGCGATCAGACGGGCGATGCTGAATCCGCTGGTGACCCACCTCTTCTTCGTCGATGATGATCACATGTTCAACCAGGAGTTGATCATGAATCTGTTGGCGCACAAGCTAGAGATCGTCTGCGCGCTGACGCTCCTGAGCAAGCCGTATTTCTGGCCGGTCTTGTTCTCCGATGAAGTGAAGATCGAGGGCAAGACCAAGTGGCAGTCGATCCCGTGGACAGAGCTGGATCATCACAAAGGCCTCTACGGGCCAGTCTGGGCCTGTGCTGGGGCGGGCATTCTCGTGGCGAAGACACTGCTTCAGCGCATTCCAGAGCCATGGTTCGCGCTCGGGCAGTACAACAAGGAAGACTGCCACGAGGACATGTACTTCTACGATCAAGTCAGAAAAGCTGGGGTGCCACTCTACGTCGACCTCGACAACGTCATGGGACATACCGCACCCTGTACAGCCTTGCCGGTCAAAGGCGAGGATGGGCTCTGGTACGTCCACCTCATCTGGGAGAACGGCGAGACTGTGAAGCTCTCCAGGAAGGATTCAGCGATGCGGACGCAGATCCTGAACGGGGCGAAGTGATGAGTCAGTTAGCGTATCCAGGCACGCCACTCAAACAGCGTCGTCAAGAAGCTGATGCGATCTATCACATCCTCCGTATGATCGTACGCGAGAAGGATCAGAAGGCATGACTAGGCGGTGGTTCCTCAGCCTGCTCGGGCTCATCAGCATCGGCTGTGCGACACGGTACAGCGAGAGCATGGCGGCGATTCCGACGCAATGTCAGGGGAGCTATCCACTGGAAGTGGTGGGCAAGCCACAACTCATTCAGCGTGTCGTGCAGTACTCAGTCGATGTTCCGCGAAAGATGGTGACCGAGATCTGGGTGAGTATGGTGAACGGATTCGAGTACGAATACAGGATCGTCAACGGGCGCGTGGTCTCATGCCGAGCGAGGAAGCTATGACCTGCATGTTCGAGATCTCACGGCATTGCTTCAAGCGCATTGCAGTCCCAGAGTGGGATCGCTGGACGATCTATCTGCTCTGGTGTCTGAAGCTCAAGATCGATCGGGCGTGGCTGGATGATCGCCAGTACAATCCGTGGTTCTGGCCACGGGTGTTGCTCTGGCGTCGCCGGCATCCGATCTGGGTCAACAGGATTGGCTGCCGGATCGATCGCCTGATGATCGACATGAAGCTCGGGATCTTCTTGCTGAGTCGGACGCACGGCGAACGTGGAGTGGAGATCTATACCACCAAGGCGTATCGTCGGGCGCAGGACTGGGCGAGGAATCAGCGATGAGTCGTGCTCTTCCCAATGGGTTGATGATTCCACGTGAGGCGACGCTGCTGGATGCCGGGACACGCCCTGGGTATGGTGATGAGCCAGGCGTGGTGAACTACGCGGTCTGGTTCGTCGACATGATTGGATACAAAGGCGAGCCTTCGGTGATTCTCCAGGTCACCACGGACAAGGGTGCAGAGAAAGGCTGTGGCGTCATTCTCACCCGCTCGATGCTCCAGTCGATGCTGAGCGATATTATCACCAGGCAAGGTTCATCCATCCCGGTCAGGACATGAGCATTTCAGCTGAGGCGAAGTTCAAGTGGGCGATCAAGGATGCCTGGGCGAAGGGGATCTATCCTGGGCCAACGTTCTTGAACGCACTCATCCACAATCGGCGGAGTGATAACCTCAACAGTCGCGAGACTATGTGGCGGCGTGAGGTGATGCACGAGCTCAAGATCCCGCTGAAGCGGCCCAAGGGAAGTCGAGCAGCGAAACGGCAGATGACAGGACGCCCACGGGCAATCGAGCCTAAGATCCTCTGTTGCATGAACACGCCAGGGTGCCGCTGCTGTGCCTGAGCGGCCTCGGAAGTCGCGACGTCGCCGCCTGGCTCGTCCGACCTGTGGATGCTGTGGTGGGAAGATCAATCATCTGAAGCTGATGCCGCTCTATCAGCGTGGACGCATGATCAACGAAGATGTGCTTGTGTACGACAAGGCGCTCTGGATCATCGGGCATTTCGAGACTGAGGGTGGGAAGCCACAGCAGTTCGTGATGGCGACCCATCAGGAGTGTGCGAAGCTCTCCAATCAGCTCGAGTTTGATGCCGGGCTCAGGCGCAACTGATGTATTACAAGACCGGCACCCGGTATCTGGAGATCCCGCCGGACAAGGAGCAACTCGAAGAATCTGAGGAAGTCCGGCAGCACCTGATCGACATCAGCACCCGCTGGTTCATGAATCCCGTCCACTTCGTCTGTGAAGTCCTGCAGGCGCAGCCCGATCCCTGGCAGTGTGACTTCCTCGATGCCGTCGCCGACCCGGACCCTGAGAGCGAGAACATCGCCATGCGGGCGTGTCACGGGCCAGGCAAGACAACGACCCTGGCTTGGGCGATCGACTGGTTTACGGCGACTCATCCCTACGCCAAGGTGCCGACCACGGCGCCGACGTTCAACAAGCAGGTCCGGGATATTCTCTGGGCTGAGATCCACAAGTGGTGGCGCATCGGGATGGAGAATCAGGACTTGCCGGAAGCCCAGTGGTTGATGAATCAGTTCGAGCTCACGACCACGCGCCTGTACGCCAAGCATGCCCCGAACGAGTGGTTCAGCGTTGGGATCGCGAGCAGTGAGCCGCTCAACATCGAAGGCTATCACAGTCCGTATCTGCTTGCGGTCTTCGATGAAGCCAAGGGCGTGAAGAAACAGATCTGGGAATCCGTCCAAGGCATGCGGACGACGCAGTCCGCGAAGCTGATCGTGGCGAGCACCCCAGGTGGCCCGCTCGGGGAATTCTACAAGGTGTTCACGGCGTACCGGTCGACCTGGAAGCGGACGTTCGTCATTCACCCACGGGCCCTCCAGGGACAGCTCCGTCGGAAGGAAGCGCCGCCCTACTCGAAAGGTGGGACGTACTACAGCGATCGCGTGCGACCAGAGTGGATCGCCGAACGCAAGGCAGAGTGGGGTGAGGATTCCCCCGCATTCATTGCTCGGTGCATCGGGGACTTCCCCACGGTCGAAGGCGATGTACTCATCCCCTACTCCTGGCTCAGTGAGGCCGAGGATCGTGAAGAGGGCGTGGGCGGGGACATCACCGTGGTCTCCTGCGATGTGGCCCGCTACGGGCGAGACCGGACGATTCTCTTTGCTGGCCGTGGAGGGACGATCATTCATGGGGAGAGCATCGCACGGACGCCGGCAGAAAGCTATTCCCCTGACGCCACGGATGCCAATGTGGGAGCGAATCCTCGTCAGCCTCGCTATCGGAGCGTTGATGCTACGGCTGATTCTTGCCGTCGTGTTCGACAAGTGGTGGGCGGTGACGTCATCGTTGTTGATGACACTGGTGTTGGCGGAGGCGTCACTGATATTCTTCGTCGCAAGGGTGAGAAGGTGGTCGGGATCAACTTCGGCAGCAGTCCAACGGACAAGCCGAAAGATGCCGATGAACGCGCTGCCAGGAACCGCAAACATCTCATCGATTCGAAGTTCGTCAACCTCAAAGCGGAGATGGCCTGGGCGCTCCGCTCCGCGTTCGAACAAGGGCTGATTGCCCTCGGGCAATTGCCTGTGCCACTTCGCGATGCCTTGGTTGCGCAGTGCTCGATGGTGAAGTACGAGCTCGATGCTGTCGGGCGGATTCGCATCGTGGATCCTGATGAACAAGATGAGTTGGCCGCTGCAGCCGGAACGCTTGAAGGCAAGAAATCACCAGATCACTTTCACAGCCTGATTCTCTATTGGTGGATCGCTGGGAACGTGGGACGTGGCATCAGACCGAAGTCGGGCTCACCATCGATTCCGTCGACGATCAAGCGACTAGGACAGCAGGGGCAGGCGGCGAGAACAGGGACACCGAACGCCCCGCAAGTACGTGGCCCAGGGCAAGCGGGCTGGGTCAAGCGACGTTACTAGTGAGAAGGAGATCTTGATGGAGTCAGTCGGGAATAGCGGGCCAGACATCCTGGCAACGCTTGACGGAGAGCAGCAGCCGGGCTCAGTGATGGAGGGTGGGGGCAAAGGCTTGCGTCGCCCACTCTACGGCAAGTGGTTGAGCACGCCGCAGTACATGCCTGATCTCAAGAACGGTCCGGAGAAGTATTCCACTTCCGCGTACGACTACGCCAAGCGCTTCGCGGTGGTCGATCCGAGCATCAGCGAGTCGACGGCCTGGAAGCCAGACAAGCAACACGAGGTCAGCATCCCAGGGCTGCCCATGAATATGGTGCCACGTGATGTTGGTGGGATTGTCTTGGTGCCGAGTCGTGAGGGCAACCGGTGGCGTCCGGTGGAAGTCAAGAACTACGCCGAGCTCAAGCAACTCAACGAGAGTCGCTACGGGCGGGATAAGCGGCACATGGAATCGTGGGGGCGATTCATGGAAGCCCCGGGTGAGCCGTATACACCATCAGGGTTCACAGCAAGTCCAGGCGGTGATGCGACACGGCTCTGGGATACGGAGTTCGTCCCGATTACGAGCGGGCCGTTCTTCAAGCAGCTCTACATCTATGACTATCTGAAGATGCACTCGACCGCCTTTGCGATGGTGAACCACAACGCCTTGGCGGCGGCAGCCATCAAGATCTACGAGCGGTTCACGATCGGGCGTGGCATCAGCTACTCAATCAAGGATGATCAAGTCAGAAAGGTGTGGGAGTCCTTCTGGCGGCGGAACAACATGAAGCAGAAGTTCAAGCAGATGGCGCGGGATCTCCCCTGGCAGGGTGAGCTCATGCTCCGGTTCTATGAGAAGTCCCGGGGCGTGACCAACTTCAGGGTGCTCGATCCGTCGACGTGCTGGGAGGTGGTCACCGACCCTGAGGACATCGAGGAGGTGTATTACTACCACTTTCAGTGGCCGACCCCGTATCAGACGTGGGTGTCAGGGCAGATCCCGTCGAGCAAGTACATCATCCAGCAGGTCCCGCCGACGAACATCATGCACATCAAGGTGAACGTCAGCAGTCAGGAGAAACGTGGGCGCTCGGTCCTGCTGCCGGCGATGCCATGGATTCAACGCTTCAACGACTTCTACAACGGGCAGACGATCAAGGCGGTGCTCGAGGCGAACCTGGTTTTCAAGATCAAGGTCAAGGGTGATCAGACCGACGTGGATAGCTTCCTCGAGAATCCAGCACTCACGGAGCTGCCACCGCCTGGTGGTGTCTGGATCGAGAACGAAGCTGTGGATCTGACTGCCACCAGCACGGTACTCACAGCCGGGCGTGGCTCCCAGGGGATTGGCCAGCAGATCGCGAGCATTGTCGCGGCGAGCATGTGTCTCCCGAACGAGTACTTCAACATCGAGGGTGCCGCCGGTGGCGCCAGGGCCACGGCATTGGTTCGGACGGATCCGGCGGTCAAGACAATCGAGGATCAGCAGCAGATTCTTAAAGAGACCGGCGAGCAGATCTTCGAGCGCATCATCGCTGAGGCGATCAATGCGAGACTGCTCGATCCGAGCAAGAGCAAGTACAGCAACCCTGATACGACCATGGATGCCGGGGATGATCCAAACGAGGATGAGCCAACAGACGAGCGGCCAATGCGGGCACAGGCGCGGCTCGTCAGGACGGTGGGACGATGAGCACCGAGCGCCCTGACATCATCGAGTTGCACGAGATCCGCGAAGCTCTCGACGATCATACGCCGGTGAGTGTGGAGACGATTCTCGCCGAGAATGAAATCCAGCCCCTCCAGTTGGATCTCTTCCGTGAAGGTCTGGTCAGGACGATCGAGCGGTATGAGGAAGGTGGGTACGGGGGTGGCACTGAGCTCGTCGCCCCATGGACGCCGGTGCCGCTTCATCAGGCGCAGGAGTTCATCGCGAGCAACAAAGCCTATGCGCTTGAGATGATCTTCCCGACAGTGTTCGAGGAAGATCGCTCGATCAAGATCAAAGACATTGCGACGGCACAAGGGCTGGACTATGCGTCGCATCGGTGGAGTGCGGAACAGGTTGCGAAGGAGTTGGGGCGCGAGGATTTCGACTACGACCGTGAGATGCTGATGATCAAACGGGAGCGGGTCACCCTGCCCCCACCGCCAGCGCTCCCGGGCATGGAGGAGATTCCCCCAGGGGAAGCCCCAGAAGATTCATCTGGGGGCAAGCCTGCTCCACAGGGTGGGGAATTTGGGAAGGGGGCGACCCCCAGAGTCCAGGCGACGCTCAAGAACCTGGCCCCGTCTGATGAGGAGGCTCCAGGACATCGCTCCCAACTCTCGGGTCCAGTGGTTGCCGAGTTCAAGCGACAGCAGCGACAGAGCGAAGCGAATCAGAAGTTGTTCGTCCAGACGATGAGCGTCCTGACCGAGACGATGAAGACCATCGCCGACAAGATGAGCACGCCGCCATCGGTGACGGTGACGCCACCTCCTGTGGTGATTCCACCGAGTCCAGCCGCCGCCCCGGCGCCACCTGGTGAGGTCACAGTCAGGAACGAGATCATCATGCCGGATGCCCCACCAGTCGTGACACCACCAGAGCGGACGTTCGAAGTCATCGAGCGTGATCAGCATGGGTTTGCGAAGACCTTCCGTGAACGCTATCTGCCGAAGGGGAGCGTCTGATGGCTCGGGTGATTCTCACTGAAGCCGGGGCGACACAGTTCCTGAAACAGCAGGTTGGGCTCGAAGAGGCGGAGCCGCTCTGGCTTCGACTCTACGGCAACCCACATCAGCCAAATCGCAAAGACGATCTGCTGAACTACACCGAGTGTGGTGGGCATGCCTACGCCCCGAAGCTGATCAAGCCCTCGGAGTGGACGGTGATCAACCTCGATCATGGACTCGTCGGGGTGATTGCGCCGCCACAGATCTGGACGTTTGGCGATGGGCCACCGATGCGCGTCTACGGGAGTTATGCGACAGGATCCAAACGATCACGGCTCCTCTATTGGGGTGATCCGCTGGAAGGGAACTATGTCCTGGTCGAGCGCCGAGGGCAGCAGCTCGAGATCCAACCATGCTTGATCCGCGCCCTCGCGCCGGATAGTGTGATTGGTGGATGAGCGGGATGCAGAATGAGTGTTCCCCGATGAGCATGGTCATGGTGCACCGTTCGACCCGCCGGGTCCTCCATCTGTTCCACCTGGTCTGGCCAAGAAGCGTCGCATGAATTACGCCCGCGGTGTTCTGCTCTGGCTTGGCAGTGATGCACTTGGATCGACGAAGACTGTCACTGTAGGATTTCAGCCCAAGGCGCTGAAATTCACTGGCGTTACACCTGCTAACACTTTCGATCTAAATGATTTTGTCAGCAACATCCCGAGCAGTTGGTGGAGTTTTGGGTTTGCTTCGAGTCCGAGCAATCGTCGCTGTGTCGCCACGTTCGATGATAACGGTGCAGGCTCTGCAATTTGCTCGTCGGCCTTCCGTGATGATTGCATCGCAATAGAAATTAGTTTGACAACTCCGACGACAATTGCAGGGCTCCTCGATCTAGACGCGATTCTAAGCGATGGATTCAGACTGATTGTTGATGATGCTGCGAGTAATGGTCTTGTAATTATGTGGGAGGCATGGGGCGGCGACGATATCACTGTTGCCGAGGCGATCAGCATCGCCGAACCCGCTGCGACGGGAAATCAAGACTACACAGTCACAGGCTTTACATCAGACGGCGTTGGTCAAGCGGTTATGTTCGCCGGCGTACAGCAGACCGGCGCGAGTCCGGCGGTTGGTCGGACGGACAGTGGACGATGTGTGGGGTTCGCCTCTGGCACCCTGGCTGCGAACAACGCCGTCGTGATGGGCAACAGCGACGATGGCTCCGCGACGATGGATACGGACGGCTACTGCAAGACGGGCGAGTGCCTCGGGATGATCGCGCTTGCGGGCGGCAATCCCAGCGCCCGAGCCCAGCTGACGCAGTGGAACGCGAACGGCTTCCGGCTGAACTGGATCGCCCGGGCGACCACGAACCGCCGGTACATCGCCCTAGCGATCAAGGGCGGCCTGTGGCAGGCGGGTGCGTACACCATCGACGGGAGTACGCTGAACGCGACGGCGACGGTCAGCGGGTTGGCCTTCCAGCCTCTGGGAGTGGATCTCATCGGCCGCATGACGGTCGAGCAGGCGGCTGGCACGTCGACGGTGCAAGATCGGGTAGCGGTCGGCTCCGCCTCCTCGCCGTCGGCTCGGAACACTTTTGGCATCCTTTCGGAGAATGGTGTTGGAAACACCGAAATCGATACGATCCGAGAGTATGATCAATTACTTGCCTTCCCGAGTACGACCGGTACGATTCAGTCCCTGTACGACCTGAATGCGATCAACAGCGATGGCTTTCAGACTATTGTTGATACGGCGGGTGGTGTCGCGAGTGAGTGGCATGGCTATCTGACCTTCGGCTCGGCGGCTGCTCCATTCATCGATCTGACTCGTGATGAAGCGATCCCTGTCGAGTCACTCAGATCACTGCTGCTCACGATCGGGATTCCGCTCGAGAGTCTCAGGCAGCTGCTTACACTCACTGGGATTCCGGTCGAGAGTCTGATCTCATTCCTTGCCGGCACGACGATTCCGCTTGAATCACTGCTGACCCATGGACGCATCGATGAGATTCCGGTCGAGTCGAGTGCATCAGTGGTTGCAATCTCGCGCGATGATACAATCCCGATTGATAGCACTGTCTCGCTCGTCAGGGATGCGACGATCCCGATCGATGTGCTGGGATCATTGCTTCGCAGTGAGACGATTCCGATCGAGAGTCTGCGAGCCCTGTTCAGCGATGAGCAGATTCCTGTTGATGTCCAGGCTGCCCTCCTTCGGAATGGTGAAACGATTCCGATCGAGAGTCTCCGATCACTGCTCAGGGATGAGACGATTCCGATTGATGTCCTGGGCGTTGTCCTTCGGAATGGTGAAATCATTCCGATCGATGTGCTTGGGGCACTGGCTCGCGATGAAGAGATCCCAATCGATGTGCTCGGGAGTCTCCTCCGCGACGAAGAGATTCCAGTTGAGAGTAGTCAAGTCGTCATGCTTCAACGGGATGACACAATCCCGATTGATACGCTTGGCACGTTGGCTCGTCTGGCCAGCATCCCTGTTGATGTCCTTGGGGCGGTGCTCCGCGATGGGAGTACGATCCCGGTCGAAACACTGGCGGCATTGCTCCAGGACATTACCATTCCGATCGATGTCCTGCGGGCACTCCTGCGCGAGAGCATCATTCCGATTGATAGTACGGGTGCCGTCGTCATTCAGCGTGCTCGTGATGAAGACATTCCAATCGATGTCAGTGGGAGTTTGCTTCGCGATGATGAGATTCCGATTGATGCCCAGGGCAACCTGGTTCGCGATGCGACAATTCCTGTCGAAGCGATTGGGACAGTACAGGCGCGTGATGAAGAGATCCCGATTGACTCGGTCACGATCATTGCATTGGTTCGCGATGATGCGATACCAGTTGATAGTATTGGCACTCAGGTCTTTGCTCTGGATCGGGATGAAACAATCCCGATTGATGCGTCGACTGTGCCAGTGGCTCCAGGTGAATTTCTGGTCTTTACGCCAGGATCACCCTGGCCACCGTCCTGGCTTGTTAGAGCCCCACTGCTCAACCGCACGCAGCATCACGCAGTGCTCTATCTCGGCGGGACAAGCTGGAGTACATTCACCGGGAGCGAAGCTTCGTCCCAGCCCTCGACGCTGGTCAAGCCGGTCAAGCCGAAGCGGATCAAGAAACCACGCCCACAGCCGGCGCACCCTGGCTATGTTCGGGCGGCACACACCTCGATCATCTGGGTTGGGGGTCGCTCGACGGAAGCCACACGGATCGATCCGCTCACCGTGAAGCAACAGGACGAAGATGATATCATGAGTCTGCTCCCACTCCTATGAGTCTACTCATCGAAGCCACGAAGACACCGGCGCAGTTGCTCAAGGCGGCGAACGAGCATGTTCGCGATTGGTTGAATCGACGCCTGGACAGCGACGCTGTTGACATTGCGAAGCTCTATCAGGCCTCGCGTGATCGCCTGACGACGAACTTGCGTGGGATCTACGACACCTACTTGTCCGAGGATCCGTCGTATGTCAAGGCGCGGAGCACCGGGGCGTTCCGGCAGATGCAGGCCAAGATCGATCGTGAGCTGGATCAGCTCACCGACGAGGTCGGACAGCGGGCGACCGCGAAAATGGCGGACATGCTCAATCAACAGCCTGATGTTTTGGAGCGACGTCTTGCCCGCTTGCTCAAGCGTGGGCCGTTCTTCAAGTTGCCCGTCACGACGCAGCACGTACTCGGGGAGCTCACCACCAGTGTGATCGGGGGCGCGACATTCGAAGATCGCATCATGGCCATGGGCGATGACATGAAGCGAGTGGTGACCAACGATCTCCGGCGTGGTCTCATCAATGGCGATGACTTTGCGACACTGCGAGCCAAGATCAGCAAGACGTTCGGCGTCGACAAGCTGAAGAAGCCGGCGTACAACGCGTATGGCTCTGTGAAGGTCTACAAGAACGAAGCCAGACGCCAGTGGAATCTGTTGATGACGCAGCAGGGCGAACGGATGGAATCGTACATGGTGTGGTTCGCCATGATCGATGATCCAAACGTCACGCCAGGGTGTGTCGCGCGGCATGGTCTGCGCATCGACGAAGATCTCGATGGCGAAGCGCCACCCAGGCACTACAACTGCCGGTGTACGATCATGCTCATGGATGATCTCGACGAAATCAAGGCGATGAAGATGCAGGCGACTGCCGTGCTCTCGGGCATGGGCTACAGCCGACGGCAGGCACGGATGGAAGAAGCGTGGGATCCAGGGCAGCATCCTCGGGACGATGATGGCAAGTTTGCCGGGGGCGGTGGCTCGTCACCTGAAGATGTCAAGCAGTGGGCTGATGATGCCGGCGCGACGTTCGATGGGATTCAATCCTTCCCGAGCATCAAGGCCGATCCGCTGGTGTTGATCACGGACAACAAGTCACGCTCGACCGGCGTCATTCCGCTCAGCAAGATTTCCAAGAAGGCGGTGCAGGATAAGGTTGATGAGATCAGAGCGAAGTTTGCAAAGGAAGCGGGCTGGGCGTGGGGGCATGAAATCCTGCAGCCGGTCTCCACGATCACGGCGGTGATGCACGAAGCTGGCGCCGTCTACAAGAGCATCCCATGGCGGAGTCTCCCACGCGAGGCTGTTGGGTACGAGACAGGAACATGGGGGAGTCTCCTCACTGCCGTAGCGACGGATCGTCCGGATTCGGTGCTGCTCAGAAAGCGTGAGGGCCATGCTGTTGAAGTTCGGAGCTGGGCATCATGGCGTCCCGTGGAACCGACGGCGTATCCGATCGATACGCTCCAGGGCAGTGCTGATGATAGTGCAGTGATTCAACCACCATGGGATGTTCAAGTCGCCAGACTCCCGCGAGAGATCCTGCAACGCTGGCCAGCACTCCGAGCTGTGACCTTCCCTGTCATACCTCGGTTCGCCATCGCACTCGTCGATCAGCAGACTGCAGAGAACATTACGACAGGCGCAGTCGATCCATCAGAAGTTCGATGGAACGATGATGCGAACGGCAACTTCTTGCAAGCGCTGATGACAATGTTCTGGCGGCAGGGACATCCACCGAATCCGCACTTTGTCTTTGGTGAGTATGCCACTGAGCATGATATACAGATTCGAACGATCGTCAACGTCACGACAGGTGAGGTGATCTATGCCGCGGACGATTTCGCGTCCGACATCCTTGCTCCATACACTCGAGTTGCCGCAGCAGTACTTGAGCGTGATGGACGCATTTGGGCAATCATGCCTCGTGGCCTTGCACGATGGGTCCTGCCTGGTGGGCACATCGACGCTGGGGAGTCTGCCCGTGATGCCGTTGTTCGAGAGATGCTTGAGGAGACAGGCCAGCACGTCAGAGTAGTCAGACTGCTCGGCACACTCTTCAGGCCATGGAGTCGGACGATGGTCTTCCTCTGTATGAACATCACGAAGCACAAAGACTGGAGTTCAACTGACGAGACGGATGCCGTGCTCGCGATCGACTTCAGGGATCTCGCCACGGACGAGCGGCTATTCCTCCAACGTCACAACATCAAGGCACTCTGGGGAGAATCATGACCAAGCTGAAGCTGCCTTGCCTTGTTGTTCATCGTGGGAAGGTCTACCAGTTGAACGAGACGAGAAGGAAGGGGCTCATTCTTCAGGCTGCTGACCAGAACAAAATAGCAGTGGACAACACCAGAGGTGAGTGTTGTATACTCACCATCAACAAGCGGGTGGCGCTGAGGAGTCCGCACAGCCCGAGTGGAGGATAGGCGAATCTTCCACTCGGGCTTGTTGCATGTAGAGGATGTCAGGAGGCCCAGCGCAACAACGACACAGGAGGGCCGGATGACAACGAAGGGGAAAGCGGCGATGAAAGAAGTCAAACAGCTTCGCGAACCAGCGCGCATGCCGACACAGTGTTGTGGGCGTCCGATGCGGAAGCTCTCGCATCCGTCCAGCACGACAGGCGAGCTGAAGATCATCCTCAAGTGCGAGGGCACCTGCTCGCGGCAAGTCGACATCACGCCACCGAAGGAAGTCAAGACGCCCGTGACGACCGCATCAGCGGCGAAGCGGAGGCGCTAGGACTATGGGACTCGTCACCAACGTCGAAGGGATCGCGCGGGAGATGGGCATCCCGATCGGTGTGAATCCGATGAAGCCCGATGACATCGTCCTGAACAAGAGCTTCCAGTCATTGCCCCCGATGTGCCCGATCTGCTGGCCGACGAAGGTGCTGCTCTATCCGACGCATCAGGACATGCACAGCGGCAATCAGCTCTTCGAGTGCCTGAACGGGGAAGGGCATTACATGGCGGTGTATCACGTCAGTGCCCGGACCTGGGGGCAACGCCCTGGAGCAGTGCGAGAGAACTGGGCGCCACCGACGTTCGGGGCACCGCCCATGAAGAAGCCGGCGAAGGTGAAGGCAGGACGCCCACGGCCAGTGCCCGATGATGAGGGCGATGACGACGATGATGACGCCGCCGCGAAGACGGTGAAGGCCTCCAGGAAAAAGCGGAAGGTCAAGACGAGGAAATGAGCGAGACACAAGTCCTGCATGGCGAGCCCGGGCACAAGATCCGTGGCTTCGTCAATGAGTTGCTGGAGCGGCGTGGTGAGACCATCCGCGCCATGCGGCCAGCCCTCACAGCGCTCGTCATCGGGATCGTCGGACAATTCGAAGCGATGAAGGCGCAGTTCAGTTCCATCGATCTCAAGCAGGTCAAGTTCGCAGAGACCACCTGGACCCGCGATGGGCAGCTCGTCATCACCATCGGATACGGGGATCTCCCGCCGTTCATGGAACAGCGCTATCACGTAGATCCAGTCATCGAGGAGATCATCGAGAAGAATACGAAGCTCGAGGATCTTCGTGATGAGCTTGCACAGTTCGTCGCCGCGATGGTGGATCAGTGGGGCATGGTCAAGCAGCGTGAGCCGTTGATGATCCTGGCAGGGGTCAGCTACGACAACTTCCGCTGGCTCGACAAGCAGCTCGTCATCGACACCCGCGTCGGCGGACAGCTCTACGGCTGGAACCGCGGTGCGAATGCAGGAGCACGTGTGATGCTGTAGCAGACTTCGACTGTCTCGTCTCCCACGCCCGCCGGGACGCCAGCGGGAGTGTAGGCGGGATTGCTAGATGACAGAGGCGGAGGACCGGGCCCCGGCAGCTTGGTTTTCCGCCTTTGTTGTTGAAGACGAGACAGCCGAGGATAGTACATAACGACACAGGAGGCGATGATGAAAGTCGACAAGGATACGGGCGCACCGGGAAATCCGGTGGAGACGGTGGAAGAGAAGAAAGCATCACTCGCGGTACAGATCGCGAAGCTGGAGCAGACCATGGTGCTGGAGGCGTTCAACGAGATGAAACAGCGGGGCGATGCGGAGATGCGAGTCGCTTCACGGCGTGATCGCGCCACAGGCATGATCGAGATCACCTACATCGGCGTCCATGAGAAGGCGGACCTCGAGGGGTTGCGAGATCTCTACAAGCGTGTCAAGCGGGGGATGAACTTCTAGGAGCGATGCAACCAAGCACACTCGTCTGTGAGAGCTGGATCGATCAGGGCAAGAACATGCCTGCTGGATCCAAGAGTACGGAGATGTACACCGCGCAGGCGATGTTCTCGCACAGCCCGCTGCTCCGCAAGGGTGTCAAGGTGGTGCCGAAGAAATCAACGGCGAAGCACGAGCCGATTCCAGTCGCCGCCTTCGTTGATGATGTTCGGCGCAAGCTGAAACTCCGTAAAGCAATGAAGTCGAGTGAAGCAGAATTCACGCAGGCGATGCCCGGACGTCTCGAGACCAAGGAAGATGTCAACTACCGCTACGCGGAAAATCCCGCACGGTCCTGTGTCAAGTGTACGCACTTCCTCTTCCCTGGTGCCTGCGATCTAGTTGCTGGGTTGATTCGTCCCGTCGATGTCTGCAATGAGTTCGAAGCGAAGGATGATCCGATGCGTCGACAGGCGTCGCCAGTGGTGCAGGCCAGCTTCGTCGACAGTGCGAAAAAGGAATCAGCTGTTCCTGGCACCGATGAGCATGCCGCACTCCTGAGTGGACAAGGCTGGCGGTTTCATGCGAACGATCACGACACCATCGTCTACACGAATCCCGGAACGGATGAAGAGATCCGCGTCTGGGATTCCGGGAACTGGATTCGCTACACCGCGGATCAACAGGTCGTCTCGCAGGGACAGGGCGTCGACTCGCTGCAACAAGATTTGAGTGTACACGAAAGCGAGGGTGGGCCTGGATCAGGACGCCGAGGCCATCGTACGGAACGCCCTTATGCTGAGAAGCCTGGTGCCGGATTGGATTCATTTACTGGCAAACCTGTTGAAGGTCCACTTGACTTCAGTGGGAAGCCATTCAAAGGTCCACTCCAAGGTCCTGCCAAAGGTGAACCAGTCAATCCAAAGATTTCACCAGCGATGCGGGCCAAGTTGCGACGTCGTTTTGGAGCTAGTGAGGGTGGACCCGGTTCAGGGCGTCGTCCCGGTGGCAAGACGATCTACGCCAAGCAAGAGCCCGAGGGTGATGAGGATCGGCAGATCTCGACGTTCACCAGACGCGAGAAGCCCGGTGAGCGCAAGGCGCGGATCAAGCAGAAGCCAGTGGATCCATCGACGGCCAAGGCAATTCAGCGGGCGTTCCTGGTGGTCAGAGCATCGCTCGTCTCCGGTGAGAACGAGGCGATGAGTACGATGGGTGCGCATAGCGCAATCAGCGACATGCCCGGGAGCGATGCGCAGGACTATACCGCGCCAGGGCTTCGTCATGGACGGAGAGGAGCTGCATGAAGGACGTCGATCAGATCGCGAAGATGATCGAGCGTGAGTTGACGCTCAATGTCTTCATCGCAGATCCAGTGGATACATTCTTGGATTCCTTCGAGGAAGCCAACGAAGAGCCACGCTCGCCGCTTCAGAAGCTGTGGGATGCAGCGACGAAGCACAAAGACTGGAAAGCCTGCATGGCCAGTGCGGTTGGCGAAGTCTCTCCACCTGGTTGGGAGGGGACGGTCAAGGCGATGAAGAAACATCCCGACATCACCAACCCCTGGGCACTCGCCTGGTGGATGGACAACATGGGGATGTCTTCGCACAAGGGTGAGGGTGAGAGTGAGGGTGGTCCGGGATCTGGTCGCAAGGGTGGTGGCGCTGGCAAGTATGTCCCGCAACACATCGCCAATGCCCGTGCTGATCAGGCTCGTTTGCAGCGACACGACAAAGCTGAACGAGGACGTCGCGCGGCACTCAAGCGTGGCGCACGTGGGAATCAGTCAACACTTGGAATTCTTCGTCAGCGGGGCTATGACGTATGACGACAGCAGTCGCTGAGAAAAAGCCGGTGACAGGGTGGAAGGCCCGCGAGATGCGGTTCGTCACTCTGACGCCATTCGTCGAAGCCAACGGTGTTGGTGTCGACACAGTCACACGGAAAGCCAAGTGCATCATCATCACCGAAGGCTTGGGCAATCTCCGCGACAAGAACTACTACACGGCCGAGGCCATCGAGTCAGCGGCAGCAGTGTTCCGTGGCAAGCAGTTCTACATCGACCATCCGTCAGAGAGCGAAGAGAGTGATCGCCCGGAGCGATCCATCTATGATCTCGCTGGATGGTTTGGGGAATGCACGCTCGGCTACGTCCCAGATCCAGCAACGGGGCAGCGCTTGCGAGCCTGCTTCTCGGATCTGGAGTTCGATACTACCGAGGCCGGGTCTACGGCGATGGGCAAGGTCGAGGCGGCGCTGAAGTACCAGAAGCAATTTCCACAGAGCAAGGATGTCTATGCCGGGATCAGCATCAATGGGGGCGGCATCTCGCACCCAGGGACGATCCGTGGGATGCAGGTCAATCTGGTGACGGAGATTCAAGAAGCATTCAGCGCCGATATCGTCACGAAACCTGCCCGGGGTGGGCGGTTCCTGGCGCTGATCCAAGAGGCTGCCCGCGCGGCAGCCTGGACACGCTCCCAGACGCAGAAGCGTCGGGAAGCATCGCCCCGGACGGGGGCAGGAGGAGGTCGCTACATGGCAACGGCGGTAGCCAAGGAGGCGGGCAAGAAGGATCCGACGAAAGTCGTCGTTGATCCCAAGAAGGCGAAGGAAGCCCTGCAACTCGCCGCGAGCAAGGAGACGATGATCTTGTTCCGGGAAGTCAAGGCGCTCAAGCGCTCGATTCGCGAAGCTGCGAGTCAGGACAACCTGGAGGCGGTGGTGGAAGTCGCCACCGAGAAGCTGAAGGCAGCCGGCGCGAAGTTCGCGAAGGCCAAGGCCGGCGCTGACAAGGCAGGCGTCGACGTCGCGGACATTCTGATGGACATCCAGCAGGACATCGGTGAGCTGTCCAAGGAGCTGGGCCTGGGCGGTGGCGCCGAAGAGGTTCCAGAGGAAGTGCCCGAGGGCGACATGCCCGCGGAGGAGATCCCCGAGGGTGAGGATGCCGGCGCCATGGGCGCAGGTGACCCCGAGATGGTCGCCGCCGAGGGTGAGGAAGAGACCGAGGGCAAGGAAAAGGAAGGCGAGGAAGAGGCCGAAGGGGGCGAGCAGGAAGCCGAGGGATCCGAGCAGGAAGGCAAGGCAGCCGAAGGTGAGGACGCGGAGAAGGAAGCGTTCGGCGATGACGAGGATGCCGACGACGACGAGGGCGGTGACGGGGATATGGGGATGGGCGACGAGGCCGAGGCGGGACAGCGCATGCAGTACAAGTGCGCCAAGTGTTCGACGGTCAACGAAGTCGCACCGCCGGAAGGGTTCACGTTGGCCCGGACCGGCGAAACGATGGGCGAATCCGAGCGGCAGCTGCGCGGTCGTATCACCATGATCGAGCGGCAGCTCGAGGCGAAGGAGGGGAGGTTCGTGAAGACCAATCGGAATCTGTCACAGGCACTGAAGGAGAACCAGAAGCTCGCGATCGAGAATCGTCGCCTGAAGTCCAAGGTGATCGCATTCGATCGGCTCGAAGAGGCCGGCAAGCTGTTGAAGGAGGCGAACGTCCCGGCCGATATCCTCTCCGCCAAGGAGCTGGTCACGCTCTACGAGCCGGAGCAGTGGCCGTCCGCGATCAAGCAGGCCAGCAATCAGATCGCCCGCGAGGCGAAGCTGATGGCACGGCATCTGCAGCCCGTCCGTGAGGCCGGGTCGCTCGAGGGTAGCGGCGAGAAGGGCGAAGTCACCGTCAAGGACATGGTGGGTAAGTTCACGGAGTCCTATCAGGGCAGCGACAAGAAGTAACGTCGCTGACAGAGAGGAGGTAACGAGCAACTATGGGCAGGTTCCCCAACTTCTACACGTACATCAAAGACATCAATCGCGGTACCGGTGGCGCCGGATCTCCTGTGGCCTACCGGTATGATGCGTCGGCATTCACCAGCGATGCACTCGGACAGCCCGGGCAGGGCGAGATGGTGGCATGGGACGCCACCAACCAGCGGATCCTCCGGTTCAACCGGACGGGTGCCAATGGGAAGTACATCGGTGTTCTGCGGGAGCCCGGCGACGGCATGGCCAACCTGGGCAACCAGGCGGCACTGACCCCGCGGGAGCTGTCAGTCATGACCAGCGGCATCCACGCTCTGGTCGGGACCGCCGGCGAGACGTACAATCACGGCAACCCGGTCTACATGTCCGGGACCGACACGACCAAGGTCACCAAGACGCAAGGCAGCAACGGTGTCCAGGTCGGTATCGTCGAGAACCCCCTCAATCAGGCGTTCGTGGGCGCCGTTCGCGTCCCGATCCTGATCGACACCTTTACGGTGACACAGATCTAGTGAAAGCGAGGTGATGACGACCATGGCATCAGGACAGATGGTAGACATCAACAACATCTCTCGCGCTCTGGCGATGCTCGCTGGGGCCGATCCCGCCAAGCTGCAGGCGGGGCTCAACCTCGGGTTTTCGGAATCCGAGCGTGCACATCAGAAGGGATACACCTTCATCACGGCCAAGGAGCGGAAGTGGCACGGCAAGAAGCTGACCGAGTTCGCGGAATCGGTCTGCCCGCTCTGGAGTCGGGATGACTTCAAGCCCTCGCGGTGGATGGACGCCTGCATGGAGACGGTTCGCGGATTCCGCGAGGCCATCCCCGAGACGGCGCTCAGCTTCCTGCTGAGGAAGGGGATCCAGACGCTCGCGAACGACTGGTACATCTCGGTCGCACGCGAGTGGCAGGACTACGCTCTGCAGGCGAGCAGCGATGCAGTGGCGGAGTGGTACGGCCCCCTGTATGGGAGCGCGGTCGCCGGGCGCATCGCTCGCGGCGATCGTTGGCCGGAAGGACGCATCATCGGTGAGGACAGCGTGCTCGTCAACCAGAAGTTCGGGTTGATCGAGTCGTTCGATCGGGACCTGTTCGACGACGACATGACGGGACAGATCCGTCAGCGCGCACAGCGGCTCGGTCAGTCCATGGCCATCACGGAGAACGCCTACGCGGCGCTCAGGTTTATCGGGCTCGCGGCGACCTACTCCAACCTCATCGTTCCCGCTTCCAACTACACCACGATCGATATCAACGGGAACCCCGTCGTCGGACCGTTCAGCGCGACGCTGCACGGCACCTACGGGAACCGTCCGGGCACGTATGTCGCCCTGGCGCTGAACCCGTTGAAGCAGGCGTGGTCGGACCTGCTGAACGCCCTCGATCCACAGCTGAACAAGATCATCGTCAATCCCAACACGCTGATCCACAGTTCGATGGATGCGCTGCACGCCCCACTGCTCGTCAGCCCGCCCGCGGGAGTGCCGTACTACCCCGCGATCACGGGTCCGGCCGGTAGCACGGCGGCAACCGCAGCCTCGGGCTTTCCGGGCGGTGTGTTCGGGGCCAACCCGTTCATGGGGCTGGGCATCAAGCCAGTCCTGGCGCGGTTCCTGCCCTCCTGGGCATGGGGCCTCGGCGAGCGGGCGAAGGGTTTCGTCTTTCAGGAGCGTGATCCGCTGGAGGTGATTCAGGAGCAGCCGGCGAGTGGGGCGGCGTTCGAAGTGGACGCCTACCGCTTCCGGAGTCGGCGTCGTTTCGAAGCCGACTGGCTCGGCGGTGGCAGTCGCTTCTGGTGGCTCGGCAACGACGGTTCCATCACCGGTAGCTTCTAGCCGGTGCGGGATCTGTAGGGGCTGCCCGGTGCCTCAGATGCTTGGGGCACCGGGCGAACCAGTATGAGTGAGTTCACGGGCTTGAGCGTACTCCCAGCGCCTCGCGCAGGGTGGGCTCGAGGTCCGCTTCATGATCGGGAGGACGAACGCATCGATCGCTGGACGTCACGGCAGATCGAGCGGCATCGGATCATGCGCGAGATGACTGCCTTGCTCGGGACGGTGATGCGCGAGACAACAATCCTCACCAGGCCTGGGCTTCCGCACATCGTCGCCTACGATCGTCGCGGCGCACCATTGCGGTGGTCGCTCTGGTCGCCGCACAAGCTGCTCCTGATCGATGTCTATCGCGTCCAGCTCCCGCCTGTCCCTGAGCTCGAGGATCGCGACAAGTTCGCCCGTGAACACAACTTCCGCTACGGACTCGTTGAGCCAGGCAAGCGCCTGACCATCGAATCACTCCGAGCGTGGATCAACGGAGAGGAGGACTAGATGAGTCAGGTCGTACAAATCGATCCGGCAGGACGGGTACGCATCTTCCCGTTCCTGTTCAGAGTCGGTGACACGGTCTCGTTCAAGAGTCAGAACCTGGCGGGCTGGCTCCCGAAGGGGATCATCGTACCTGGGACGCTGACCGGGACGACGGTCTCGTTTCAGACCTGTCTGCCGAACAAGGCGGGGAATGATGTCAATCAGCAGTACTTCGATGTCCGTGATGAGGCGGGCACGATCGTCGCTCTGAGTGCGGTGAGCAATCAGTATCGTGCATTCACCGCCGCGCAGCAGGCGTTTTTGATGGGGATTCTCTGGGCCAAGCTGGTTGCCAGCGGGGCACAGTCGGGGCAGGAAATCGAAGTGTACCTCGTATGCTCGGCACTTCCGTAACCAGATAACGACAGGAGGAACTTGAAATGGCGCTTCGCACACGGCTCACCCTTCAGTCGGTCAGCGCGGTCGGTGGCAACGCTCTCGCCTTCGCGCCGGTCGACACGATCAACGGGATGCAGGTCCAGAACAGCGGGCGCGTCGCGCTCCTGATCAAGACCGGGACAGCGGCAGGCGTGACGATTTCAGTCCCATCCGTCGCCTGCATCCACGGCCGCCTGGGCAATATCAGCGCGGTCATTCCGCAGGATACGCTCGAGAGCTTCGGCCCCTTCCAGGATCCGACGATCTGGGGCGATGGACGGGATCAGCTCTTCGCGGACTTCTCGGCGGCGATCGGCGGAACGTCGGTCAACACTGTGGCCGCAGTCCAGATGGTGTAGGAGTCGCGATGGGCGTCTGGCCGGATCTCGCCACCGCAATCGCAGATCTGCGGACGTTTCTGAATGACGGGCCAACGGATCGGCCGGTCAAACAGAAGCAGCTTGTTGGCGAGCGTGATGGAACCAACACGGAGTTCTTCGTCTGGGAAGAGCGCGTGGTGCCAGGCACGTTGTCTGTTCAAGTCGACTACACGCCGGTGGCGTCGGTGCTGAGTGATCCAATCATGGGCTTGGTCACAATCACACCGCCACCGGCGGGTGGCTCAACTGTTCGGGGTCGCTACTACTACCAATATTTCCTCGATGCGGAACTGCAAGTCGCGATTCAAGAAGCGGCGACACAGATCGAGGGCAGTGATGATGTCACCACGATCATCCCGGCACTCAAGATCGTAGTGCTGAACTTCGGTGGCTACTTCGGCTACAAGAAGCAGGCGATCCGCTGGGCGCAGCGGATGTCAGATAAGTGGATTCTCAAGGAGTCGCCTGAGGAGAGTGACAACTTCCAAAAGTCGAATCTCTTCGACAAGCTGGCTCGGACGTTCATGGATGAAGGCAGGATCCTTCGAGATGACTACTACAAGCGGCAGTCCAGGCAGCTCGCCCCAGCAGCGGCGATGATGAAGCCACGGATTCCGCGAGTGGGACCGAGGCGCTGATGGGGATCAAGGTTGAGGTCGACACGCAGGGCGTCACGGTCATGTTCCAAGGCCTGGATGCGGCGCTGGCCGATCTCACACCAGTGTGGGGACAGATCCGTCGTATCTACATCGATTTCATCAAGGAGCATTTCGCGAGTCAGGGGAGTTACACCGGTGAACCGTGGAAGCCGCTCTCACCACGCTACGCGGCGTGGAAGGCGGCGAACGGAGCCGGGCGCGGGATTCTCCGTGGGCTTAGCGACAATCTCTACGGGAGCCTGACATCGGAAGGGCATGCGATGCAGGTGTTCCGGACGACCCCGAGTTGGATGGAGTACGGGACACAGGTGTTCTACGGACGCATTCACCAGACAGGCTCGATCAGCGTGCAGAATCGTCCGCCCAAGCGCATCGTGATTCCAGCGCTGACACAGGCGGAAGGTGAGCGCGTCGTCGATGCCTTGCTTGCCCATATCTACAAGCGGATGCGGACAGGATGACCACGCCCGGCCACGCGTTCCCTCTTGTTGGGATCGTTCCGACGTCGCTTGGCGAGTCGGCATTGCAGGCCGTGGCGTACAACCTTCGCGCCGGATTCAATGCTGAGATCGATCGGTTGCTCTTGGCGTACAACGACACAGTTGCGGTCGCACCCAATCAGCGTCTGTCCACAGTCAATCTGCCGAAGATGACCGAGAGTGGCTGGTACATGTCAGAGGTGATCGAGCCGAAAGCGTTTCCGGCGGCGTTCACTCTACTCGAGTCGTCCAGGCAGATGCTCGAAGCGCAGAACTTCGAGATGAGTGAGCATACGATCTTCGTCGTTCTCGTCACCGAGGATGTCGAGATCGGGCGCATGCTCAAGACGGTCTGGCGCTATGGGATTGCAGCGTGGCGGTGTCTGCACGACAAGAACTTCCATAACACGTATGTCTGGGTGGATGGCTTCGAGTACAGCCCAACCTACACGAGGAAGGGCACAACAACCGAACGCCAGTTCCGCAAGGACATCACACTCCGCGTCAGGGCACGGTCGTACGAGCCGTGGTCCTAGCGTAAGAAGGGAGATGGCATGGCGCAGAATCCGATTCTCATTCACGTCGGGCGTGGGGACATCTACATCAACGTTCCCATCCCGACAGTTCCGCCGGTTCCGTTGAACGTCGATGGCAGCCCCCAGCCGGGTGGGCGATACATCGGGAGCACGCTCGACGCCGCAGCGTTGATCGTGTCACCGACAACGTTTGACATCGAGACGCAGCAGGACACCGGGAACGTCGGCTACGTGACGATCAAAGAGGATGCCCGTATCGAGTTCACCCCTGGTGAGCTCTCCTACGAGAACCTCCGGGATCTCACGCTCAGCCGGTTGGATCAGGTGACCGGCATCAGCTTCGGTGGGATCATTTTCCCCCAGTTGTTCTCAGTGCTCATCGTCGCCCCACGGCGCGCGGGTGGCTTCATCTCCGCGATGCTCTATCAGGCGATCTTCGGTGAGGCGAGGAACTGGGCGTTTGCCAGGCAGAATCATCAGGCGCCCAAGGTTGCAGCGCGGGCGCAGTCGCTCACGACTCGCAACCAGGGTGATCGGCTCGGCTACTACTTCCCGAACACACCGTTCGGGACGCCGCCCACCTACGCGTTCGTGACTCCGGAGCAGATCCCGACGGGTCAGGGTACGTAGGACTGCAGTGCCTAGCCTGGTGCTCCAATTCATCGGGGCACCAGGCACAACAACGACAGAGATGGAGGCTTGGCCATGGGATACGGTACACAGCACTTCCTCCCGCTCCCTTCGGGCAACAAGGTTCGTGTTCGGCGCGTCTCGCTTCTGACCCAGGTTCGGCTCAAGCAGATTCCGCCAGAGTTGATCGGCGTTGTCTGGTCCGTCTTCGGGCGTGATGATGCCCCGAATCCGGTGGCCGGACTTGGTGATGAGCAGCGCATCAATACGATGATCGCGCTTATGGATGCCGCGATCAAGCCCGCCCTGGTCGATATCAAGATCGTCGATGGTGAGATCCAGAGCGAGACCACGGTCGATGACGAAGGGTTTACATGCGGCACGGTGAACATCGCGGATCTCCCTGACACGGACAAGGCGTTGATCTTCGGCTTTGTCATGGGCAACGTCAATGCTGATCCGATCGTCAAGGAGGTGGAGCGCGACTTGGCCGCCTTTCCTGGTGAGTCCGCACGCCCGGCTGCTGGATCTCGCGGCAAAAAGGTACGGGATCAGGCCAAGCACGATGATCCGGCTGAACCCAAAGTCGAGTCTGTCGCTCAGCTTTGATATGGCCCTGGCCATGCGCGGGACGCTCGAGGAACAGGCAGCGATGGAAGCGGCGATGAACAAGGATGGTGAAGACGGGAACTACACCGAGTTCACGGCTGAAGAGATCGAGGCTCGAGGCGGCCTGAAGTTCTAGGAGCGACATGGGTACGAACGAACGCGATCTGACAATTCGGACAGGCATTGAAGGGGCCGAAGCTGTCAGGAAAGAAATCAAGGGGATTGAGGATCAGCTCCTCAATTTCAAGAAGAATACCGCCTTGCTTGGGGATGTCGATCCATTCAAGGCGATGCGTGAAGGTGGGACCAAGTTCACGCAGCTCAAGATCCAGGATCAGATCAAGGATACGATCAAAGGCTTTGGCGACGCCGAGTCCTCAGTCTTCAACTACAGCAAGGTGCTTGGCAGTATTCCAGGCACGGCTGGTACCATGTTCCGGACGCTGGAGACCGGCTTCTCGGCGCTTGCATCACCGGTTGGCATTGCAACACTCGCGGTCTCCACCTTCGTCGGCGTCATGCTCAAGGCGGCGAGCGTCACCGAAGGTGTATACAAGGAGATGCGCTCACTCTCGGCCGTCACCGGGATGACTGTCGAAGAGACCAACGTTCTTGCCGATGCCTTCAAGCTGATGGGCTTCGAAGGCGACATGATGACCAGGACGATGTTCCGACTCTCGATGGAAATCGAGAACGGGGGCAAGCGCCTGGGTGCCTACGGGATCTCGGTCCGCGATGCCGAAGGCGGGATGCGAAGTACTGGTGAGGTCTTCGAAGAGACCCTCCAGAAGCTCTCAGAGATCGGAAGTGCGAGTCAGCGTAACGCCGCCCTGATGCAGTTGTTCGGTCGCGCAGGCCGTGAGCTCGCGCCGATTCTGGATGGTGGCGCGGCGAGCCTGGAGAAGTTCAAGGAGAAAGCGCGCGACGTCGGGATCATGACCCAGGAGGACATGACCCGAACACGTGAGCTGATTCAAGCGAAGGCGGCACTCTCGGATGCATTCGAGGATATGTGGATCGTCATCGGCCGTTCGCTCATTCCAGCGCTGACAAAGGTTGTGGAGGTAATCAACTTCTTCGTGGAAGGAATCACGGCCGTCATCGGCCTTGGCGTCGAATGGATCCGCTGGATGGTAACATCCAATGAAGCCTTGGATCCACTCTCAATAACGTTGAAAGCGGTGGCCGCGGCGATCTGGGCGATCGGCAAGGGCATTGAGTATGTCAGGTCGTTCGGCAAGGGCGTCGCCGACTTTCTCGTCCCACCGGTCGGCAAGGGTGGCGAGCAAGGCAAGTCGGCAGTTAAGGCCAAGGCGCCGGGTCAGATCATCACACCTGATGATGTCAACGAAACAGCGAAACTTCGTGAAGCGCAGCTCAAGATCGATCAGAAGTATTTCAGCGATCTGAAGCTGTTCGAGACCGGATCAAAAGTTGAACAGCTGAAAATGATGATGGGGTACAACGAGCTCATCATCCAGAATGAGCGTGAGAAGACTGCGCAGCTGATAAAGCTGACAACCGATCCGGTGCAAGTCGACAAACTCAACAAGGAACTTGCACAAAGAGAAGTTCAGGCTGCTGGCGAGCGGCAGCTCGCACTCTTGCAGATCCGGCAGGCCGAAGCCGAGGATGCAAAACGGTTGATGGATGATCAGGTCAAGGCTCGAAAGGATGCAAGTGACCTGGAAGTCCGGCAGCTCGAGATGCAGAAAGAAAGCGAGTTGCGGTTGATCGAGCGCGTCGACTCCGATGAGAAGACCAAGATTCAGGACCGGATGAATCTGGAGTTGGACTCCTCACGACAGATCACTGAGGCCAAGAAGGGTGCGATCGATGCCGAGATCACTGCGAACAAAGCACTCGCAGCGATGTACTCGGACAACATGGTGCTGCAGCAGGAGATTCAGCGGAAGCTCATGGATCTCGCGCAGCAGCGTGCGAACGTTGAGCTCGATCAGATCGCCAAGGTCAACAAGGCGCGTGATGATGCCGCCAAGGCTGAGCAGGATCGCCGGGACAAGGAAGCCGGCATGCTCGGGCAGCTCATCAAGATGGCTGAGGAGCAGGCCAAGCTCTCTGGTCGCAAGACCATTACGACGGCTGATATCGGCGCGGCGCAGCAACGGCAGGGGATGCAGTCACGCGAATCCTTTGGGCAGTTCTTCGGAGGTGGGGCGGTTGATCCGGCGAAGCTGAGAGCGGCGATGGAGTTTCAACAGTTTCAGCGACAGATGCAGCAGCAGGGGAGCACGACAGGGTCAGTGCTCTCGGCATCATTCGGGCAAGCGCAGAAGACATTCACCGGACTTGGGTACGATGCGGCGACGCAAGCGTATGGGCGTGGTGATGTCGGCATGGGCAACATCATGTATCAGCAGGCTGAAGGGCAGGCCAAGATCGAGCGCGCCGCTTCTGGGATTCCTGGTGATCCGTACAACGTCGGGCGGATTCAGGGTGGCGTCAAGGAAGCCGGTGACAAGGCGATCAACGATCTCATCGGTCGGATCCCCGGCATCATGGGGAACTGGTTCGAGAACATGAAGGATGGACTCATCCGAGGGCTTGAGCAAGAGGCCTCTAGGATATGAGCACAGATTCTAGGATCTACGAAATGGGGATCTCTCCCCCTCAAGGGCGAGAAAATTCATCTGAGGTCAACCTCTGCCCACTGGATAGGGCTGTAGGAGCCATGTAGCATGCCTATTTTCCCCACACCGGCAGCCCCGCCCCCGTTCCCGCTTGGTGGTGTCTATCTCGACAACGTCAGGTTCACGACGGATCCAAAGACGTACAAGCCATTGGTCTGGAAGAAACGCTACAGCGTGCAGGACGCAATTGGTGGGAAAGTCACCATCCAAGACTTCGGGATGTATGCGAAAGACTGCGAGACCGTTCTCGCGAGTGATGACAAGCAATTCCTCGACGAACCGACGGTGATCGCGTTCCATACGAAGTTCAGGACACGCGGGGCAACCTTTGAACTGCGAGACTGGATGCTCAACAACTTTACGATCTTCATGATGGAGTTCGAGCCGATCAACTATCGCCCGAACATCTATCTGTATAGCGCGAAGTTCAAGGTCGTTGCGATCACCGCACTGTGGGGCGTCACCTACACGGGGACATAGACCATGTCAGCATCCGTTCAGTTCTTCGATAGCGATGGCGCGACGCAGATCACTGCGTTCGACTTCGGTGATATCGATGGTGGTGAGCACATCCGGCCCAAGAAGTTCGGGGTCAAGTCAACGTCAGATCGCGTGCTGAATGCCGTCAACCAGCTGCTCGAAGCGATCGCTGGGAACGATGGCATTGACATGGTCTCTCATGCCGCTGATACGGTCACGCTCGGGCCACCCTACGGCCCGAGTACGGTTGCCCCACAGGCGACGCTCTCGGCGGCTGGTGCTGGTGGGACATTCTCTGCGACCGGACTCTACGGGTGGAAGATCACCTGGCTGAATGCGATCGGGGAGACTGTTGGATCCAGTGAAGTCACGGTCAACGTCGATGATACGACCAAGACCGTAACGCTGCTGTGGAACACGCCACCGGCGTCGGCAACAGGGGCGAAGGTCTACCGGACCAACGTACCTGGAACGTATAGTGGCACCAACCTGGTGGCGACACTTGGAGCGGTGAACACATACATCGATACCGGCACAGCAGCGACGACCGGAGCGCCCCCGCTCGTCAACACAACGGCCGGGCTCCTCGTCGCTGCGGTGCTTTCGGCCCCAGGTGCCGGTGGGACATGGGCCGTCGCCACCACGTACTTCTGGCGTGTGGTCGGCTACGATAGCGATGAGACAGAGCTGGCCAATAGCATCGAGGTCAGCGTCAACGTCAATGATACGACCAAGACTGTCTCGCTCTCATGGCCGACAATCACTGGGGCGTCATCAGTCAGAGTGTTCAGGAGTACGACCACCGGTGTCTATACTTCCCCAGCCTTGGTCGTCGTGCTCGGTGGTGGGGCGACCGCCTACGTCGATACTGGTACGGTAACAGTGGCCGGGACGCTCACCAGTACGCCATCATATGGGATTCCACCGACTGTTTTTGCAACAGGGGCGATCAGCGAAGGGAATATCGCAATCGGGCAGTGGTACTTCATCTGGGTTCTCATCGATGTCCCAATCAACACGCCGGAAGTCGGCAACCCGCGTCTCGCCTTTGAGACGGCACAGGAGACATAACCCATGTCAGTCACGCTTGCAGATCTCAAACTGTACTACGCGCAGGTTGACCCCGACGACGATGTCGTCTCTCCGATCGGTGGCCCGATCGATCGGACCAAGCGTCCGGCGTTCATCGATGCCGCGGGGCTGATGCAGATCGTCAGCTCGACGGCGGTCGACACGACGCAGCAGGTCAACGTCTTCGGGCGTGATGTCACCGGTCTGATCGTGAACGAGCTCAAGACGCTGGCGGGTGTGACGCCCCAGGTGCTCTCGACCACGTTCGAGCGACTGCTCAAGTCGATCAAGACCGGCTTGACTGTCGGGGACATCGCCGTTGAGGCTCAGACTGGGCAGCTCTCCGGGGTGCTCGCCGGGGCGACACTCTTCGATGTCACGCTCCCGGCAGGATTCTCGGCTGTCGATGGTGCCTTCAATCAGTGGGTGCTCCGCGAGACCGGCACCAACAAGGCGATCCGCCGGATCATCAACTACATCGGACTCAGCAAGACGGCGACGCTGGATCATCCATTCACAACGTTGTTTCCGGCTGCCGCTGTTGCCGGTGACAACCGTGGTGGGACGGGTGAATCCTTCGTCCTCTCGAAGGGGTTCTTCTTCGACCGGAATCCGTCAGAGGTCATCGAGGTTCGGCGGCCGTTCTACAATGCCTCAGCCGATACCCCGGGTGGTAGCACCAAGAAGTACTACGCAAAGATGTTCTGGGACAACACGAGTCCGCAGATGCTCTCGCTCCTCGCTGCGGCAGTCGCCGAAGTGGCTGATCCCAACGCGGATATTGCCTTCGCCCTTGGTACCGCATTCAACGACATGGTCTTCAATGCGGGCAACAGGCAGACCGCGCCAGTCTCCGGCGTGACCGCATTCGACTCGGCGACCAAGAACGTCCCGGGTGGTACGGGAGATCTCAAGGCAGGCTCCACGATCGCCATGTGGGCAGAGCTGACCCTGCTTGCCGGCGCTGCAGCGCAGAATTCGACCTGGACACCGAGGCTGACCGGGCAGACGGTCTAGTCCATACGATGGGTGATTGGCGCGTCGGGGATCTCAGCCGCTGGGGTGAAGACGACCAGACGGCCTATGTGACGACGGTCCCATCTGGAGGCAGTACACATACCAAAGGTGCGTGGGTACAGCTTGCGGCGTCGCTGCCCTTCGATGTCGAGGGCTTACTCATCAGCTCGCGACATGCGGCAACGATTCCGTTTCTCCTTGATCTCGGCGTCGGGGCCGGTGGATCCGAAGTCGTTGCACTCGCGGATCTCCAGTTCGGCCCGACGTCCGGTGTCGGTGGCGTCTTTTATCACTGCGATCCATTCTGGATTCCACTCCGGATTCCAAAAGGAACACGACTCTCGGCGAGAAACCAGAGTGGTGGCATCAGTCAGAACTTGCTGCTCAAGGTGCTCCTCGCCGCGTCGACGTATGGCAAGCCAGGTGGCTATCATCGGACGCTCACCATTGGGGCGGATCTTGCGACATCGACTGGCACAGTGGCGACGACTGGGGCGATCGATACCAAGGGAAGCTGGGCTGAACTCACGGCATCGTTGGCGCAGAGCATCAAGCATATTCTCTTCTCAATCGTTGCCACGACGGCTGACGTTGAAGTTGCCGTTGATATCGGGATCGGGGCCGCGGCGAGTGAAGTCGTCGTCGTTCCGAACATCTATCATCGACCGACGAACCGAGCGCATACAGCGATTGTCTCGATGCCACTGGCAATTCCAAAAGGCACACGCGTTGCCTATCGCGGCAAATCATCAACGGCGACTGTTGGACTCCGAGCCGATCTCGTTGGCTTTTCATAGAGAAGGAGTAGCTGATGTCTGTCACGGTCAAGGCGAGCGGGACGCAACTGGCGGTAATCAATACCGAACACACGCTCAATGCGGGGTCGTTCGATGATAATGGTGTCTATGTCCTGAGCGTTAACACTCGTAATATGGTGAACGGAGATGTCCTTGAGCTGCGGGCGTACACCAAGGTGCTGACTGGCGATGCCAATCCGTCTCTAGTGTACGAATCGGCCTATGCTCATGCCCAAGGTGACGGTGCGGCACCTGGCTCGTCGGCTGGTGGTGAGATTGACAAGATCAGCATTCCGATTCCATCACCATACTCGGTTACGTTTACGCTCAAGCAGACTGCTGGGACAGGCAGGAACTTTGACTGGCGTGTCGATACGCTCTAGCGAATCATGTCGTACTCGCTCAGAAGTTTCGCATTGTTCCTGTCCAGTGGAGGACTTGTCCTCGATGCTTCAATTCCGGTTGAGAGCGAAGGTCTCGAGCAAGTCACACGTGATGAATCCATTCCAGTCGAGAGTATCGAGACAGTTGTTCTCAGACGTGATGAGAAGACTCCCGTTGAGAGCGAGGGGCTTGATCAGCTCAATCGTGATGAAGCCATCCCAGTCGATGCCCTACTCGGTGGTGTTCCACGGACGCAGGATGCGGCAATTCCGATCGACAGTACTGGCGTCGAGCCGAATCGCCTGCTTCTCATCTGGAGTGTTCGGCAGCCGCTCAACACGCCATTTACGCTGCGATGGAATGTCGTCCAGCGTGGTCTGATTGCCCAGCTTCAACTCCGCTGGACAGTTCGGCAGAACATCGTCCCGTTCACGCTGCGATGGAATGTGGTGCCGAATCTCCTCACGCCACTCATCGAGAATGATGTCCAGAAGCCGTTTGGAGTCATCACGAAAACGCCATGACCAGTGACTATGCGTCATTCGCCATTGATTCGACATTGGAGCTGGTCGCTGATGCCTTCAATATCGAAGTCAACGATAGTGAGTTGTTCAGACAGGCCTCGCCAGCGGATCGAGTTTCCTTGGCCCTGGGCTTGCTCGACGGGACACAGCAGAAAACGATCTCACAGATCACGCAGGGTGTCATTGACGAATATGAAATCACGATCACGCCGAATAACGTCAACGGGCGAGTCCGTGGGCGAGATCCCGCGGCACTCCTGCTCGACAGTTATTTCAAGAAGCGCTACGTCAGGCTCCCAGCGCCCCCGACGATCTCGACATTTGTCCCACCGATCGGCGCGATCCCCGAAGTTCAGGGTCGATTCATGGCCTCAGCGGTGGCGGCTGAAGTCGCCGCGAGCGCTGGGCTGACGCTCTCTTACGAAACGATCGACTACGAATTTCAGGCGACGTTCGAAGCGGTTGGGCGTGTCATCGACATTCTCAGGAACATCATTCGACCCTGGACATTCGTTGAACCGTTCAGGACCGATATCCTCGTCGAGAATACGACGGTGATTCTGCGGCAACGTCCGTTTCCAGTGACAACGCCGACCTACTTCCTGACGCTCAACGAAGTCCGGCGCAAGCAGGTCACGATCCGTAAGCGCAAGAGTAAGAAGATCGGCATCCTCACCCTACGCGGAGCCAAGATCTCGGAATCGCTCTCGCCGGATCCTGACAACGCGCTCACGGGCGGGTTCAACAATCTGTTCATCTCTGGTGAGCAGACCGAAGAGGATCTCCAGGAGAACTTCTCTCCGCCTGGTGTCTTACAGAGCATTGTCCATACGACGTCGGTGTATCAGATGCCGGCGCATATTCTGCTCCGGTCGACCAAGGAAGAGTTTGCCCGCGATGCCTCTGGGATGGTGCTGAAGACCAGAGAGACGATCGATAACCGATGGACAGCGGTGGCGTTCGATACATCGGGGCAGCAGGGGCAGCCAAAGCAGGAAGAGTCACTCATCAGGCGGTCACGGATTGATAAGTCTGATGATACGAATACCTTCAGGCTGTGGGAGATCGAAAACATCGGCTATGCCTACAACGGGAGCGGGTTTCTCACTGGTGAGACGGATGTCACCAGGAAGCTTGATCTCTCAGCTGGGGCGGGTGGGCAATTCATCAACTCAATCCAAACGATCAAGACGATTCGTTCGAAGGGGAATCAACTCGTCGAGCAGATTGTCACTGATTACGTCTGGAATGAAGCCGATGAGGATTGGGACTTTGTCACACGCCGGACACAGACGCAGGGTGGCTTCGCGCCAGGTGGACCGGGGCGGGCCGCGCCAATTTCACGGACGACGAGTGGGCAGCCTGGTATCGGTGGCTCACGGCAGCTTGAGCTCACGATCGTGCTCTCAACCGACAATGATGCACAGGACATCGAGATCAGCGATGAGAACCTTGACCTGGCAACACTGCAGCAGCTTCAGGCACAGTTCATCGCTGTGCAGGGATTGTTCGAGTACGAGTTGATCTTCGATGGAATCGGCATGCCATTCATTCAGCGTGGCAAGACTGTCGCCTTCGTCGGGATTCAAGCTGAGGATGGCAGTCTCTTGAATATTCCGGCGATCATCATGACAAGCGTGCGGAGCAAATATATGGAGAAGGGTGACAAATCAGAATACACTCTAAATGCAACTGGATTTGGGTGGCAGGCAACGTAGGCGGCGAAGGGAGCGAACGACATGGCATTTCGACGGATGGTGAATCAGTACACAACGCTCATGCAGAATGGTGATGTGCAAGGGATTCGGAATCAGCGCGTCACAATGGTGGGCAAGACCATGCCTGCGGACTCGGATCAGGCGTTCTTCGATGAAGCGACAATGACCGCAGTCTCGACGACTGCCGGTGGGACCGCATTCTTTCGTGGACGCACTGTGCAGGCCAGGCAGTCGAACGACGAGCCGCTGACTGCTGGCCAGGTGGTTTTCATCACCAAGACACGTGATGGTGAGTACGTGATCGATGGCACGGTCAAGGGATAGCGAAATGAATCACCCGGTCGAGCAGGGGAAAGGGCGCGATGATCCGAGTACGGTGTAAGATGGTGTGTCAGGCGGTCACGACGCGGTACGGACACCGCTCGCTGCATGATGATCCCGCAAATCCCGAGCGGGTCACTGGGCAGACTCGTGTTCCGTTCTACGACGCCGTCTTCACGGCGGTCTATGCGACGCATGGTGATTCTGGGATTGTCAGCGATGGACAGAGTGAGGATCGCAAATTCTGGGAGGCGACACCGTCGGGGAAGTTCGAGGTCTCAACAGTGCGAGAGATGCCATGGGAACCTGGCAAGTCGTACTACATCGATGTGACGGAAGCGCCTGAGAACTAACAGTCACGATGAGACGCCTGGACGGATAGATCTGATGCCAATCGAATACACGCCGTCCAGGCGTCTCATCGACGCTTACCTCAGGCTCAGGCGACGTTTGCGTGGGGAGAATCCTGAAGCCGATCAGATCAAGAGTGAAGTCATCGAAGCGGTCAACGATGACGGGACGTACATCGTCAAGGCGCGGGCGATCCCAGCCAGTGGTAACGTCAAGTTTGCGTCAGGACAGCGGGTTGATGTTGTCTTCAAGAATGCCCGTCCGCGTGTGATCGTCGGCCACAACGCCAGGCGCGTACACTTCTCGCCTGAAGTCGTCGGTGGTGGGCCGATCGTTGAAATGCTCATGCTCGCACCGGTTGACGATACACTGACTGTGAGCGATATCTGGTTCCGGAACTTCAATCAAAATACCTTGCTCAAGAATGGTGGGGATCCACCGTTCTTGACTTGCCGAGAACAGCTTGAAGCCGCCGGCTTTGTCATTGGCAGCGGATCATATCGGCTTCATGGCTGGGGGCTTGACCATCGTCGCTTTGTCGTGAGCTTCACAAACACGGTACTCGCGCATCCAGTGTTGGCCGTGTTCAAAGTCGGTGGGACCGAAGATGCTCCAATCAACGGCACGGCAACCGCGACACTCGAAACGACCTATGATATTGGGGCCAGTGCGATCGCTCTCGGCGCCATCACGTGGCATCAGGACCCGGCAACGAACGTCTCGACATCGATCGTGCTCGGGACGCTGGTCTCACCTGGCTATACAATTTTCATTCCGGCGACACTGATCTTGATTCAGACTGCCAGCGGGCAGGTAAATGATGTCATCTTGAGGCGAGACAAGCATCTCATCATTGGCTTGACTGTTCACATCGTCGATCAGGACAATTCGTTGCTTGGATTCGGCACTGTCAACTTCGAATTTCCTGTTCTGATTGATATCACCGATGGGACCGTGCTCTTCAACGGAATTCAGAATTCAACGGTCTGGCCTGGTGGCGTCTACGATGGTGCACACTTCATCAACGATGGTGTTGGTGAATTCAATTTCACAACCAATCTGATTGGCGGGGCGCAGCTGTTCATGGTTCCGTTGAGACGAGGCAATGCGCTCCGAGTCTTTGCGGCAGTCCGGGCGACAAGCATTCTCACTGGTGATACCTTCCAGTGGGTTGGGGCATGGATCATCGGAGCGACACCAGGACCGACAACGATCACGCAGTTCCAGACTGGCTTCGCTGTTTCTGGACGCATCTGGCCTATCAGCAGAAATCAGCGCTACGTGATCTGGACACGGGTGGGACCACCGAACAGCATTGGTGGGACGGCATTCGGCGCACCATTCTCGTCAACCTTGCTCGGGTATGATTTTCACGATGGCATCCATGTCACGGATCTTGGATCGGCTGAACCACTCGCGATCATCGATAAGATTCCAGTGACTGGCACGAATCCAAGTATTGATTTCTTGGATACGACACCGTTCCTCGTTTCAGTCGGTCTGCTCTATCAGGACTTCGATGAGTTGCGCATTCTTCCACCGGACAACATCAAGCCACACTTTTCGATCTTCAGAAATCAAAGTGGTGTCATCGTACCATTCCTGGCGACACTGAAAACACTCTCAGGACTGGTGCCGTTTGATAATCTGAAGGAGTTCACGGCTGCGCTGCAGTTCATCTTGTCAGACTTTCTCGATTCGTACGATGTCTCAGGACACTCTGATCCAGTCGTTGGCTTTTCTATTGTTGGTGCCGTGCTCTCACAAAGCGTTTACGTGCAGGTGATTCCAGTGAACGGCGTCTCGATTCCACCAGCGTAAAGGGAGATGATCGGTGCTTCTAAATGGTTCGTCAGAGTTTTGGAAGGAGTTGCTCAGCCGTCATGGCTTTGGTGCAGTCATTGCCTTGATGCTTCTGCTCGCTTTGTTTGGTATCCTTCCAACACCATTGATGTCGCGGATGATGATTCATACTGAGCGAGATCAGCAACGGGATGCACTCATGTTTGCGGTCTGTCTCAATCTTGCCGGCGAGTATCGTGATGCACAGAATCGATGCTGGGATGCGTTGTACGGAACCGGTGAAATCGGTACTGTCATCAGACGTTTGCAAGACCAAGAGAAGAAGACATCAAGATGATTCACAACTCTGAAGGAGGAGTACAATGACATCGTGGAATGGCGACTTCTGATGGCATCATTTGTCATCGCTTCCAAGCCTGTTCTTGACGTTGAAGCCGGTTATGTCAACGACCCGAACGATCCAGGAGGAGAGACCAACAAGGGAATTACAAAGCGGGACTTCCCTGACGAGGACATCCCAAACATGACTGTCGAGCGGGCTCTCTTCCTCTACAAGACTCGTTACTGGGACCCGCTGAGACTTGACGAGGTCCAGCACCAGGAGACAGCAAACAAGCTTCTGGATATGAGCATCAATCTCGGGCAGGTCCGGACGGCGCAGTATCTCCAGCGGGCACTCAACTACATCCTTCCTGGCACCCCGGTCGTCATCGATGGGAAGATCGGGGCGATCACGCTGGGGCACATCAACGGACTCAAGTGGCAAGCAGCGCGAGGTCCTGACCTAGAGACGTTGGACCTCGCGCTCAACGCCTATCATGCCATGCGCTATATCGAGCTGGTCGAGGGACCAGATCCCCGCTTTGAGACGTTCAACAAGGGCTGGCTCAGGCGGGCGTTGCTTTGATGCAGTGGGGCACCATGGTAGCGGTGCCTGCTCAAGGAGTGAACACGAACAAGGAGGAGAACCCATGTTCAGCAATCTCAATCCAACAACGGTCCTGACCATCGCACTGGTGGCCGGGGCCGTACTCGGCGCCTTCTTCAGGCTCTGGGTGAGTCCGGCATTCGTGACATTCTCCAAGCAGCTCGTCACCGAGGTGGCATTCAACGGCCTCGCGGCGGTGCTGATCCCACACGCTGGGGCCATCATTCCAGGTCTCGACGTGACCAAGTTACCGCCACTCGCGGCGTTCGCGATCATGGCGTTCATCGCCTCGGGCAGCGGTGACTTCGTGGGGAACATCAGGAAGCTCTTCAGTGGTACCAGTACCGGCCAGGCCGGCAAGCTCCTCTCCTGGATCCTGGTCGGATTCCTGGCGATCGGGCTGACTACCGCCTGTGCGAGCAGTGGTGTCGGCAAGGCTGTCCAAGCCGCCGATGCGCAGAAGCAACTCGTCGAACGGGCGGCGGTGGAGTTCGTCAAGCTGAAGCTCCGGGGAGATCCACGTATCACGCCGGCGGTCTATGAGCAGGGACGGGCCGCCTACGAGAAGTATCAGGGTGCGCAGGCAGGGCTCGCGGAGGCGCTGTCATCCTGGAAGGTGGTGAGCAATCCGGAGAACGAGAACAAGCTGCAGGCGGCGCTCGCCGAGGTCACGAAGAACATCAACTTCTACCTCGCCCTCGTCGGCAAGTTCGTCAACCTGGAGGATCTGAAGAAGAAGATCAATGCTGGGGCGGTGGAGGAAATCAAGACCACCTACGCTGCTCCGACCTGGTTCGAGATCTACTACAGCGCGAGTACGGAGCATTTCACACTCGCCGCGCAGGGGAGGTACTAGATCATGGGCGCGGAAGCGGCAGCAGGACTCATTCTGCAACTGATCGGGCAGGCGTTCGGAGCAGCCAAGAACGCTGGGCTGGTCGGCAACCCCGACTGGGTGAAGTACGTGGAGGCTGGACTCTACATGGCCAGCAAGGCGAAGGATATTCTCGGGGACATCTTCTCGAACCCGTCGAAGTACGACGCCATGACGCCGGAGCAGATCAAGGCGTTGCTGATGCCGAAGACGTGGGACGAGATCGAGATGCAGGCGATGGCAGAGCTGGCCGCTGAAGGCAGTGGCGGGTAGCAGGAGCAATCCACGACGGCACCGCCCGGTGATGTCAGGCCGGGCGGTGCATGGGAGGAGCATGATGGGAAAGAAGAAAGTGGTTGTATCCCCAGTGCCGCCACCAAAGGCGTCGCTCTCAGATGTCTGGGAGCAGTTCGGATTGCTCGGGCAGGGCATCGTGAAGATCGGCGTGGCGGTCGCAATGATCTACTCGCTGTATCTATGGGGATCTGGCAAGATCGTCTGGGCTGATGAGCTCACACAGCTTGTCGCGGATTTCACCTGTCAGTTCGCGGACATCAAGCGGACGCAACTCGAAGGGCAAGCTGCTGATACGCAGTTTCGTATCAATCAACTGAGTGGACGGAAAGCATTGACACCTGATGAAGCGCGGGACATCGCACTGCTCAATGTGCGACTCAGCAGCATTCAAAATCAGATCAACAAACTTCCGGATTGTTCGCGCGGATCGCAGCAACAGCAGCAGCGTCGCTAGTCTATAGATCTCCCCTAGACTCTCCATCTAGGGATTCCTTCAAAAAACCCCTGATTTTGTCAGGGAGGTGTGTTGTAAGTGTTTGATTTAATCAACAAAAATGGACACCAATAAAAGTGGACACCTTATCCTTATATATGAGAGGATGGTTTTGGTAGTCAGGGAGGCTAGAAAGTAAGCCTGGTAACTCTAGCCTAGATAGTCCCGAGATTCGAGACCGGGGCAGCGAGCCAGAGGAGAGCACAAGATTCCAAGACACTCTCCCCGGTAAACCGAGATCAGTACCGCGATGGGGCCAGCACAAGCCGACTACTCTCCGAGTCAGGGAGACAGGCGAGTCGAACCCCAGGAGCAAGCCAGTAGGCGACGACCCAAGATCTTCGAGGCCCCAGGCGGGGCGAGTCGGAGAAGGGCACGCGGGGGAAACGGGCGGCAGCCCAAAACCAGCTACTCGGGATTGAGGACCCAAGCACGGGCCAATCACACTGAAGGATCCGGCGGGCAGCGTAGCGCACCGGCGGGTAGTCCTTCGGGGAGCATGACCACACTGGTCGGCTCCGTTCTCTCTTCGCGATGGGGACATCGCGGAATTCTTCCGACGCATCCTACTGACGCAGGCAACACCGCCTCCAATATCCGCAGCACCTCACGCCTCACGGCGACATACCCTCACACTCGCTCAGACCGATCGCTACGGGCCTCGAAGCCGGGCGACGTTCAGGACTGGAGTAGTCGGCGGGACAGAGAGAGGACGGCCCCGACACCGCGATGACAAGCGAGCGTGGTCATGATGGTCTCAGGGTACATCCCTGACTGAGGAGGGCCGAGGTAAGGCCGAAACCAAACCACTGGAGGACACCACATCATGAAGTTGACTGACACGAGCAAGGCACTGTTCGAGGCGTTCGCGAAGGATGCAGGGAACTGGAGCGGGATGCCGCTCGTCGGCGGGAACGTCGAGAGCAGCAAGGAACTTCGCGGCAACCTCACGCAACTCAAGCGGGCCAAGTTGGTTGGCACGCAGCGCGACGAGGGACAGACCTGGTTGTATTTCACCGACGCCGGGATCGCCTACGCGGCGGAGCTGGGCATCGATCTGAGCTGGATCAAGGAGGGCAAATAGCCATGTTCAAGTGGATGGTCGTCTGGCGATTCGGTGAGATCCTGCAGTTCAACAAGAAGGACGCCGATGAGATGGCCCGCTATATCCGGCGACGCGGTCTCTCGGCTCGAGTCGTCAAGCTGAAGCGGGCGCGGTAGCCACTCGGCATGCAGTACGACCACTACTCAACCACTGAGAGGAGATCACCAATGCCCGGACTCATACTCAACCCCGTGATCCTGATCTATAGCCGGACGTCCTTCAGCTTCAATCACGAGACCGATGATCGTCACACCTGTGGCAAACCGCAGGGTGGCGAGCCGGCTTGCCTGATGGACGACAGCGCGTATATCGCTCGCTACAAGGTGGGCGACAACTTCGGTGGATTCGTTGCAGCGCCCGGGACCGGTGAGCGCGTCTACCGGATCACCAAGATCAATGCCCGCGGGATCTGGGGCGTGCTCATCAAGGATACGGTGAGAGAGCTCACCATCGAGGAGGTCAAGTAGCCATGACCGCCACGATCAGCTGTAAGTGCGGGTGGTTCGTCGAGTCGCTCAGCGTCAGCGAGTTGCTTGAGGCTGAGCTGGTTGCCAGCCGGCACGAGGATCAGGACATCCGTCGACCATACCGCCACGACACCGTGGTCGAGGAGATTGCCGCATGAGCGAGCCCAAGATCGTTCTGTTCGACTGGAAGGAGAGTCCCGAGAGCGTCATCAAGGAGCTGGCTGAGACCATAAACAGATGGTCTGGCAGCGAGCGGCTCTTCATCACTTTGATCGATGATACTGAGGATGATAGCGTCATCGCGATCATCGACACTCGCAAGCTGTCACAGCGTGAGTGCCACAAGATTCTCGACGATGCGAGCGGGATCTGACATGAAGCTTCGAGTCAAGGGAGTCCAAGTGGAGCTTCGTAAGTTTGGCGATGACCCGCTCCACCATCGGCGGTCATGCTCGGGCCGGTCACTCCTGATTCAGATCAACCAGCGACTGACTGGGACGGGTGACATCAAGCGTGATTACACGCTACCTTATATGCTCGTCTGCTCCGAGATCCTGGGTGGCTGCGGAAGTTGGTCTGATATCACCAAATCAACCAAGGAGATCTTGAGCTGATGCGGACCTACGGCCCGAACGTCTGGAATCCACCGCGGACAGCGCTCTGCACCTGCGGGTGGGTTGGCAAGGGTGCGACCCTGCAAATAGTCAACGACCTCGCTGAGGCCCACGTCGCTGAGGGCTGCGAGGGCTGTGATCATGCGATCTACATCGAGACGACGATCCTCCCGAACATGGAGACCAAACCATGACGTTGACGAGAGCGCAGCTCATCGAGGCGGCACAGATCTTGGCCATGGCATTCAAGATCGAAGCGGACAAGTGCTTGGATGATTCGACACAGCGGTATCTCGAAGAGGCCGCGAACATTCTCGACGATCACGAGACCATCACCACCATCCTTGACGAACAGGAGATCAAGTAATGCTCGGAGCCTTAGTCACACTATTCATCATCACGACGTTCTTTCTCTGGGCTGTCCTCGGGCACTCGACAGAGGCCGAGCGTCAGCAGGTGGTGGACAGCAGCTGCGCGGTGAAAGTCAAACAGATCCGCTACCCCGATGGGATGCGGACGCCGGTGTGCAATCCAACCGGCATAGCCTGGAGGAATTAACGATGGCGTACATCACGGGTGGCGATCAGGGGCGGGCAGTGTTCTGCACGACCTGCCAGGTGACGATTCTGCCTGAGGCACTCAAGGAGCACGAGAAGCAGAACGCGGCGCGGCATGCTCACGCCAGCGTCGTCGATGAGGCGAAGCAGAAGATCTTCATGCGTCGGGCGGCAATCCTCTGCGTCATGGGGATGCAGAGCGAGCGGTATCACATGGACATGGACTACAAGGATGCGCTCGATCACGTCTGGGAGATGATCCCGGAACCGATGAAGCTCATCCTGGAGATCAAGTGACATGATACTCCTCGACACGATCAGCACGGAGAACATCCACACCGGCCCGGGGCTGTCGATCTCGCTCTGCGGGGCGCGCTACAACGGGATCCAGCAGACCGTGGATGGCGAGAAGATCGTCATCTTCACGGACCCGGTAACCAGTATCGCGCTCATGCTGCCCGAGCGCGAAGTCACCATCGGGACCATCTGGCGGATGCTCACGCGGCACCGCCGCGAGCACTTCGGAATTCCTCAGTCGGCGTAATGCTTCATCAACCACTCGACAACCAAGGAGACCACCACATGATCCAGTTCAATCGGTCCAACCGCATCGAGCTCACCGTGGATCCGCAGCTCCTCGAGCAGTTCTCCAACGAGCCGGTCAACGAGGGCCCGCGCAAGCTGCCAGTGCTCCCGCTCGCCCAGGTCCTGAAGAACATCGACGCGCTCCACGCGGAGTGTAACGGGCAGCACGTCTGCGGTCTGCCGGTTCACCTGCAGGTGTTCAACCTCAAGCAGTACCTCAACCTGATACGATTGGAGGGTAAGTAGCATGAGTGAGCACATGATCACCACGCTGACGATCTTCGAGCAGAACACGAAGCATGGTAAGGCTGGTGAGAGCACCAAGAAGGTTTCCGTCGTCCTGAACAAGGATGGCGAGAGTGTACAGAACGTCCAGTACGCGGCATGGTCGCGAGGTCCGCGCGGTGGATACACCAACGGGATGAGCATCGGCTTCACGCTCGAGGAGTTCGATCTGCTTCACACGACCATCAACGTCCTGAACTACGGACTCCGCAAGAAGACCTACGAGGTGGTGCTCAACATCGACAAGCCATGGGACAGCGTGCTCCGGTGCAACCGGTGTCAGATGATCATCAACTCCACGACGCTGATGGCGCATCGTCAGACCGAGCAGCACATGAAGAGCAGCGAACCGCTGTCAGCCTAGTCCCACCAACCTACAACCACTGAGAGGAGATCACATCATGGCCTACGTCAAGAGCATGCGCGTGGTATACACCAAGGGCGTCGACGATCCGTTCACTCTCACTGCCATCGTTCGGAAGACGATCGGGGGCAGTCGGGATCGGCAGCAGTTCGACGAGGATCACAAGAAGATCGGCAGCTACGTCGAGCTCATCGCGCTCTGCGCGAAGTACGTCATCATGGACGACACGAAGGAGCGTGGCACCGAGCCGGAGTACGGTGAGCGTCGCGACATCTACGATGACAAGATCGTCCCGTGGCGGCAGCGGGTGTGGGACACGGCGAAGGTCCTGCTCAGCGATGCTCGAGTAGTCGGGACCTGGACGGTGTTCGTCGCCGAGTATCACTCGGAAGTCACGCTGAATCTGCAGCACATCACGGCGTCAGGCGTGTACTCACCGTCGGTCGGACTCGAGGCTGGCAAGCACAGCTTCAGCCCGAGCATGGTGAAGATCAGGACTCATCCAGGGCTGGCGATGAACCTGCCGCTGGAGAAGGCGACGCCGAAGAAGATCGCCGACAAGCTGGTGGAGCGTGCCGAGGAGCAGGTCGCACGGATCAACGCTCGACACGATCGTGACACCGAGGCGTTACGGCGTCGCGAAAAGGCCAAGCGGATCGTACAGGCGATCGAGACGCAGTTCGGTATCCCCCGCTACTACGAAGGTTCCGGCAGTCTGAAGCTCGCGACCGAGGGGATCAGCATCAACGTGGAGCCGACCGAGTACGGCACTGTGAACGTGACGGTGAGCGTCAGTATCGGCGACGAGCCAGTGAACGTACATGCCGATCGGCTCGAGCCGCTGGTCAATCTGGTGAAGGCGGTCAAGGTCAATAACGATCACGCCAAGGCGAAGAAGGAGATCGACGCCAAGCGGGCGTTGAAGCTTACCCAGAAGAGCTGAACATCACAGGAAGAGGGAGAGTCTAGGTCAACCACTCACCACCCACAAGGAGAACGATCAATGATCGAGCATGACCGACAGTTGGAGGCAGCGCTGGGATTCAACCTCATGGCCGGTGGGCGTCGCTTTGGCGAGATGAAGCTGACGCCCATGCCGAGCGGGCATACGTCGAGATGCCCGGCTCCATCGTCACGGTGGATCAGGCCCGCATGCTCAGCTGTATCCTCAAGAGCGCGACGCCGGGCTGCAGCATGATACTCATCGACGCGAACGGCGAACGCATCGATGGTGTCGAGCCTGGTGGCAAGAAGGTGATGGTCACCAAGAAGGGCAAGCGCTGATGAGCAAGCAGCGTGAGCCCGAACCGCAGGCGCACATTCCGTTCAAGACATGGTTGCTCCACAAGCACAGCGGAAATATCTTCATGGTGACCAAGGTGCTCGCACTCCATGTCGAGACGTTGGACCTGGAAGGGACGAGCAATCGGAAGGGGTTCGCCAACAAGTATCTACTGGCTCGCGACATCGCCCTTGGCGAGTACGTCGTGGATCCGAAGGGGCCCGACGCATGAGCGACAGTGCACCGGCAGTATTCAAGCAGATCGGCGTCGGACGCGATGGACTCTTTGCGCTCGATGAACAGGGCGGCGTCTGGCGGTACTTCCCCGCCGACAAGAGCAAAGGCGCCTACGCGGCGTGGTACAAGCTGACCGACTATCGCAAGAACAACACGGGCAAGCACTCGCCTCGACGCGAGACGGCAGAAGTCGATGGCAACACCACCACTCCCAAGGAGGATCCAACCACATGAGTAAGTTCCTCGACACTCTCGAGCAGTACCGCAACGCGAGATACCCGCTGCTCTTCGTCAAGACGTATGAGGAGCAGCGCCTGATGAACGAGCTGAGCGACATCCAGCTGAAGGTCTACTGGTCGTCCACGCTCGGCTGGCACGGGCACGAGAGCATCAAGGGGAAGGTCAGCATCGAGCAGATGCTGGCGCAGATCTCGAGCGGCGTTCCCGATCAGCACCTCATCATCCTGAAGGACTTCCACGGTGCCATCGGGAACGGCACTGTGATCCGCATGCTCCGGGATCTCATCCCGCATCTGGAGCAGACGGGTAAGTGCATCGTCTTCACCGGTCCGGTGGTGAACATTCCGACCGAGCTGGAGAAGGACATCGTGCTCCTCCCCTTCGCGCTGCCGACGCCGGAGCAGCTGGGGACGATTCTCGACCGCATCGTATCAGACACGGAGCAGGCGAGCGGCGAGACGCTGGACGTCAGCGAGCGGACGGCGGTGATTCAGGCTGCGAAGAGCATGACCATCAGCGAGGCGAAGAACGGCTTCGCGCTGGCGCTCGCACAGGAAGGGGCGTTCAACGGCAAGGCGGTGCGCGTGGTCCTGCGCGAGAAGGCGGGCATGCTCCAGAAGTCTGGCTTGCTCGACTGGATCGAGAGCACTCAGGGGCCGGGCATGGTCGGTGGGTTCGGCCGCTTCAAGCGGTATCTCGAGACTGTCGCCCCGGTGTTCTGGAATCCAGAGCAGGCGATGGCGGCAGGGCTCCTGATCGAGGACTTCCCGCGGACGATCCTGTTCAGCGGTGTCCCGGGCTGCGGCAAGTCGGAGATGGCGAAGTCGATCCCGTCGTATCTCAAGGTCGGCTGCGTGAAGACCGACTTCGGCAAGATCTTCTCGCAGGGTGGATCCAAGGTCGGGGCGGTGGAGAACAACATCATGGACCGCAACGCCCTGGTCGAGGCGATGGAGCCCATCGTCGACTGGTGGGACGAGGCGGAGAAGGGGCTCGCTGGGGCGCAGGGGCAGAGCAGCGCCAACCCGTGGGAGGAGCGGATGGCGGGCACGCTGCTGACCTGGCTGGAGGAGCACAGGTCGCGGGTGCTCACGGTCGCCTGCGTCAACAAGCAGGAGAAGCTCACGCCTGAGCTGCTCTCCCGGTTCCAGAAGATCTTCTTCGTCGACCTCCCCAACGACGCCGAGCGTGAGGACATCTTCAGGATCCACTGCGGCAAGCGGCTCATGTTCAAGTCCTACAAGACAGAGGACTTCGAGCAGGCGGCCGAGTGGGCGAAGGGGTACAACGGTCGTGAGATCCGGAACGCGATTCAGTTCTGCTCGGCGGCGACGTTCGCGCAGAACGCCAAGACCGCGCCGATGACGCTGCTCAGAGAGGCCATCAACGGCATCAAGCCGCTGAGCAGGACCCGGCCGCACGAGATCGAGAACTTCAAGAAGTGGGCGCAGGAGCATGACATCGAGCCGGCGTCGATGCCCAGCGAGGATGTGAGCGAGGGCAAGCGCGTGGTCAACATCAAGAAAGGAAAGTGATGGCACACACGTTTCAGTTCCTCGTCACGGTGGAAGTTGATCGGGAGACCGGGAAGTTCGCGCCTCGCGATGAGTTGGCTGACAAGCTGCGCGAGGCGATCGAGAGTGCGGACCCCAGCACGCTCGACTGCGACAACGGCGGGCAGTACACGGTGAATTCGTTCGATGTGCAAGATTACGTCGAGCCGAAGAAAGGCAAGTGATGCCCTGCACACGCTGTCAGCTCGATCTTCACAGCAGGGCTTGGGATCCAGAGCACTGTCAGTTGCACGAGGCAGCGCCGAAGCTGCTCCACGCATTGAAGGTGCTGCTCACCAATCATGAGCTCGGCGAGGCGGAGAGTCAGAAGCGTGGTCTGCCGCGTCTCATCGAAGCTCGCGAGACTGCACGGAATGCAATTCACCTAGCTGAGAAGGAGGTCTGAGACTCATGGCAACCACTGCAACCAAGAAGAAGTCGCCAGTCAAGAAGGCAACCACCACCCTGAAGCAGCCGGTGCACAAGGAGTTGGCTGCCCCTGTCACGGCGAGCGTGTTCGACCGCGGGCTCTGCTTCCAGTTCACGTTCGGGATGCCCGGCTTCCGAGGCAAGGTCGACAAGGATCAGATCGACGTCAAGCGCGAGGCTGATCAGGACGAGACCGACAAGAAGATGCTGTCCGTCGGCAAGAAGCTCCTGGAGTGCGACGAGTACGATGCGATCAGGACGCTGTACGGGACCATCAAGAAGTACCTCGGCATCAAGGCGATCCCGACGACGCTCCGCAAGTCCTACTACCTCATCCCGATGGATGCGGTAGAGGAGGTCATGGCGAAGATGTTGCAGTACCAGACCGTGGATCTCCCGGCGCTGGTGGACAAGCTGGTCGCGGTCTACCCCGAGACGAAAGCGAACGCCAAGAAGCGACTCGGGGCGCTGTACCACGAGGATGACTACATGCCGGTGACCGCGTTGAAGGGCGCCTTCTACATGGAGTTCAACGCGTCAGAGGAGCGCGTCCCTGGTCGCCTCGAGAAGATCAACCCGAAGATGTACCTGTTTCACTCCGAGCAGTTGAAGAACAAGATGCTGGAGGCGGCAGCGGACATCCGGATGCTCCTGCGTAAGCAGCTCCACGAGGCGACGTCTCACCTCAAGGAGCGGTTGGAAGGGAGCACGGCCAAGGGCGAGAAGAAAGTTTTCCGGCAGTCGGCGATCACGCACATCATGGAGTTCATCGAGAACTTCAATCCGAAAGACGTGACCGATGACAGGGATCTCGCCTTGGTGGTCAAGCAGCTCGAGCAGCTTATGAAGGGCGTCGATGTCGAGACGCTGCGGGACGACGAGAAGTTCCGGACCAAGGTCGCGCAGGACTTCGGCGCGATCGTTAGCAACCTGGATGTCCTGGTCACGGCGGCGCCCATCAGAGCGGTGAAGCTGCCGAGCAAGGTGGCCAACGCATGAGATCGTGCAGACGAGATCCCGATAGCGAGCACCCGGTGATCGTGGAGGATTTCGGGAAGGGCATCACGACGAAGACGCAGGTACAGGCGACGCGCATCGTGTATCAGATCCTGAAGAACGGCATCGTGACTTGGCAGCGGACGGTTGAGCTGGGTCGCGGCAAGACGAATCAGTATGAGCGGCGTCAGATGGCGCTGACTCAAGATGGACTGGCCAAGTCGATGGCCGATGAGGTGAAGCTATGAACACTTGGGAGTTCATCAAGGCTCACAAGTTCCTCACGCTCTTGGCGCTCATCATCGCCGGGTGCGTCATTGTTATCATGGAGGCACCTGAGCTCACACCTGAGCAGCGGCTCGCTCGAGATCGGGCAGCGCGTGCTCAGTGCATCACGGACGCGTATCAGGTCGACAATCCGATCGAGCGAATCACGGCACTCAATCGCTGTCATCGCCTCTGGGGGAACTAACCATGATAGCGCAGTGTACGGTCCGCTGCCGCAACACGGTGTGCGAGCAAGTCAGCAACGTGGAAGTGAATCAGAGTGTTTCGCTCGTCGGGATACGTTTTCTCCCACCGCTGACCTGCCCGAAGTGCAACAGCGAAAACATGCAGGTAATCGAGATCAGGCTCAAGGAGAATATCAAGTGAAGAACGACGACAAGCCGAACAGCACATGGTTGGAGATGCAGGAGCGGAGGGCGATGACCGAGCAGTGGCTCGAGCGGAAGGACTGGATGACGGGCAAGCTACCGGAGCCGGTGCTAGTCAAGGTCGATCCCGAGGATCAGCGGCCTGGTGCCCCGATCGTCTGGGTGATCGCCCTGATGGGCCTCGCCCTGCTCGGCGTTCTAGCCTGGGTGATTTACAACGGGCACGGTGTTAGGTAGGATGCATCACTCCAATAACAGAGAGGAGAACACCATCATGGATCGGGATGCACAGAAGTTGCTTGACAGCATCATGGCCGAGATTCGTGGGATCTCCGAGGAGGAGCATCGCCTCCGTCGACGTCGGAACATCCTGAGCGCCGCGGCCACCAAGCTGCGGACTGGCAAGGCGGCGGGCTTGGTCGAGGCTGAGCTCGAGCATGAGCTGCCCCAGCAGTCCAACATCGTGGTTCTCAACAGGAGTCTCGATCGATGAGTCACATCGTGAAGACCAACGCGGACATCAAGAGCAAGGAACAGCTGGAGCGA